CACCGCCTGGCTGAAAAGAGCTACATCGGTCTATTGGACCTCTCCACCCATGCCGAGATTGCCGTCATATGGAATGATGACGACCTGAGGGAATACAGCCGCAAACGCCGTGGGGTTTGTGACAGCTTGCAGCTTCTGAAGGAATATGTCCATACCCCTATAAGGGGCAATACGAAAAGTAAAAGTTTAGTAAATATAAAATAGCACGTAGATAAAAGGATGTCAGACAGTTATGATAAATCAATAAACAGCATGATTCAATACGAAAAGTACAAGTAGGTTTAATTGAGTTGATGTTTATGTTAAATATGTGAGTGAATTTGGGAGGTTTTGAAATGGTATTTGAATTCGATGTTAATTAAGAATGTATGATCACATGAATTGGGCTGATTCTGCCTATTGAAGGGCTGATTTGTGGATAGCATATTCATGAGTCCAGTGTGTGATAAAAGAGGCTTTATACGGTCTCTTTTTTGTTGGTGACACAAAATAGATATTAATAAAATTATTCCATATACTTATTATTTGGTATATTTGTAGCTCTAATTATTCAAAATGATTATGACGAAAGTAATACATGTACATTTGATATTTGAGAAAAAGAATTATTATTTTGGCTCGATTTCGGCGATATTTGACGTGCTCAGTGAAGAGGAAATAGGAATTACCAAAAGTAGTTTATTGCATGCCGGTATGACCGATGGATGCTGTAAAATGACCAAACGAGCCATGATTATACAATCGCATTTGATAAGATGTAGTAAATAACTGTTTTACTTGTACTTAAGTCATACTTTAAAGGCTTAAATCATTTTAGGCGGTGTCCCGATCATTAACAGATTGAGACATCGCCCTTTTTGTGACTTAAAATGGCGTTATTTCAACTTAGGGGGACACTTAGGGGGACACTTAGGGGGACATCTGGTTTTGTTTTTTGAACTCTTTCGATACTACATAAGTGGTTAATTATTGCAAAAAAGCATGTTAAATGCCGTTTTCGTTACCCCTTATTTTGTGTTTACCGTGTATCCATATTGATACTTTTTATTGACTATTAAATAGTTAGCCTAGTAGATGTTGTCTAAATATACTAAAATGATTGCTTTTGAGATATCTTTTTACCTAAATACGTTGTAAATCCTATTATCACAATCAATAGTAAAAGAAGACTCCCCGATAGCTCTCAAATAAATATCATACTCATTATTTATCTTTTCGATCATATTAAGCTTATATGCCTCGGCAGCAGTGTTAGAACGTATTAATTCTGCAAACGCTTTTGAGGATAGAATTTCTTTATAAAGAATTTCCTTAGCTTGTTCCTTTTGGTTGATAGTCATTTTGAGAGCAAAATCTTTACTCCAATTGCTCGCATTCCCTTTTTTTGATTCCAGTTTGTTTTTCAAATCCTTTACATCATTTGTCATTCCCCAAACCTTAAAAAATAATATAATTTGCAATACTGCAAAAACAATAATAATGATTGATGTTATCAATTCCATAATAAGAAAAGTTTATTGTTGATATTTAATGTTTTGAATTTTAATTATTGCCATATATTATTATTGTCCCACAAACTGGACATCTCCCAAGTCCACAACATCGCTTTTGCGGATCCGGGTTGATCCAACGGAGGCAACATTTGGAAGAGGGGATAGTTGTAACTCCGCTATCTTTTCCTCCAATGTCTTTATTTGCTGTTTTAGGGCACCGATTTGCTCTATCAATTCTTTGTTTTCAGCCTTTTCTTCTTTGTACATTGTATATAATAAAGATTCTTCTGTTGGCAGTGGAAGTGGGTCTGAAACATGCTCGCCCGTGGGCGATGTGGATTCGGATTTCAGCATGAACCCTCGGCCAGTTAGGAGCCAGTTTATATCCAAATTAGGATAAATATCCGCAGTAATAGATAGCCATTTACTCTGTATGTCTGTATTATTTTTGATGGCACGCCTAATCATACCATCACTTGCGCCAATAGATTGCTCAAAAGACCTTACGCTAAGTCCTTGATTCTTTATAAATTGCTCTAATCTGCGTATCATAATAATAACTTTTTCGTGAAAATATTCACGATTTATTTTGTAATTGTGATAATTATCCGTAATATTGCACCGTGTTACACGATAACACGGCCATAAAAGTAGACAATTTTCAAACAATTTCACAATATGAGTACAGAAAAACAGAAAAAACAATTCACAGAGGCCGAGGACCTGACAGTGACGGTTGAGCCAAGCAAAGAGTATGAATTTCTGATAACAACACATCTATTGTAAACAAACTAATTAAATACAAATCATGAGAAGAAAAATTGAACTGGCAGACGGTATAGCTCGTAAGGAGATTTGCAGGGTATTGGGAATCACCGGTCCCGCACTTTCAATGGCACTCAGTTTCAAACGTAACAGCCCATCGGCCCAAAAAGCACGGACGATGGCTTTGGAACGGGGTGGAATCCTAATGGAGGAGAAACCGATGTCTCGTACCGTCCGTATCCTGAATGCGAAGGGAGAGACAGAACGGACGATTGAGGGATAAATATAATCTAACTTTCTAAAACATATGGGAATGAAAAATCAAACATCCGCTATTATCAGGATTATGACTCCTGTTCAAATACGCTCCTTTCGTAACGGACTTCGTAGTCTGGTAACTCAAACTCTATCAACCGGGCAATTGACTCGTATAGATAAAGTAAAGCTCCGCCACGAATCTTGCCGACAGAGATTAGCACAATCCCTCTCGCTGACCAACCTTCGTTTTTTTCATCTCGTACGCATGGAGGATAATAGACTATTTTGCAAGGAGAACGGTCAAATGCTCCCTTTAACGAATCAAGGTGGGATAGACTTGGATCGACTCGCTCTCGAAATTGCTCTTCGGAAATGGTGATATCTTTTGCTATGATATCGACTATAAGAACAAATATATGTGACATGACGTATGAATTGTATGTTTGATTCCTACAAATGTAGGCAATTTAACCGAGACCTTTGACTATTCCCGCCAAGAAAGTTAACGACTTGCAGGTGTCGGAGCGAGACCGGCGGCGGGAACGAAATAAAAGAATAAGAATATGAAAGCGAAGGTGATTTTATATGGTTGGTGCATCAGTTGGTTCTTTCTGTTTGTCGGAGCCGGAGCAATGGACAACGGGAAACTGGCAGAGGGAAGCTTGCTCTGTTCAGTCTGGTTTTTGTTCAGTTTTCTTTTGATGGTGAACGAGAAAGAATGCAGCAAGGAGGCCGACCGATTTGAGTCATGGTTTACACGTCTGCTTGGTGGCAGCGATAAAGGATAAACAATCAGTTTAGGTTTCAAGTAAGATTGGTTTAGCATGAGCGGTACGCGACCCGCGGAACGAGGGTGGTATCCCGGATAGTTCAGTCAGGTAGAACAATCGAAACTGGTAATTCAGGCGATATGGTCAGCGGTTCGAATCCGTTTCCGGGAACATTTTGATAATGAATAAAACAAAAAACGATATGCCTCACGAATGGAATAACATGATAGTGGTGACGAAGGAAGAACTGATACCGGACTTCTTCCCTTCGTGGGAAGCGTTGAAAAAGAAACTGGCGCGAGACAAAAAGAAAACATACGGCATTCATCGTGCCCGTGAAGGGAAAGGGCAAGGCAACAAAGTTCTGATTGCCTATGATACCTTGCCCAAAGACTGGCGTAAACAGTTGGGGGATCCTCGAAAAAAGGATTGTTCCCTGGAACGCTTCTTTTGGGAGGATCTGGAAGCCGTTTCCTATTTCCGTGATGTATGTCCGGGTAAATATGGTACAATTGATCCGGAACGGCAAAAGGAATACGTCCTTGATGCCAGTGTACTGAAAGCAGCCATCCGATGGCGTTCTGAACATTATGAAGAATGTGTCAAGCATAACCAGCCGGTGAAGAATACTTATAAGGTACTTTCCACGGTTGTCAACAATTTCAATGCCTGGCGCGGTATCAATAAACTGCCGCAATTCAAGCTACCGACCAACCCCATTTCATTAAAGAGGAAAATCGAACGTTTCGAGGCGGAAGGCTATTCTTCCCTGTTGAAAGGCTACGACAACAACAATCGAGGCAAGGCCGTGGAACGTACGCTCGACTTGCTGGACAGCATGTTTGCCCACCAGACGTTCAAGCCTTCACCTGCCGAAGTCTACCGTCAACTGTCCGCATTCCTGTCCGGTTATGTGGAAATCATCAGCAACGAGACGGGAGAAGTGTTTGATCCGAAGTCGTTCAACAAGGTAAGCCAGCGTACTGTCACCATGTTCTTGAATTCATGGGGCAGCTCAGTGGCCACATCCCGCAAGCGTACTGGAAACCGTCAGATCCGTCTGGGACAGTATGTACCATTTGAACAGCTGGAGCATCCGAAATTTGCAGGATCGATCATTTCAGTGGATGACCGCCAACCGCCTTTCGAGTATAAAAAAGGAACTCGCATGTGGTTTTATCTGGGAATCGATTTGGGAAGCGAAGCAATTACGACATGGGTATACGGCACATCAAAAGAGGGTATTATCCTTGACTTTTACCGCCAGATGGTGCGCAATTATGCAGAATGGGGATTGCCGCTACCAGACGAGATTGAGTGCGAAAGCAACCTGAATGCGGCTTATCGGGAAGGTTTCCTAAAATCCGGCAACATGTTCCAGAATGTCCGTATCGAAGCAAACAGCGCACGGAGTAAACGATGCGAAGGTTACTGGAGGCCGCTTCGTTACCAGGTGGAAAAGAAGCATACGGGATGGATCGCCCGTCCTTTCGCTCGGAACGAGTCCAATCAGGTAGGAACAAAGGAAAAAGAGATAGTGCCGTATGACAAACTGGTAGAACAAAGTCTTCGTGACATTGAAGACTGGAACAATATGGAATGCAGTATTTATGAAGGTAAAACCCGTTGGGAAATACTTTTTGAGAAGCAAAATCCGAAAAACAACCGTCCGATCCCGTATCGTTCCATCCTCTTGACATTGGGATATAGGACGAAAAGCAGCGTCAGCATGTCGGGGCAAGTCCGATTTAGAAGTTCCATCTTCCTGTTGGCCGATGGCGGGGAATTGGCTACCGGAGACAAGTTGATCGGATATATGCAGGTTCTGGCCGGTAAAAACGTTGACATCTACTGGCTGGACGGCAACAACGGCGAATGCCTGGCCGCCATAGTCTGTCTGCGTGACACGACACGAGTGGTCTGTGAATTAGTAGAACAGCCCCGGACAGCCCGTGCCAAGATCGAAGAAACGGAGGAACAGGCCAGAAATCGTGAATTGTTTGCCCGGTACCGCAATACGCTGGAGGGGTACAGCAAACGGCGTTACCACAGCATCGAAAAAGTGACCGTCATCGATCATCGGGAAACGACCTTGAACCGAAAGTTCCGGATGCCTGGTCTCACACGATATGAAGCGGTAGAAGAACCCGAAGAAATCGAAATACTGGAAATAGACAATAGAAATCAGGAAATGGAAATCGAACAGGATTCGAACAGTGTTCGAAAATCGTTTGCCCCAAGTTTAAAAGATAGATTTTGACAACGTTAAAAATAGCACGATATGATTGAGTTAACAGAAGAATATAAGGTAAAAGTCCTTTCCGCCCTTGCGGATGCCCGCGAACGCTATGACGGTAGCGATTCGAATTTTGCAAAAAAATATGGGATCAACAAAAGCGTATATAGCGGTTTGAAGAAAGGCGATATCGACAGGAAGATATCTCCGGGTAAATGGTTGGAGTTAGGAAGGCAGCTTGGCGTTTCCCTAAACGAACGCAATTGGAACATGGCCCGTACCGACGTTTTCAACATGATCGAGGAAGATGTCCTGTTCTGCAAGGAATTCAGTAAATCGATGATGTTTGTGGATGAATGTGCAATCGGTAAAACCTATTCCGCCCGCTATCTTTCACGGACCTTGAAGAATTGCTTCTATATCGATGCGACGCAATGCCGGCAGGAACGTTCTATGATCCGCGCCATCGCAAAAGCCGTGGGTGGGGAACTGGACGGGACATTGGAAGAGATCAAGGAATCCGCCAAATACATACTGAACATCCTGCCCCATCCGATCGTAATCATAGACGAAGCCGGCGCATTGTCCTATTCATCCCTTTTGTTGCTGCATGAATTCTGGAACGGGACACAAGACTGTTGCGGATGGTATCTGATGGGTTCTGACGGACTACGGACCAAATTGCAGAAAGGGAAAGGGACATCAAAGAAGCAGTCCTACAAGGAACTCTTCTCCCGCTTCTCTTCGAAATACAACCACATCGTTCCCGATGCACCGGATGATCGTGCGGTGTTCTTCCGGACGCTGATAGAAACGGTATTATCCGTCAACATCAAAGACAAACGCAAAATCAACAAAATCGTGAACATGTGTCTGGCGACTGACAGCCAGGAAGCAGAAACCGGCCTCCGTCGTGCAGAAACATTGCTCATCTTAAATGAGGAATAGTATCATCATGAGAAGATTATCAGTAAGTAACCTGAATGCCCAACGGTTTAAATTCATGCCGTTCTTGGGAGAATGGAAAAGGATATTGGGAGACCAGGAACGGAAGGGTTGTTGGCTCATATATGGCAAGGAAAAAAATGGTAAATCCACATTTGCCCTTAATCTTGCCAATGACCTTTCCAAGATTGAACCGGTGTTATATATATCTGCGGAGGAAGGCACCGGATCCTCATATACGAAGGCAGTCAATCGTGTCGGAATTCAGGACACCAATCGGAATTTTCATTCATGGCCATTCGTCTCTATCGATGATTTGCGTGAGGAGATAAAAAACAACCGGAAATGTGAGAAAATCATCTTTATAGATAATCTGACAGTCTATACGGACTTAAAGAAGGATGACATCATTACGCTCCTGCAAGATTTTCCGAAGGTCCTTTTTGTTTTCCTTGCTCATGAGGATGAACGGGGAGAGCCACTGGGAGCACCGGCCACGATAGCCAAACAAATGGCTTATGCCTATTTTCACGTAAAGGGGAAAGCAGCCTATGCCACTGTCCGCGGAGGTAAGAATGAACGTATCGATATTGATGAAGAGACGGCATCCCTCATTCACGGAGACAAGACGGATTTTTCCAGACAAACATTACAAAATTCAGAGATATGACAACTCAAAAACGTACCTACAAGAAACGTAACACCGGCCTGTTCTACGGTTATCTGAGACGTATACCGGGCTATGATCCCTCAGAAGTGGAGACGATCAAGGGTGGTGTGATAGAGAGCTTCCTGATTGGCAAATACGGAGCGGATCATGGACGAAGGATCAGCCTGTCGGAACTTTCCGACAAGGAATATGACGAACTGGTCATCGATTTAAAAAGGCAGGTTAACATCGCGACAGACATGAACAGTCTGAAGGCTGAACTTAACGAGAAAGCTATCCGTAAAGGCTGGTATCATCGTATTTTCAAGCAACTTGCCCGAATTGGCATCAATACAATTGATGGATATGAAGAAGCCAATCGCCATATCCGGAGTCTTCCTATCAGTCGCGGACGAATTCTGCCGGCCATTCCTATCTGTGAACTTCCGGATTTGTTCAAGGCCGTCTGTTCGTATTGCGACAACCGGTTAAAGCAGCAACGAAAAGAACTGGCTACAGCCTCAAAGAATTAGTGTTATGCCAAGAGTAAAACAAGATCCGGCAAAAACTCTTTCCCGCGAAGAACAGAAGCTGTTGGAAACTTTGGAAAGGGAATACGATAAAGAACTGGACCACCTTTTTGATCATCCAGACGACCGAAAGGCTCTCGAACGAATCGGATGGATAGAAAAAAAGATTCTCGACATCAAAGGTGAAAAGCCTCTGGAAGTAAATGACGATTTTAGATAATAATTGAATATCAACATATTAAAATACAAAATTATGAACTTGGATAATTTAACAAAAGAACAGAAAGCCGAATTACGTCGGCAGTTGGAAGCAGAAGACAAGGCTGAAAGAGCCCGTGTACAGCAAGAACGTGAAAATTATAAAGCGATCGTGGATTCATGGGTTGAAGAGACAATGAAAAAATTGCAGAATGTTTCTTCTATTCTAATGGATACAAAATCTGATATTTTTTCAAGCAGTTCAACCATCATTCAAATGAAAAACGAACTGTTCAATGTAAAAAGTGATCGTAAAAGCGATACGCTCTCAACATCTGATGGCAGCAAAACTATCCGTATAGGAAACCGGATCAATGAAGGATGGGACGATACTGTAAATGTTGGAGTAGACAAAGTAAAGGCTTATTTGCGAACTCTTGCAAAAGATGAAAATAGTGCTTCATTGGTCGATACGGTTATGGGCCTTCTTGCCAAGGACCGAAAAGGTAATTTAAAAGCTCAGAAGGTGTTGGAACTTGAAAAACTCGCGATAAAATCAGGAGATGAAGATTTCATGGACGGAATTAAAATCATAAAGGAAGCTTACCGTCCTGTTCCGACCTGCCAGTTTATTGAAGCGACTTTTCGGGATGAGAACGGAAAAGAACATAACATTCCTTTGTCCATGAGTGCAATTGATTAATGTCCGTAAAAGTCAAATCAACCACTCTGACTCCTGGCCGCTGGATATATGTTTGCCCTTGCGGGTTTCGATATACAGTGTGCCGGGTGGATAAAAAAGATAACAGATGGATGATATATTGCTTTAAATGTAAGCAGTCAAATGGTAAATATTATAAAGTCATGGATGAACGATTGGAATTTGAAGATAACTTCAACAACAAACTGAACTGCCAGTGCTTCACAACGATCCGGATCCACCAGCCGGTGAGGAATGCCATTGGCGCAGTGAAGCAGGTCTATCTGAAAGGTGTGTGGAAAGGCAACGCCCGGATCATACACGCCACCACAATCACGATGGATCGCATCAATCTCCCGATGGCGAAGCTCGACACCGGCCTGTCGCTCGAAGAATGCCAGCGGCTGATCAAGTCGCTTTACAAGAACCGACCTGGCATCAACTGGAAAACGCAACCACTGGACTATATGGTACTGGAGTATGTAAAGGAATCGAAAGAACCGAGTTTATTTTAAAAGAGAAAGGAGAATAGAATGAGTGAATTAAAATATACATTGGATATCGAACCGGATAAGTACGGTACAAATCCTGAAAAAAAGTACATACGCAATGTCCCTTGTCCTCGTTGTAACGGTCAAGGATGTTCTTTAGTTGAAACAGGACACAATGAATCAAGATGGATTCCTTGCAAATTCTGTGACGCCACCAAAAAAGTGAAAGCGACCATTTCAATAGAGTGGAATCCGGATTATGATTCATAAAAGGGACTCATATAAGAATTAAATGCTAACATGATAAAGAAATACGAAATTACATGGCTTGACGAGAACGGTTATATTCATGTTCTCAATCATATCACGACAGACAAGCCAAGTAATGCGCTTTTCAATGAGATTTGCAAGCTGCTTGTATTATATCCGACCATCTTCCAAAGATTTGAGGGGATGCCGGACAATATCCACAAATGGATAAAGAAAGGCAATACATTGCGGGAGCATTATTTTGCTAACATTGGCGAGCAAAGCGTTTCTTGTATGGCAGAATCATAAGAGATAAGGATAAATGATAAAGTATAACTTCCTAAAAAGAATATGAATATGAACGAATTTATGACTATACCAGGAACAACTTATATTGTCACTCCTGATTTAAAAATAATCAACTCAAAAACAAATAAGGAAAACCGTTGTACTAATATATCTGTATTAATGGATGATGGCCTTAGGCACGGTTTTAGACGTGAACGCCTAATCTATGCGGCCAAAAACAATATTAACCCGTTGCATATACCTAAATATATTATTGTCAATAAAAACGGAGATGGGATGGAGAGGTATGATTTTTATAAAAAGCACAAAAGAGGGAGTGTAAAGTGTAGATATCCGTTTGATGTTAATGAGTATGAAAAACTAATTGATTGCCTGAAAAAAAAGGAACGTCCTTTATTTATTATGAATTACATTAAAGATATAGAAAATTATTGCAAGTTTCATTTGGAGGTATCGAATGAAGAAGCGTACGAATTAGCAATAAGCGCGATTATGGCAACAATTGATAATGTGGAAAATGGCGTCTTTCCGCAATCTATAATAGGATATATACTAGGAACCTCTAAGAAAATGCTTTCCGCAAGAATAAAATATAATAAAACATTTCTTAACCGGCTCGATAAACGATATGAATAAGGACGACTTATTTAAGGTGTTTTTAATAAATGACCTGATGGATTTGCCTAATGCCGTTACTAAAATTTTAGATATGGATTTAGAAGATAGGAATAAAATATACCGAGAATTGATTAGACTGAACGATAACGATTTGTCTTATGACTGGTTTCAAGAAGTTTACGAAAGTGATTTATCTGAAAGAAAGCAAAAAAAACAGGACTTCACACCAAATTCTCTGGGAGTATTATGTTCATTGCTAACATCTCAAACCGGAAGTATACATGAACCTACTGCCGGAAATGGATCTATGATCATTGCGGATTGGTGGCAACGTTGTACGAAATTATTACCCTGGGAACATTTCCCATCTCAGAATATTGTATCATGTTGGGAATTATCTGATAGATCAATTCCTATACTTCTTTTAAACTTATCGATTAGAGGAATTATGGGGTATGTTTATCACGGGGATGTATTAACAAAAGAAGTTAAGCAGAAGTATATCCTTCTTAATCGCAAAGATGATACACTTTCCTTTTCGGAAATAATAAAAGCAGATACTAATGCTAAAATAGTACAAGAATTATGAAATTAAATGATGTATATAATAAATGGTTGTCTGTCAAGAGAAGACAAGTTAAGGAATCAACACTAAGCTGTTATCAGCTCATATATATAAAGATACTGGCTCCTAGATTTGGATCTACAGATGTGGAGACCATGAATAAGAAGGTTGTTACAACATTTCTTTATGAACTTCTTGATTCAGGCACTAAGTCAAAGAAATACTGCTCAGATATCCTTATAGTCATAAAGATGCTTATTCGCTACGCTGGTGACGAATTGGACATCAATGTTCCCGATACAGCTTGGAAGGTTATTTGGCCAACCAATAATAAGGTTGGCGTTTCAAAATTAGAACGTTACACGCAAGAAGAATATCGTAAAATTGTTGAGTATGTTATGGATAATCCATCACCTCGCAATTTAGGCATTTTATTAACAATATGCACAGGCATGAGGATTGGCGAAATTTGTGCGTTACAGTGGCGGGATATAGATATTGTTGGCAATACAATTCATGTCAATAAAACAATGGAGCGCATATATCTTCCTGGAAATATCGGTACCGACAGGAAAAAGACGGTGGTTGAGATAGGAGCTCCTAAAACTAGTTCATCAGATAGGCACATACCTATTCTTAAAAATATTTTACCCATTGTGAAAAAGTTCTATGCCGTATGTAAGCCAGATTATTATGTTTGCACCTGCTCTGAAGATTTTATCGAACCTCGAACTTTACGTACATATTATCGAATTTTTATTCTTGAAAAAGTAAAGTTAAATCATTGCATTAAATTTCATGGATTACGACATACTTTTGCAAGTACCTTGATTGAAAATAAAGTCGATGTTAAAACTGTATCCACAATTCTAGGACATTCGGATATAAGTACAACCCTCAATGTATACGTACACCCATCAAATGAAGCCAAAATATGCGCTGTTAATGGAGGCCTAAAAGGAATATTCAGATAGTTTGGATACGGAATGATAAGAAAGAAGATAATAATTAAAAAAAATATGAGCGGAAAAAGATATTTCATAGTGTCATACAATTTTGGCAATGGCAAAGTACATGGTTCTGGGCAAACCACTTTTGTGACGGATGGATGCTATCTGAACAGACAGATAGCAATAGAGCAGATAGCATCTACACTTGAATGTGAAAATGCTGAGATTGTAATTTTGAATATTATTGAATTGCCTGAATCTGATTATAATGTTTGGAGTGCCAAAAAACAAACTAACAAGACATGAAGGAACAGCAGTGGTTGTTGCAAGTAATGCAATAACCACAATGATTTGATAATTAACAATTAAATAGATATGAATATAGGTTTACTAGCCGTCGATAGCACTTATCCTAACCTGGCATTAATGAAGATCAGTGCCTACCATAAGGCGCGTGGCGATAACGTGGAATGGTATAATCCTCTCTGTCGCTACGATAAAGTGTACATGGCGAAAGTCTTTTCCTTTACTCCTGATCACGGTTACTATATCAATGCAGATCAGGTAGAGAAAGGTGGAACCGGCTACGATATATCAAAGAATTTACCGAAAGAGATAGACCGGGCTTATCCGGATTATAGCTTGTATGGTATTGGTAAAGAGGCTTACGGCTTTTTGACGAGAGGATGAGAGAACCGCTGTAAATGGTGTATTGTCCCCAAAAAGGAAGGCAACATTACTCCGTACATGGATATTGAAGAAGTGGCCGGAAATAGAAAGCATGTGATTTTGATGGATAACAATGTTTTGGCTTCCGAATATGGATTACAGCAGATCGAAAAGATCGTTTCTATGGGGTTTCGAGTTGACTTTAATCAGGGTTTAGACGCTCGGTTAGTAACTGATGACATAGCCCGGCTTCTGGCTCGCGTGAAATGGATAAAGCGTATCCGATTTGGTTGTGATACGCCTGGACAAATCGCGGAAGTGGAAAGAGCCGCAAAGCTGATTGACAAATACGGTTTCAAAGGTGAATACTTCCTATACTGCATCTTGATGGACTTTAAAGAGTCGTTTCACAGGGTTAATTATTGGAAAAGCGTTAGCCGGCGATTTGTACCGCATTGTCAACCCTTCCGGGATCTGAACAACCCGCGCCAAATTATCCCACAATGGCAGAAAGATATGGCTCATTGGGCTGACCGGAAGGAACTCTACATGAGTTGTGATTTTAAAGACTTTACCCCGCGCAAGGGATTTAGGTGTAACGAATATTTTAAAAAAATTGAGCATGAGTAAATATACAGCAAAACAAATTGCCGAGTCCGATGATCTGTTTGATAAGCAAATACATAAAGTCAGAAAGTTTTATTTGAGTCGTAATCCTGATAAAATGATGATGCTCGAAGAAAGAAAAGCTGTTATCAAAGAACGAAATAAAGGTCTTTCCCCAGAATATGATAAGGAATATTATTGCGGAACCTGCGGAGCTAAAGACGGTGCGGAGCATCCTAAAACCGGATATTGCTTTCACTGTGATACGGATAACTGGATTTCAAAAAATAACTAACAACTAAAAAATTATGAACAGCAACGCACATGAATATAAGGTCAATGCCACCAAAGTAGCATTGCATCTGCTACGAGAGCCCGACATATTCGAAACGAATATGAAATTGTTTTGCGCTAAAGATCTTGAAGATGCTTTTATAGCCGGTGCCCAATGGCAACTACAGCAATTAGGACATCCCGATCCTCCCGGAGAACAAGGAGCGGACGGTACTATAATCATCAAGGATGTGATGAAAGAAAAGGCTATCGAAGCCTTTAATGAAGCGATGATTTATTTCGAATCACCGGACTGCCCGACAGCGGAAGAAGCCTTGAAGCATTTTATCGCTTGCCTGGATCAGGGACTAGACAGTGGTTGTTCGGAAAAACCGAACGACCAGATATGTGGAGATTGTGACGCTTACTTCGAATGTCAGATGGCCGGTGCCGAGCAGAACGATGCTGCCTGCTCTGGGTTTGATGATAGTGTGTTAAGTCAAACAAACGAAAAAGACTATGAGGCAAAGCGATGAATGGTGCTGCATGAATTGTGCGAACAGAGATGATTGTTCAATAGGTGATAATCATTTCAACCTTCTAAATTATTGCGCGAATTATTCTGACGAAAATGATGCTAGTGATTCTTATTCAACCGAAGATTTAGAAGACTGGTAAAATAGCTCAAATCACGAAAAACATTAGTTGAATAGAACGGCAACTCCGCTCGGTGTCGGCCGAGCGGAGTCTGTAAACTCTCGACAGCGAGTTATCGCTATCTCTGATAAAAACACTACAAAAGTAGTGCTATTCTATGAAAGAAACAAAATTACCATTATGGAAGCACTTCAAATTAGCCTTTCAAGTTGTAACGCTGCACGTTTGCAAAGCGAGTATTTCAGGAACCTGCCATCATGTGATTTTTTGGAATTCGCGACTCTTTTCGCCCAAATACACAAGCGAGGCAGCATGTTCCATCTTTACAGGAACCTTCTCACGCATTTTCAAAATTATCAACACGTCATTGGCCGCACTTTTACAACAAGTCAGATTGGCCGTGAAGAACTGGATGATTTCATCCAATATTTGCACATCGACAAAGGGCTGAAACTTTCCACAATCAAAAGCATGATAACCAGATTTAAATATCTTTTAAAAAAGGCATATTTAAAAGGCTGGGCCGTTGATGACTCTTACTCCGAGGTAAAAGTCCGGGAAAACGAATCCACATTCGTATACCTTACTGAAAAGGAAATTGCCCGCATCTATTACTATACAGAACTATTGCCCTGGGAAGAAGAGATTCGGGATATCTTCATCGTAGGATGCATGACCGGCCAAAGATATTCCGACTATTCCCGTTTGTCTTCGGACAACATCAAGGGGGATCATATCCACATCGTCCAGAAGAAGACGAAAAACAAAGCGGTTGTCCCTTTGACGGAGTATGTGAAGGAGATATTCGCGAAATACGGCGGGAAGATGCCCAGAGCCCGTTGCATCCAATATTTTGACAAAGCCATTAAAGGTGTCTGTAAGAAAATAGGCATCGATGAGATTATTGTTTACGAGGAAGAACGTGCCGGGGAAATCGTAGTGGTCAAAAGGCCCAAATACGAAATGATATCCTCCCATACGGCCCGCAGGACCTTCATCACCAATATGAACAAGAACAATGTACCAAGCGCGAAAACCCGTAAATGCACAGGGCACAAATCAACCGCCTGCTTCGACAGATATGACAGAATGACCCTTGAAGAAAATGCAAAATCTTTGTCCGGAAACGGTTTCCTGGCATGATGACTAATGAGAAAGAGGCCTAAATTGAAGTTTAGTGCCTCTTTCTTTGTAAGGTATTGGTTATGAACCTAACTTTGTAAATAGATTGATTGATTTTACTGTTTGTCCATGGCCTACAATAATAGAAATACATTATTGAAGATGATACGCGTACAAGACATTGTCCTCGCCGAAAAGAAGAAGGGTGTCTCGCAATTATATGTGTATGAGCATATCATCCGCGATACGTTCCTGATCTCCTACAGCACTTTCAACCGTTGGATTTCGTATCCGGCCAAGCAGGAACTGAAACACGGGAAAAAGGGACACGAGGACAAGCTTCAGCTAACCTTTGGTTTTTAATCCGACAAGTGTAACCATCCAGCCGTTATATTTATGATAGTGTTCCCAGGATACCGGTTTCAGGGGTCGTGTCTTTCCTTCTTCAAAATCCAGCCTGTATCCATTTACGGCATCCAGCACATCACGGGCCAACTTCTCATGCCACAGGACATCCCCATCCCGCATATCCCCGTCCGATTCGTCCCTTGTCTCGGAAACGACATGAAGGCGGATGTTTATCTGACATGAATTTGTCTGTTTTGTCTCGGCAGTGATATCCAAGGCGGCAAATTCCACCAGGACGACAGGACTTGTATGGATCACTCCTTCATATTGGTTGTTGAACCATTGGATGTCTTTTAGCCGGCTGTTCGAAGCATCGGAAACGATACCTGTTTCCGGATCAAGCAGGATACCGAACTTTTCGGCAATCAACCCTTTGATATCCTTATATAAGCTGTAATACATATTTTTATTTGTTTAAAATTTTATCCAAACCTTTGATTATGATATTTTCCACTTTATCATTCAGTTCCTTGCTCTCCCCGATGAATTGCCGGGCCGGGAGCATCACTGTTTTTTTTCCGAATATTTTTATCGGTCCCCCGTAGTTTTGTACATATGCATATGGCTTGTCGGACGTTATCGAGACCTTCCCGGACTTGGGGATATACCTTATACTCTTCCTTAAATCACCGGAACTTCCGGACAATATTTTACGGATTGTCGCAGCTTTGCTGAAATTAAGTTTTTTCTGCTGTTTTACCTTATATGTCTTACTGGTTTTCCTGTCACGTTTAAAACGGTAGGAAACGCGTTTTTCCCCTTTGTAGTCAAAGCCGTACCATTTGCTGGAAGGATCACGTCGTTTTACATCCTTCCACTTTTTTAAACCGTTATCGACAAACCCTTCCTGATCGAAATTCTCTTTAAAATGAGCCACGGCTTCACGCCCTACAATTTTAGGCAATGAGTTTTTCGCCCAGTCCTGGCTCTCTTTTAAAAGATTGTCAAAATATTTTTGTATGTCAGTATTTTGCATGTCGTCTAATATTAGTATTTTTGTAACGGTTCTAAGCCGAAAGGCCGTGAGCCCCCTTCTGGCAGGTTTGATTATTTCAAATCTGCCAGTCGTATTTTAAAGCTTTCCGAAAGGATATTGGCGCGGTCCAGCCTGATATCTTTCCCATTGATCACAATCGTAACGGTTTTTATGTTTTCCGACCGTCGCACCCTTGAACGTAAAGCTGCGCTCAACTCTTCAACAGATATGTCCGAATCTACCCAAATCACGACATGGTCAGCTTGCTTCCTTGCGTCCCGGAGCAACCGGTCAATCGAATTTTTCGAAGGGGTCCGGCTGACCTTGTATTCTTCCTCATATCCCAGTGTCCTGTTGAGACTGTCTGCCGATTTCACGTTATCCGGATTATTCAACAGATCAATGTCATATCCGTATTTGTTGGCAAAATATGAAGCCACCCGTATATTCTCCTCCCGTTCACCTTTGCCGTGTCCACTATGGATACGAAGCCGACCTTTGTCGGTAGGAACTGTTTCATACTCTTCTTCCTCCAGCAACCGCTCCACCGCTTTTTCCGCTCCCTTGTAAGCTTCCGTCACATAAGGATGGTTATCCGTGAAAATACTGCCCGTATAGGCAGGGTTGCGGTCCAGACCGGGAGAAGCCGGTGCCACCCCGTCCCGTGTCGCTTTTTCTCCCGGAATCACGGGACGGTCTCCGATGTGGGTAATCGGATCAGCCGTGTTTTCCATGTCGCACTGGCAATTCCATACACATCCCGGATAATGAGTTTTCCACCAAGGATCAGCGAGGGAGCGGACATTGCCATAATACATCCGGTGCGAAATTCTGGGCTCTGCGGCAGAACTGGGCAGCCAACGAAGATTCGGAAACAGATCGGCATCACGCATATATTGCCGGAAACGGGCGGCTGTCCGTGCGGCGGAAACAGCCGTAACATATTCCGTCTTGAGCCAGTCCACATTATATTGTCCGATTATGGCTTCGGATGCTTTTCTAAAACCGTCATAGCTTCTCAGATTCCCTTTCTCATCGGTCAGAAGGGTTGCCAGGTCATTCTGCTCACGGTGTGCCTTGAATGCTGCAAATACGGCATTGTTCCTCTTTAATTCACGAAGGAATTCCGGATCCGGATCGCCGAATCTTACTTCTGCATGAAAACCTGTCTCGACCGCTTTGTCAAGGTAAGAGCGGGTATGTTCGAACAGGTCCGGATCGATATCATCCCGGACATCAAATTTTTCGTATATGCGTTTTAATATGGCATTCCTGATTGACTCATCCAAACTGAAATCCATTGAAATCTGTTCCCGCATGGAAGCACACGCCGGACAGTGGCAATCATACAAGTGGGAAACAAGCCCGGAAAATCCTAAACCTTCACTTTCCGGGCCTTTCCGAAAAAACCGATGGCCCGGTCTTCGTCCGGATTATTCCGCTTGGCAGGGTTCGGCTCGTCATAGCTCTTGTTGTCCACCGTGTTCTCCTTTTTATCCTTCAAGCCATAGAACCGGAACTCGTATCCGTCCAGCTTGTAGCCATGTGCGACAAGAAAGGGAAAGAGACGGTAATTGACAATATCCTGGATGCGTTTCATCCGCGCCTTGGTGAACTCCGTAAGGACCCTTTCGTGCACTTCCGCGGTTCCGGTCCACTGTCCGTTCTTGCTGGTTCCGGTCTGCCCGTTCATCATCTTGGCGATCTGGTCGTCACAGAAATCAGCAAGGCTCTTGTAATTATCGCTGCTTTCCTTGCTGGCTACGGCTGTAACGGTCAGTTTTTCATTACTGCCGACGACTCCAACCAGGTTACTGCCAAAACGGACGGCCATCTCCATCGCTTTTTCCCGTTCTTCTTCATTGTCGGTGTCCGTCTCATAGGTGATAAAAGGTTTCCCGAACCTTTCGTTGTACTCCGACCAGTCCGACCGTGCATAAGTTTTCCATATGATTTCCCGGCTGATGGATTCCAATTTTCCAAGCACTTCCGGATCTCCGACGGGCAAAAGGAAAAACGCCGTTTCATGTCCCTCGTAAGATATGCCGTCACGATCCCAAGGGTTTATCGTGATTATCTTCTCAAAAGGACGGACATGCTCTCTTGGAAAGACTTTCACGTCCACGAATTCGCCTTTGGAATCCTGCTCGCCGAATTCGATAAGCTGATATCCCCAAAATTCACTGTCCATCACAAAGGTTAGAAAACGCGTAAACCAGGGACGATCCAAAAGCAGGGTCCGTTTCTTATCCTTACTGTCACTGCCTTTCTTGCAGACCTCAAAAGGCTCCGTGATCAGAAAGGCTTCCGCCTTTTCATGCTCGCTGATGACCTGGCTGTCTTTCCATGTGTTTTCATATATATCCAGCAGGCCTGTCCGGTCGGAATTATCCGGATCAAGGGCTTCCAGAGCGGCCTTCACGAGGTTATTCATTTCCATGTTGACCCGTGTGGGACCTTGGCGTTTCAAAAGGGAAGACTTACGTTTTCGGCTCATGCCGAACTTGGACGCTATTTTGTTTGTAATTCTTTTTATATCCATTTCGAATTGTATTTAGATGATGTTTACACAGAGGACACAGATCAGCCAAAAGGATTATGACTTCGCCTCGGACTGGAAACCCACCGGAACGATGTCCGGGGTTTGCCGGAGGAATCCAAAACCGGAATGAGCGTGCTGTTGTCCTTGCCGGATGCGACCCGGTCGATCTCTTTCAGCACGTCTTCGTAGTTTAACCTTACCCTTTCCGGGATACTTTCATCCGGGACGGACTGATAGAGAAAATAAACTGTGAGGACGGTCATCCACCGGACCATCGAAGCATTCCGGCTGTCCCCTTCTTTCGAAAGTTCCTTTATTATTTGATAACGTCCGGACAGTTTCTCGGAAATATACCCGTAAGCCATTGTCTGTGCGTTGAGTATCTTACAGTCTTCATCGCGGATGAGCTTTTTTAGTGAGGCTTCCGATATGAAAACAAGGAAATCGCATGTCTGCAAATAATCTACTACCATGGTCGTCTATATTTGTTGTGTTTGTATTTTGCGGATCTAAGCCCGCCGGTTTGTTTCATTCCGGGCTTGTTAAGTTTGTAAATGCCACCTTCCACGGCATCGGGACCGTCATCGTGCGGAGCATCCGGAAATCCAAGGAATTGCTGACGGATCTCCTGCATGTCCGGACTGTGCTTCAATGCCTTGTTAAAGCGGATCCTCCCCCTCTCCGCATATGCGGAAAGGTTTTCGATGCGCTCCACTTTGTCCGGCTTATCCCGCCTGTCTCCCCTGATGGCAATGCTGTAGCCTCTTTTTTCCGCTTCTTCATCGTATTTTTCAAGATGTATATCCTGGATGAAATTCGCTTCCATCCAGTGCGGACAATTTCTATGCGAGGGTATTTCTTCCGCCAGAGCGTAATGGCCGCGGACCATTTCAGGGGTGGTGCACTGGCGGCAAAACGCATCGTAAATGTCAAAGTAAGGACCATTCTTGCCGATCAGGACGATTGCCTTGAAATCGTTCTTTTTCGAGTCTTTGTAAGAGGGATCGCAATAGGTGACCAGCTTCTCGCAGTTGTCGATTGGCGGCAGGTCGGCCCAGGGAAGGTGTTCTTCGCGGAACACCCGGCCAATTACGATATGTTGGTGGAACAACTCGCGAAGGGCAATACGCTGTCCCATGTTCTTCATCTTCGTCAGGATCTGTTCCCTGGTATATCTTTCTTTCCATGCCGGCACGCCTTTTTCCGAAAGGTCCATTTCGTGTGTGCGCGGGTTTTCAAGGGCATATACTTTCAGATGGGTTATCGTTTCTTTCACCGGATCGCCTTCTTCAACATCTCCGACGATATGTGAGAGGATGCTGCCTTTATGGATACGGTTCCCGATCACGACAAAACGGCTGCCTTTGGTCGGTGCACAGCCGTACAGGTCACCCAACACCCAGTCCGTGGCTTCCTGTACGCGTTTTTCATTCTTGCATATTTCAGCGTCATCTATGTCGTCGACAATAATCAGGTTGGGACGGAGCGCGGCTTCACGTACGCCACGCGGGGATTGTCCGCGACCGAATGCCCAAAAACCGATCCCGTCATTCGTGACGAAATGCCCGGTGTCCCATTTCCCCGACTTGTACTGCGGTCCGTAGTCGGCAATATAACGCTGGTTGAACATCAGCTGTTCCTGCAAATCTGCGAGCAATCCGTCCGCCTTATCCTCATTGGCCGAGGAGAGGACAACGCCAGTAAGTTTTCCCAAAGCCTTAAGGTACATTGGCAGGAATATGTCCATGACAACGGATTTGGCATGTTCACGCGGCCATTCTCCGACGAACATGATGTTGTCGTTTTCGACGATCAGGCCAACTCCTTTTTTGTGGAACCAGGCAAAATCGGCATCCATGAAGTCTTCGAAATAATAACGGCAGAATTTCGTGAAGTTTTTCAGAAGAGAGGCTTTTCGCCTGCCTTTTTGCTCATCCGTTTCCTCACGGATCGGTTCGAGACGGACCGTCTCCTGCATTTCTCTGAGCCACTGTTCATATTCTTTCTGCTCCTTTCGGCTTAAATTCATCTCCAGGCTCATGATCTGTTCCCTCCCCTTTCCTCATTTAAAAAATCATTCAAGGCTGGAGCTACGTCACGTGCCAAAACAGGGTAGTTGTCCGTAAGGAACTTGTTGATCTTCCGTACAGTCCTGACCAAAGCCGTCCAGTCGGTTTCCTTCGGCTTTATCATGTTGTAGAGGTCCCGCACCCCGTCTATGTCCCCTTTGCCGATCAACCGGGGCTCCCCGCCATCCGCCTCCGATTTGATATACTGGTCCTTCAGCTTGCGCAGCTGGAGGAGTTGGTAACGGACCAGGTCGCGGATGTCTTCATGTATCGTCTGCATGGCCATAAGGTCTTCTGTAGCTTTCTGCTCCCAGGCCCCGTTCTTTTTCCATCTGGATATCGTCTGCTCGGACCTTTTCATGATCCGTGCGATCTCCTGTCCGGAAATTCCTTCCTTGAACAATATGTAGGCAATGTATTTGTCGTCCATGTCACGTGTTTTTATGATGCAAAGGTGACGGCATAAATCCTTTTGGAAAAGAAAAGTTCCAAGCCTTGCAATCTTTATTACAACCCTTGGAACTTTATTTGCGGCAGGTCTTTTACGGCCTTTACTTCGCTGTCGAAATCAATCAACAAATCACAGTAACGCGAAAAATAAAATGGCTTATGAACTTATAGAAAACAAGGAAAAGCGCGAAGCTACCATACGGATGTATGGTGTGATAGGCCGTGACGTGGACGGAAACCGGATGGCCTATGATATTGCGAATCTGGATAAGGAGGCTGACACCATCCACATCCTTATAAACAGTGACGGGGGAAGTGTCTCGCAAGGGTTGTCGGTCGTATCGTCCATTCTCTCGGCAAAAGCCTATATCCATGCGCATGTGAATGGCATTGCGGCAAGCATGGCTGCCGTCATTGCGATATCGTCCGACAAGGTGAGCATGCAGGATTATGCAAAGCTCATGATCCATGATCCCCATATCCCCGGTATGGAAAGTGAAAAACTGTCGGCAAAGGACCGCAAGGCGTTAAACTCCATTGCCGACACCCTTCGTACCATCCTTTCGAGAAGGGGCTGTGACAAGGATAAGATAACATCGCTGATGAAGGATGAAACCTGGTTTTCCGCATTGGAAGCACAGTCGGCGGGCCTGTGCGATGATGTGGTCACGACTCCCCGCAAGGAGGAATTAAGCAATCTATCTGTTCCGGAACTTTTGAGCCGGATCAATAACGAATATCAATCATCTAATAAAAAGACAAACATGAAAGAAATTGCAAAAGCTCTCGGCCTTCCGGAGGGTGCAAGCCAGCAGCAGATACTGGATGACATTGCTGAAAAAAAGAAGACGGCAAACGAAACGAGGGATGTCCTTATCGGACAATTGCTCTCTTTGGGTAAAAAGAACGGGACAGTAACGGACAAGAATGAAGACCGGATGAAGCGGCTGGCCAATGCCGATTTCGAGTTATTCGCGGAAATGATATCCGATGTTCAGGACAAAGAGGTAGACAAACAAACAGAAGAGGACGGGGAATTTACCCGTAAACCTGCCGGACAAACGGAAAACCGCCGGCTAAGTGATGTCCTCGATCGTGTGGGTAAAAAGGAGAAAAAAGGCGGAAACGACAGCCATGACTGGGATTGGTATCAAAAGCACAATCCGGATGCCCTGCTTAAAATGGAACGGGAAGATCCGGAACGTTTCAACCGCCTGCTCGACGAATATGAATCTTCAATCGCATAAAAGTTATGAACACGGAATTACAGAATCCAATCGTAAAGTGGCCCTTCGGTAAGGCAGACGTTGTCAGTTTGACGGCCACAGGAAATCAGGCTGTCGATATTTATAACAACCTGACAATCGTAGATGGTGCAAGCGTCATCGCAACCGGGGCACGCACCCTTAATCTTGCAATCAGCAAGGACGTGGAACCGGGTGCCCGCCTTGTCGTGAAAACAAGGACGACTGCCACGGAAAGCCTTACTCCCGGAGAAGGTATGGCTGGTAAGGCAACTGTCGGAGTTAACGGCAAAACAAAAGTTGCCGAATATGTGTATGATGGTGAAAAATTTATCCAAACGGCCGATGCCGTACAAATCGATTAGAATATGGCAGAAATAAGAACGACACTTTATTCGAGCGAACTACAAAAGCTCATTTTCCCGGACAATAGTTTTTATAAGAAGTCTATTGGTGAGACCGGGGTGGCTGATAAAACCGAACAGGTGGAAAAGCCTGTACAGACAAAGATCAGCAAAGCGAAAGAGGGTAAACCCAGTTCTTTGCCCTTGTCTGTTGAAACGTCAACGGACAGCACGAAAAAGTACAATACGACATTAATCTATTGCGCTCCCCTGCTTATCGACTCGCAGTCCGAATTGCTTGTCAACTACAACAAACGTCAAACCAAGCAGGAACAACAGGCTGCGGAGATCAACACGAAAGTCGCCGCTTATACGATGGAACACTGGTGTCCCAAATTGGAAGCGAACATTCTGAAAACGACAGGAAGCGCACGTCCGTCAAACGTGATGGGGTTCACTTCGCAAAGAAAGGCCCTGACGAAAGAGGACCTTCTGAAGGTTCTTAACCTGATGATGCGAATGGGCGTTTCCGGAATGGGAGGCAATTGGTACGGCATGGTGACGGCTGACATGTACACCGACTTGCTCGCCATACCCGAATTTGTCGATTATTACAAGACGGGGAACGAATCCCGGCTGAAGGAAGGGGTTATCGGACGCATCCTTGGCATCGACATCTTCCAGCGTTCAACGGAAGAAGGGCACAATGGCGTATTGTACAACGGAAAAACTCCTTTAAGGGGAGATGCGGATGTGAAGGATTCCTTGCTTTCAGGGGCCTTGTTCTGGAACGACAAGATGGTCTGCCGTGCAGAAGGAAGACTCAGAACGATCATTAATGCGGAAGCTCCCGGTTATTTGGGCGGCACGATCATCGAGTCGTTCACCCGTTACGGAGCCGACATCATTCGTGACGATCAGAAGGGTGTGATTGCATTGTTGGAAGACAAGGCATGATTGTCCACTGAAGGCTTCAGGCATGAAAGTGTTTGAGGCTTTCGGTATCTTTTATTAATCACTAAATAAAGAAGACGATGGCAAGAAATAATGGAGAACCGTTGGATGGCAGGAACCTGATGCTGTATATCAACACTGCGGAGACGAACGAATCTCCGGTATGGCAGGCGCAGGCATTGGCTACCAGTCATACGATCACGTATAATACGGAAACAAAAGAAAGGTTGACAAAGGACTCTCCCGGAGGTAACCCGGAGAAGAGGATCACTTCAGTCACAGTTACGATCAAGGCCGATGCGCTCCGGGCTTTTGGCGACAAGGATAAAAAGTTGCTGCTGAAAACCATGAAGGAGAAGAAGAATGTCCTGTTAAAATATGGTTTCGCGGAAGCGGACGAACAAGAAGGGGACGATTACGAGGAAGGGGAGTTCGTTATAGACTCTTTGGAAGAGACATCACAGGCCGGTGAGGATGTGACGTACAGTGCACAATTTTCATCAAGCGGGGATGTGCAGACCAAACAAGTCGCATCCTAATAAATTGTATCATGACAATGGGAAAACATTCAATTTCAATCAATAATACGGAATATCCCTGCCGGCTGACCATGGGGGCCATGCTGGAATTCAAACGAAGAACCGGGCAGGAGGTTACCGAGATGAAGGGTACGGATATCGCTCTGGTCATTATGTTGATCTTCTGTTGCCTGGTCTCTTCCTGTAGGGCAGACGGCGTGGAACTGCCGTTCAAGGACGAGATGGATATGGCCGACCACATGTCACCTGAAGATCTTTCAGGATGGCAAAGCGAAAACTTTCAGGCGCAAGCGGCCTCTTGTGAGACGGAAAAGGCACAATCTAAAAAAAAAGGATAACCATCCTGGAACTGCTTGGGCTGGCTGTAGGCCGTATAGGCATGAGCCGGACGGATTTCCTACAGCTGACCCCCGAAGAATTCAGCGAGATAGCCGGGCAGTGGAACCAAAATGAAACGGTCTTTTTCCGCAGTAGTTGGGAACAGACCCGGTTTATGGCACATTGCATATTGACTCCATTTTCAAAAAAGAAACTGAATCCGACAGATATTGTCCGGTTTGATTGGGAAAAGGAAAAACAGGAAAATAAACAGGTAAAAATAGCAACGAGAGAAGATTTCGAACGTGTAAAAAAGGAATATGGCGGATAGAGGTATTACATATGACATATTGCTTCGGATGCGGGACCAGGTTTCCGGTGTTTCCAAAACGATTGACAAGGAGTTGAAGGTTGTCAAACAATCTGCCGATCAGGTAGTCGGCAGTCTGAATGGCATCTCCGGTCGGCTGTCTGCTGTTTCCAATTCATCTGTGGGTAACGTGAAGAATATTTCCAATGTTGTCGATAACTTGAAAAGACAATACCAAAGCTTGGGGAAAGAGGCGGCTACGGCCTCTGAAGCATTGGAAAATTCCACAAAAAGAGTCACTCCGAGATTCAATTCCCTGAATGTGTCCGTTCAGCAGGTGGCAAGAGAATTACCGGCACTGGCAATCAGTGCAAATACATTCTTTCTCGCTATCTCCAACAACTTGCCGATCTTGGCGGATTCGATATCGGCAGTACGTAAAGAAAACCAGGAATTAATCGCTTCAGGACAAAAGGCGGTTCCAGTTTGGAAACAGGTGGCTGGTTCCATATTCTCTTGGCAAACCGCATTAGTTGCAGGAGTGACGATCTTATCAATGTATGGTGAGGAAATCTTTGATTTTACCAAAAGTTTGTTTGTTTTGTCGGATGCAACGGATAGTAATAAAAAAGCATTCGAAGCTTTACGAAATACCGCTATAAGCTATAATGAAGAGTTATTTAAAGAGAGTAACAATCTTCGTTATATTTATAACGAAATCATGGCTACTACTGAAGGTACTGCTGCCAGAAAAAATGCTATAGACAGGCTCAATGATACATATGAAAAGTATATGCCGTATTTGCTATCTGAAAAATCCTCATTGGGAGAACTAAATACTGTATATACAGCTATAAATTCTAATTTAAGAACACAGATTGCACTTAAAGCACGTTCTTCTCAAATTGACGAACTTTTGAATGAAGCCTCAAAAAGTCAAGCTGAAGCTGTATACAATATGCAAAAGGCTTTGTCAAACCAAAAACTATCCACACCTATATCCGATCAGATCATCGCTTCACTTGTTCAAGATGCCCCTAAATGGCGTGAAGCTGGAGACACTCTTGGAGAAGCTTTTCAGCAAGCAATGAAAAATATACAAACGACTTTTCCACAGGTTAAATTTGATAGCGATACCAGAAGTGGTATTTATGATTACTTGAAAAGTTTTTATCAAATGGAAAGTGCAATTGACGCAGTAAATAAACGCGTGGACCTTCTTTTGGGAAAAACAAATCAAATTACGGAAATAGGAGAAGTTATCATTACGCCTGACAAAAACGGTAACAATGAAGATTTAAACACTAACCTAAAAACTATTGGAGGCATTGAAAATAAAATCAAAAACCTCAAAGAAATCCAATCGAAAGCATCAGAAGAACAACAGGTTGCTTTAGAAAAAGAAATTCGCCTTTATGAAGCACGCTTGGAACTTATGAAAAAAACGATTTTTGCTGCGGCAGAAGGTAATCTGACAAAGGGAGATAAAGAACTTTTAAAGTTGCCAAATATTCAGGCAATGGATGTCCCTGCAATAGAATTTCCTCTTAAGATAGACGAAAAGTCTTATCAGAGAGTACAGCAAAAGATTCGTGAAAGCGGATATGTGTTTGTGAAAGAAGCCCAGATCACAGCCAGACAGATGTCCGGCATACTGTCGAACAGCATACAGGGCTTTATGGAAGGATTTGGGGAAGCGGTTGCTTCAGGAAACGGATTAGAGATTCTTAGATCATTCCTTCTCTCCCTTATGGATATGTTGCAGCAATTCGGTTCGGCCTTGATCGCCGCAGGTATGGCATCCGAAGCTCTCAAAGCGATTGCTTGGAGTGGTATAGGGGGTATTATTGCCGGTTCGGCCTTGATTGCAGCGACTGCTGCTGCAAAAGCGGCATTACAAAACATAACGGCTTTTGCTGCCGGTGGTATCGTGTCTGGTCCTACACTGGCTTTGGTTGGAGAATATTCCGGAGCTTCGAATAATCCGGAAGTGATTGCGCCATTAAATAAACTCCGTTCCATGTTGGAGCCAACCGGTTTATCTGCAAAAAGCCTGTACCTGGAAACCAAGGTCAAAGGAAAGGATCTATATATAGCCTTACGTGGAGTTGAACATGAAAAAAGGAGAACACGATGAGTATGGGTTTGAGATATAAAGGCGGATTTCACAGCCTGAGCCAAGTCCTGTATGAAATTGAGATATACCAGGAAGGATATTCCGGTCAAGTATCTGACATTGCTTTTTGTGAAGATCCCCTTGAAATCGAGTGGCCGGAGACGGATAAACTAGAACCGGTCCAGTCCAGCAACGCCACTCTCCAGTTATACTCGGACAATGACCGTCAATTCATCGACTTGTATACGATCAAAGCCGGCAGCATCCGTATGGATGTACTCCGGGACGGTATGCTGTATTGGTCCGGTACACTCGATCCGGAATTGTACGAGGAACCATTTGCGTACAAAACGGACTATGGGGTAGAAATAACGTTCGCGGACATGGCCATCCTGGATAGGCTGAACTGGAATAAGACTGGGTTTATGACCCTCCGGGAAATCATTGGTGAAGCGTTGGGGCTAACGGGTATCAAGTTTCAGGAAATAGAGGACCATATCAGCACTAAAGTGTCCCAATACGACACGGGAAATATATTGGATGTCGTATCTGTCAATTTGGACAATTTCTACGATGAAGACGGGGAACCTATGACCGTACGTGAAGTATTGGATGAGACATTACGTCCATTTGCACTTCGATTGATTCATAAAGGTGGAAAGATCTTCGTATATGATTTAAATGATATTTACACGACTTTCGATCCGGAAACGATAGTTTGGGATTCTGACGATTCCGTAGTGGGGGTTGATAAGGTATACAATAATGTTACCGTCACGTTTTCTCCATATGAGAATATGGATTTGATGAAAGGGGAAGTCGATCCCGACAGTGTCCCCGGAGACGGGATGGAGATCAAAGTGGACAGGACTAAAAATAGTTCAGGATTAATGACATCTCCTCCGGGATTCCGAATAGCTTATTCCGATAAGGGGAAAGGTGTAGAAATATCGGACAGGGCCGCTTATTACCGCATAGACCCGATCCATTCCGGGGAAGCCTCGGCCGGGGTAGCCTGGACCATAACAGTGACGAATACATATGGTGGTGATATCCGGCATTTGGAAAAGCCATCCTCTACAATCGGGGGAATGGTGCTAAAGGTATCCGAACGTCCTTATCTTGGTTACATCGGCCTAGACAGACGCAATTTCAGGCTGAAACTTACCATTGATATGCTGTTTGACCCTCGATATAATCCATTCGAGGAAGCTTCCAAAGAAAATGAAGAAGGGAATTGGGAAGAGCAACAGAATTGGGCAAACTTTGCTTACGTTCCGTTTATCCTGACACTTAGGGATAAGGCGGGAAAGGCCATATATCACTGGGAAAACAAGTTGGTAAAAGATGGTAACAGTTATGAACATAACGCAAGTAATTGCCGATGGGTTACAGGAGAAGGAAGTTGGGGTGATGCCTGGTTTTGCTGGTATGAAGGGAATCGTAAGAATGAAAGCGGTTTAGGCGGATGGCAAACGAATAAACAGATCATCGGCTATTACCGGGGCGGATTACCTATTTTGTTTGACAAGGCCGGTCGAGGAGAATTTATCGATCTGCCTGATAAGTCCGGATATCTGGAATTACAAGTAGGATATGGGGTACCGGCCTATGATTATGAAAAGGAAATAAAAGGTCAGTTGTATGAGCAGTGTCGTTGGATTTTATACAAGAATCCGGCCATAAGCCTTGTCGATAAAAATTACAAAAACATCAATGCAAAGGACTTTGAACACAAAGCATGGATCAACCGTGACGCAAAGGAAGATCTGAAGATCGATACAATCCTGGGGACGATGGAAAGTCCGTCTCCTGTGGCAAAAGGGCAATTGTATAAGACTTCCGATTATTCCGTCATATCGGAATTTTACCGCGCCGGCGTAACGGATCTGCTTGAAAGGTTGTTGATCGGTACTGTGTATAGCAATTATGCATCCCGGCACAATACATTGTCGGGGACAGTGATCCTGCTTCCTGAATTTAACATCTATACGGATGTTAATGAGCCAGGCAAATATATTATCATAAGTGAGACGCAACGTCTGTACAACGACGAAAGCGAAATTTTAATGACAAGGTTTGATGCAGACAATTATGAAGGGTTAGAATTTGATGGAACAATATAATGTCATATTAAACAAATTTCCGGCCAATCCTCGGAGCAAAAGAAGATTGGCGAGCCAAGGATTTTTCGGAAGTGAAAGTTCTTCGGGAGGTTCGAATATCGGCGGATCTTCGTTTTCCGGTTATTGGGACCTCATTACTACCAATGCGGCCGGAGAAGCTCTGGACGAAGGCAAGGAATATATCCGAACAAAGTATTCGGCCGTTTCTGAAAAGGATGTTGTAGCCTATGGCACGCAGGATGAATTTCCCGATATGGGATTTCCCATTGCGACTTATTCTACTCCTGGAGCAGTACAAATCAAACAGGGAGGCGGTTTGATCATCGGAGAAGATGGTATTATATCTGTTGATCCTAATTTCGCCGGCGGAGGCTTGGATGAAAAGCAGCTCAAAGAATATCTGGACAGGTATCATTATCTGACTCCATCCAGCTTGTTGTATGGCTACCTATCAAACAGCATAAGCCCTATTATCACGGCATCAGATAGCGTTAATTCGGCGTTCAAAAAGCTCGAAACGCAAATTATTAATTTGAATAAGGATTACGTTACGCTGACTACGGATCAAACGATAATAGGACAAAAAACATTTGAAAAGACGGTGTTATCCAAAGCGGATGTTGTGGCATACGCTGTAAGCGATATTGGCGATCTTATAGCTATAGCAACTCCTGATATGTACGGTTTGGTCAAATATGACAGCTCAGTATTTTCAATCAATTCCATCGGGCAGCTTACATTAGCAGACGGAGCCGGCGGAGGATTGACAAACGTCATACCATCCGGTACCGGAAATGCCGTAACAGAGTTGTCCTATGATAAGACAACCAAGATTCTTACCTGGAAAAAAGGAAGCACTTTCGCGCTTCGCACAGAGATACCTACCCGATTGGGGCAATTATCCAATGATGTGGGGTATATTACGGGTATCAACAAGAATATGATACTTAATGCCCTTTCCGGAGCAGGTAGTAATAATAAATATCTGGCCGGAGATGGTACGTTTTATACCATTTCTTATAGCGAAATAAGCGGAACGCCGAACTTGTCTGTATACGTCAAAAAAGCCGGGGATACGATGTCCGGCGATCTGACAATACGGAAAACGGAACCTGCGTTGATTTTATCAGGGTCTCGACAGTGGTCAATATACGAGGCATCAGGAGATTTAGGGTTCCGAAATGGCAATACTTTGGCTGCATATTTTTCCGGCAGTAATAACGGTACATTATTGATATATAATGATCTCATAGCTCACGGGGATGTTGTCGCCTATTCATCTTCCGGCATAACAGATTTAGCCGTCGTTGCATCGTCGTCAACTTATGGGCTGGTAAAGTATGATGGCAATACAATAAGAGTTAATTCATCTGGGCAGTTGTATGTCGCTTCTGGAGGTGGGGGCGGCGGTTCTGTCGCCTGGAACGATATTACCGGCAAGCCATCATGGATAGGATCGTCCAAGCCATCTTATAGTTGGAGCGAAATTAGCAGTAAACCGTCGTGGATTGGGAGTAGTAAGCCGTCTTACTCATGGAGCGAAATAAGTAGTAAGCCGTCTGGACTTGTAACATCTGTTAGCATATCCGGAAGCGGGAACGCAATAACAAACGCATCTTTTTCGGGTGGGACATTGAGTTTAACAAAGGGTAGTATTTCTGGGGGGAGTAGTTGGAACGGTGGAACTATTACAGGAAATCTAACTATTAGCAAATCAAGTCCGGGTATAGCTTTATCGGGTTCTGGCCCATATATGTGGTTTGGCTCATATTGGAAACTTACAGTCCCTTCTAATGATTATTGTTTTTACTACAATAATGACTTAAGGGCTTATCTATCGTATAGCAGTTCCGGAAATATGTGGGTCAAAGGGTCATTGGTACAAGGATCTGATATTAGGAGGAAAAATTTAATGGGTGATCTCGAAGATGTGCTGTCTAAAATGATGGCTTTATCTGTATTTAGGTACTCCTATAAAAATGATCCTGATGCCACGGTACGGATTGGCCTATCTGCTCAACAGGTTATCCAATATTTCCCCGAATTTGTATTTACGGAGCCGGATGGATATTATTCGATGGATTATGCGAGCATGTCGGCTTTGGCAATAAAAGGCATACAGGAGATCTCTAAAAGGTCTATGATGATTGAAAATCTTGTGAAAGTCCGTAAGGACTGGGAGTTGACGAAGGATCAGCAGATTAAACATCTTCAGGAGACGGTTATTAGATTGCAAAATGAAATAGATGAACTGAAAGGAGGAACTGCGGCATGATACTACCAAAGAAAGATCTGACACTTTTTCAAACTGCATTGAAGGTTGGAGCAGTATATACGAGCAGCGGGAAAGGGTACGTTATCCGTGATCTTTTCCGGCTTGTGGCCGCGGCCAAATCCGGAGGGGAAAAAGGTTATGCTTTTCGGGTAGCAGAAAACGGCTATACAGATGGTACACGCGGCTTTATGATTGACGGGGCATTGCCTTATTGGAATATCTGGAGTCCTGATAGTCCTGGGCGCTTCTTCATTGATATTGATCAGCGCATCAAGCTTCGAATGAAATTTGATGCAGGTAATTCGGCCAATCCTTATTATCGTGCTGCCCTCGGCTATTTTGCTAATTACGATACCAATGCGGAAGCTCCTTATGTTAATTGTACGAATGCAGTCAATGGAGTAATTGACTATTATCCGTCTTTTGCCCTGAGATTGGTATTTCTTGTTACTTGTTCGGGGATAAATTGGAAATCAGTGCAGGGATATATTGATCATTTCTATATTAAGGTAATCGGGACATTCGCATTAGGTGGATCGGAAAATGAAATAGCATTGATTGAAAGTCCGTCATACGTGAATACGGATGGGACAACAAGATCCTATAACCAGCAATATGAATTAAAAAATCTCGGCAGCACGTATCAATATCTCCGTTTTGAGATGTATGTCGGATATACTGATACCGGAGGAGAAAAAATGCTTTTTAAAGTCCCCTATATAGAATCACAGACAGTGAGGTTGAATCAACGAAAAGAAGGGCTTAGTCCTGGTAATTTCCTATGGTTCTACATATACAATCCCAATTCTTCATCCGGGGGGTATGAAAATGTAGCGATACCGGATTATGAAACGAAAATTCCAGTATCAAACAAAGAAATAGAGTTTCAGCCCAATTCAGGGACTCCGTATGATGGTCGATATGTTTTGAAATTCAGTGCAAAGATAGTTGGTGACTATTATACGGATATACCGGGATATGGTACCGTTGATATACATGGTTACTATGATGTCCTTGCAAAGGGCTTTATATACAAAAACTCAGGTGGAGAGGTTAATGTAGACTATGAGTCTCTTGGACAAATTTACCTGGATACAAATTCAGAATATAACAATTTTCAGTTGCAGATTCCAACGGAATGGGCAAGCAATAAATTAGATTCTGGAACATTACATTTTTTCATTAGAATGAAGTCTCAACCATAAAATAAAGTAATATGAAACAGATTAGCAACAAAAGAACAATTGCGGACGTGATCTATGACGGTGAACAGATCACTTTGAAAGGACAAGTAGAAATAGACTCTAACACAGGTCTGGTTAAGTCAGTAAATGGCGATGTCAGATTGAAAGACGGTGTAACGTACATCGGTAATTTTTCGATGCTCGGCATCAATATCAACGACATCTCATATGTCAAATACCGGACCGATACATCGGAACTGGTCGATGAAATGGTACAAGCCATCAACAATAAAACAATTGAGGAGGCTTGACCATGAAAACTATCGAAGCAGTTGAACTATTTACGGTGCTGAAAGACTTGAAACTTTCAGGCATGGATACTTCTGATCGCTTAAAAGTGATCAGAAATCTCCGTGCTCTGCGGGAAGTGGCCGATAAGTACAGTGCGGATATGGACCTTGCAAAAGAACGTCTCAAACCGGACGATTATGACAGTCTGGTAATGAAGATGCTCGAAAGCAATGAGGCTGTAGCAGCCGGTGGTAGCCGTATAGTATCGGATTTGGAGGTTGCGTCATTTAACAAGCAAAATGAACAGTTTAACCGGGATTTGAAAGCAGTTCAAATAGGCACCTACAATAAGGATGAAGGATGCTTTGAAGGCGGTATGAATAGTGAACCGGTAGATGTGAAAATCGAATCTCTCACGGAGCTTGCATTTGACAAGCTCGTTGATGCCAATAAGGATGTGCCGGCAGGCGCATTAGCAGTATTGTTCGATAAAATGGTGAAGTAATGGAATTACAGGATTTGACATTTAATAAAGAAGGTGACCTGTATGTTTGCGAGTTCGAGGCAACAGGACCTTTTAATATTAAGATTTCCCGTACAAATGTATCGGGAGCTTATGGAGCATTGAGCGTTCAGCAGTCGTTGACGGGAGAGGATTATGTCCCCATTCCGCTGCCTCCGGCATGGCCTCTTATGGCCAATCTGGATTTTGAGATACCGAACGTCCCTGCCGGTATGCACATCCGAATTGAGAGCGGGGCAGAAGTGACATTGGCTAAAATAGCATATCAGTCATGATAGGGCTTAACAAAATAGGGCTTAACCAGGTGCAGCTAAATAGGCTGCGCCTGAATGCTCCATTTCCTGCATACGGAAAAATGGCCGGTGGTGGCGGTTCCGGCGACGGCTTCCCGCAACTTCCGGGCGATGTCACTCGTTGGCATTTTGGAGGGCTGACGAACGAGATGATGGCGGCTATGGACGATCCGAGGATCGAGGATGCGGACCATAAAGGTCGGTTCTTATCCTTCAAGAATTTCGCTTGGGGTGGGATGAGTGGAGTTGGTGGTTATGGCGATGAAAATCACCTAACATTCTATAAATTCACATTTGATGATTATGTCTTTATAGCTATAAAAGCTGGTGTTAAGCACATGAATTTTACGTTTAGGGTAACGGGGTTACAGCCTGGAAATAAATTAACATTAGCTTTTTTTGGAACAACGAATACTGTCTACGGTACATGGGACAAAGATGGCATATATACTGTTAATTCAGCAGTAGTTGAAGTTGGTAAACCTGTATATTTTTATAACGGATATGGATCAACCAGAGGAGAGTTTACGATTGAAATCCTACCCCTCTACCCCGGCTTTATCCTCGGTGACGGAGTAGACGACTTTGCAGTTACAGAGAAGGAACTTAACTTCGAAGATACCTATACGGTGTATACGGCGTTTATTCCGTTTCAAGTGGACCCGGTAAGAGCGATGGAAATGTGTGGGAAAGATTTCAAAAAGGATTTCTATCTTTACTATTCAAATAATCATATAGTATATTACACAAGTGGTCTTAATAATTATATTCCGGTACGCATTAATCAATTCCATATCATTGTTTGTAAGCGTAATAAAACAAACGCTGTGATAAAAAATTTAATCACAGGAGAATCTAAAACATTTTCTGTAAGTGAATTAATTGATAATCCGGGAGTGTATTACTTATGGAGATATCAAAGATCAGGAACATCTACGGCCAAATCCGCTATCGCTGGACAAACAATCTGTAACGGGTATTTCTCTACCGATGAAGACGATGAAAAGGTTCTTGATTGGTATAAGAAGCAATATCCCTGGCTCTTCCCCGACCAGGCATGGACTGTCACCGGCAAAACCAACGAGGACGAAGATCGTGCTACTATTGCCAACATTACGGGCAATGGTAATGATCTTGTACTGTCTAATTTTGGGTTTGCAGAAGGGAGCGGGTATGGGTTGTATGCTGAGAATTATGCTGGTGGTAGATGGGTTCAATCTACTGATAGAGCGGATTTAACTTGGACGAGTTATTCTGTAAATATAACTTCAGTTAAAGTTGCGTCTACACAGTTATATTATCAATCCTATCCTGAACAACCTTCTTTTACAGTTTCTTCTTATAAGATAAAAGTTTATGGACTGAAAGATGGTCAAACTCTATCCTATAAACAAGTAACTTCTGAAGGACAACAGATATACAAAATATCAGAAGATGGAATTTATACATTACCGTCTTTTTTATTTAAAGCAAATGGAGATTGGTATGGATTTACATTAGATAAAATACAAGAAACCTGTGATATCACCATAGAGCAAATCCCCGAATACGAAGGATACCTGGTTACTGATGGGGTGGATGATAAGATAACTTCGTCAGCTTTTAAAATGGGTAAGGATTGGACTGTTGTGGGGGATTGGAAGTTTATAAATGATGAAAGTAAGAATGCTGGTATAATTAAACCTTCCAGTTTGTATGTTTATAATGCGTTAAATGGCGTCTCCATCTTTATAAATTCAGGGTCAATTGGGAATAATATTAAAGAAAATAAAGGCTTTAATGCTATTTGTTCTAATGGTAGAGCTTATGATAGAAATTGGACGGAGTATTCTGAATTAAAGGTTGAAGAAGTTACTAAATCTAATTCTGAATTAAAGATAGGTGCATCTTCTAATGATACCACTTATACTCGAATGGCATTTAAAAATTTTGCAATATATCCAAAAGTCCTTTCCAAAGACGACTGTATCAAAGCCTACAACTACCTCCAAACCCTAAAAGCAAAGTAACATTAAAAATTAATTGGATATGAAATACGCAATTGTAGACATCGTGTGGTGCAAGTCCCACGGAATAGAAGTCCTACCGGAAATGAGGATAAGTACGGATCAAAGCAAGGTAATCTTGCATGAGGAATACCTTGCACCCTTCGATGATGAAGATTTTCCTCGCTATAGTTTTAGCGATCCGTCTTTTGTCGAACTACTGAATAGTGAAGAATGGACTTATCCAGAAGGAGAACAACCAGTAATCAACCGGCAGTTCAGCAGATTGCTCGCATTGGATGCTTTAGACTTGGAAGCAAATTCAGAGATTAACACTTACAACTTAACTCCTTCAGAGGCATTGCAAGTAAAAGAAAGACACCCCAAATGGAAAATAGGTATAGATGTCGTTAAAGGACACAGATACCAATATGGTGAGGATCTTTGGGAAGTATTGCAAGGTCACAAAACACAGGAAAATTGGAAACCCTCTTTGGAAACAGCCTCCCTTTGGAAACGGGTTGATGAAGAACATGCAGGGACAAAGGATGATCCTATTCCTTATGCACCCCCAATGGAAATATTCAAGGATAAGTATTATACCCAATCCAAGGTATTATATAAATGTATAAGAGACAGTGGTCAACCATTATCTCATAATCTGTCTGATTTAGTAGGAAACTACGTAGAGAAAGCTTAATCCAAATCTATGGCATTCTTAGTTAACGATTCGATATGGAAAAAATATAAACATATCGTACAAAACTTCATTGACCAAGATGCAGGGTTACAAGAAGTGATTTGGTTAAAACATATTCAATATCCTTTACCATTTGGTGAAGATGATGATGAAAATAATTATGAAAGAATCCCTCTCCAAGCTCTAATCAATTACAATGCTTTCAGAACATGGCCTTTAAATGTAGGTACACCTTCTGGTGAATTGGATGAGATTAACTGTGCTATGTTAGTCTCACAAAAACAGCTTGTAGAAAAAGGGCTCACCAATAATAAGGGATATTGGACATTTGATGCTGCATTAGATAGATTCATTATTAATGGTGAATTATACATCTCAAAAGGTGATACTCAAGTAGCCCAGGCAAAAGATGAACCTATAGTATTTCAAGTATTACTCAGAAGACAAGAAGATGGCACAGATACAACGAATTAAAACTGGTGATACAAATTGGGGAGATGAAGCAACCAAGCTAAACACCAATTTCAACCAGTTAAATCAAAATAAGGTAGAGGTAGTTCCAGGCTCAAGGTTAATCACAGAAGAAGAAGCTCAGAAGTTAAATGATCTACAGAACTTGAAACAACCAGATTTAAACGAAACTGATCCAAGTAGTTTTGCTTATGTAAAGGGCCAAGAAAAAATCCAATTGATCATGAAGGCCCAAGAATTACAGAATCCTCCTACTGCATCAACATTAACCTATCAAGTAAATGGTGAAACTTTCAGTTATAAAATCGGTCAATTTGTAAGGGCAATTGTAGATGGAGAGCCTAAGCTTTATCAATTATATAACATTGTAAATGGTTCTGCTGTATGGAAAGAAGTAAACACTGGTTCAGGGGGTGGAGGCGAAGTTTCAGGGTATGCCGAAGGATTCAGTTGGTATGAATTAACTAATCCAGGAGATATTAAGCCAGTAAATGGGATTACCCTAAGTAAATCCTTAGTAACATATACTGTTACAGAAAGTGGAATTACTGGTGATACTACAAACATCTACAGCTTAATTGTTTGGGACCCAACTGATGCTACAGATAAAACAGTAACTTACAAAGCTAGTGCTGGATTAACAGTAGAAATCAATGAGGGAGTAATTGCTAATATTACAGCAGAACCCGGTGATTATACGATTACAATTACTACAGTAGATGGGTCCCATACTGCAACATTAAATGTAAAGATTCAACCTTCAGAGCCTGCTAATGTTCCAGTTGAATCCATATCTGTCAGTAAATCAGAGGTAGAAATAGATACAAATAATAGGGGGGGGGATTGACGTATCACAGTACATTACAGTCTTTCCTGACAATGCTACGGATAAAACAGTAACCTATGAGATATCAAGTTCTGATTCGGAGTATGCAACAGTTTCATCTAGTGGTATAGTAAAAGCTAAAGCAATAAACGGGCCATTTACAGTAAAGGTAAAATCGGTTAGTAATCCAGAAGTTGTAGCTACAATTAATATGAAAGCATATACAACGTTAACCGGTATATCGAAGTTAAATGACATGGTAATAGAGGGTCAAAATCAATCGGCTACCTTTAGAATATCGATAATACCAACTTATGCAAATCGATATAACCCTTTCACTGTTCAATCTTTAAACCCAGACATAGCTTCAGTAAGAGCTTCTGGAGCTGATACTTATACTGTAACCAGTGTAGGATTGGGTACTACCCAGATATTGGTTACTAATGGGCCCATAAGTGAGCAATTCGATGTAACTGTACAAAGGGCAAACATTGCAGTAAAAAAAATAACATTATCAGAACAGAATAAATCAATGCTAGCTGATGATGAGTTTACACTAACTGCAACAGTGGAACCTACCGATGCTACAGAAGAAATTGATTGGAGTGTTACTCCATCCGATCTCTTGGCAGTATCCTACCCAAACAATAAAACTGCAAATATCACTGCCTTATTAAAGGTAGGGACTGCAATTGTATCTGCTGCAAACAAAGACAGGAGTTCAGTAGCAACATGTACCATTCAATGTAGTGGAGGTATCTCAGTGGTATCACTTAATTTCCGATCAGTACAAGGTTCCCATAATCTCTGTGTAGTTTCTATCCTTAAGTATCCTAACAAAACAGCAAGGGAAAATTCTAGGGATGATTATGGGGACTTTACTCCAACCTCTCAATCTACTTGGATAATTAAAAATTCTACAGAGTCTACAGTTATGTCAGTAACCATATCTGGAGAAGAATGCCTTGGAATTAATCAAGTAGCTAGTAATGCTATTTGGAGGATCGATGGAGTTGCTCAATCAGGTAGGACTGGTACTGTGGATTGTGATAATGAACTTCATAATATACAATTTAATGGAGGATAAAAAATATGAGTATAATAACAAAAGGTACAAATGGTAGGCTTATCCATGGATGGACTAAGGAACAAGCCGACCAAGAAATAACAAAAGGGGTATTATCCCAAAGCGATATAATCTTTTTGGACAATACAAATCAAATCTATGCTTTCAACAAATTTTGGGGAGGCTCAGGAGGTACCCCGGGAGGAGGTGAAAATAAATTCCTGGATGTTACAGCTATATTTGACCTTATGGGCCAACAAGGAGGTAACCTTTCCGATGAAAATGTAGCTGCTGTTAGAAAGGCTTTTCAGGATCATGTTTCCACTGGGTTTATTTCTATTGATACGGTAGTGGAAACTGGGTATGTACCCATGGAGATCATTAAATTTCCCGAGTCAGCTGTTAGTGGTCACGAAACTTACCTTATAGTAATATCAATTCTCACTGTAGAGGAGAGTTCCCAGGCTCAACATCAAATGTCAGGATACACTGATAGTATACTTGCTATTGTTTGTGATGCTACTTCTAAGTCGTATGAAGTTACTACTGGAGCAATGGCATTTAAAATCGATGGTAACGGTAATAAGTATTTAGCTGATGATGGAGTTTATCATGAGATCAATGTTGATACAACTGAGATCACAAATAAACTTAATACATTAACTTCTGATGTAACCAATTTAAAAACCGATGTAACCAATTTAAAATCCGAGGTTAACGGTGCATCGGCGGCCTTAACAGAATTGGAAGAAGCTTCGAAATAAATCATCTTCGATAAGGGTAACCCAGTAGTAGGTAACGTTACATTAATGTAATATTACAATACTACTGGGTTTTATTATGTAAACATACTTATTCTAAGGATTATGGCTAGAAAACAACGTAGTTCCATTAGTGTTTATATGCCTCCAATTCCTAAAATCGAAATCCGAAATCAAGGGAACTGGGTAAAGGTAGAGAATGGATTAACACATCTTCAGCCTGCTATTCAACATGGCTATGATATTGGGGTTGCCAAGTTTTCAGATAAACTCATTAGAATAATCCGAAAGGCAATCCATACCCATAAACCCCCAGCAGGTTCTGGAGTTCAATGGGCTCCATTAAAAAGGAACCATGATGGTGGAATATACTACCTTAAAGGCGAGTATTATAAAGCTGTTGGGATTTATAAATATCGAAACAGAATCTTGGTTGGTATGCCTTCTGGAACAAAACATTACAGTGGATTAACTTTAAACCAGCTTGCTATCATATTGGAATATGGGAACGAAAATATCCCAGCCAGACCATTATGGAGACCCTCGCTTAAAAGTGCAGGGGGTTCTAAAGAACTTCGAAATACCCTAATGAAGGAAATCAGAAGATCAATTATGACAAGGACTGGGTTAAAGGCAAATCAAATCCGAGGCTTATGGTAACATCACAAGAAATCATCGAGAGGTCATTTTATATGGCCCTTATGGAAAACACTCTAAGATTAGGATTAACAGTAGACCCTAATCTCTATGAGAAAACGAAAGAGAGCATGGCTCTTTACCAACAAGCTGTAGAAGAAGTAAAAAAGAGCAAAAACAAATTCATTCAAATCTTTGGTGTAGGTAATAGCCAATCCAAAGGTATGAAAGAAAGCTTTCCCAGAATCGTAGTAGAATCCGAAGGATTCGCTCCCGGGGGTATAGGTTTAAATCGATTTCACAGAGAGAAAAAAGAAAATAAAGGCTATGTAGTTAGTGAAACTCCTTTCGAGGCAATTGACCAATACATAAATGTAAGATTAGTCTCTAAAAACTCAGAGGATCAACGATTACTAAACCTTATCATGAATTCTTCAATTCCTCAGAGAGGCTATTTAAAACCCTATATTTATGAGAAGGCTCCATTCGATGGAAACATTTTTGTAATTGCTTCTAATTTCTATGATAATTCGAATGATGAAAGAGGGATCATAGAAAAGGTATATACTTGGGAAATCCAAGATACCTTACTTCAGCCACCAGTTGAAGTTGGTAGTGAAACACCGATTAATGAAATTAACGTTGATATCCTTAATAAGGATACAGAACAACCACTTAAGGATAACATACACATTCCATAGTCGAAACTCAGATTAGGAGGAAGGAGGTGATGAATCATTTCATTTCTCCTTCCTTTTTTTGTTTATATCGAAACATTCTTTAATCTCTAATTATTAACAATATGCCTACAAGTCCTAAAGTTGACTTCACAGTCATTAACAACAATGTTGCAAGCATCACTCCAAACAATGGTATTGGATTTGTCCTTGCAAGAACAACTAAGGGCCCTTTCTTTGATGCTTCAAAGATAATCAAGAGCCCAGCTCAATTTGCAGAGGTATTTGGTTCTGAGGTAGTTCCCGATGGTTCCCTTTCGAACATTTCTCGTGCATTAAGCATGGGAGGACAACTTAGAATCTGTCGTATTGGCCACTTAAACCAAGGTAAAGTAGATGCAGTAAAAGGTACAGTGCTTGCTGGTAAAGTTTCTGGCAATGCCTATGTTTCGGATACTGGCGAAACATTGAACCTGGAATTAACAGGATTCGATTCAAAGGTTATCACTATCCAGCTCAAACTTGAAACAAAAGAATATGGGGGTGATATCCAAAGTACTAACGGTAAATTTATGGTTGTGTTTACACAAGTAGGAAATCGAGTAATTTCTAGCTTGTATAATACGAATGCTAAAGATAATCTTACTTCTGCATTCCTGGTAAATACTAATCCAGTACTTTCCTACAAGAATGGTGATGGTACTCATCCAATCTTTATCGATACAGCTCTTTTCAAGAACTTCCTAACTGCAGACCCATATTTCGATGTAACAATCGCAAAAGTATTAGTGGGCTCTGATCCTTCCCAGGATTACTCAACAGTCCAGGATGTGATCAATCTTTTGAATGATGCTCAGAAGGTAAACAACACTACTCTTGCTATCAAGAGTACTAATACTGCTCCAGTAACATTGAGTGCTGATAAACCATTGTATTACCTTGGTACAGTAGGTAATGCAGGTACTACTCCAGTAGCTACAGACTGGGTTCAGGGATTCGAAGTTATGAAGGATTACTCAGACTTCTATATGTTCTTCGCTTCTCACATCCATCAGCATTTATCAGAAGCTCAAGCGGTACACTCGGCGGGGTATTCTGCTGCTGATTTAACCAAGAATGCCACTTATGCCATTGAAATCCCAAAAGTAAACACAACTAAGGCTACGATTTTAAAGGCAAAACAGGATATAGGAATTAACTCAGAGCATGTTGCCTATTTCGCTGGAGGTCTGAGATTGTATAACCAAGATGGTATGCTTATGGATTCTGATGTATTGGGTACTGTATTTGGTTTGTCTGCTCAAGCTGCTACAGAATGGGGACCCTGGTATTCATTTGCAGGTCAGAATCGAGGAATCGTTGGTGATGGTAATGGACCAGTAGCTGAAAACTTTGGTAGCCCTGGGAGATATGATGATCTCAATGAATTGGCTGCTGAAAGCATCAACATCTTTGTTATCAAGGAGGTTGCTTCTGGAGGTAAAGCTACATTGTTATGGCATAACTTCACTTCCACAATGCTTTCAAATTCTGAAAGATTCTTGAATGTAGAAAGATTGATTTACTACATCAAGAAAGTTTTGAGACCAATCATGGAACGTTATTTGGAAGAACCCAATAACTTCGAAACTTGGAGTAAGATGTATTTGGAAGTAGACCCTTATCTCCAGGATCTTCAGAATCGAAATGGAGTTCATTCATATGAATGGCAAGGCGATCAATTCGCAACCTCTTTTGATGATTTGCAGGTTAACAACGAAAAGGATGTACGTCAGGGTAAGTATAAAGCTAACCTGGTTATCAAAGAAGTTGTTGCTTTGCAAGAGATTAACATTGGAATTGTGCTGGATGCTTCTTCTGGTGCAATTAATATCGAACAAGCTTAAATCAAAAAGATATGGCAAAAGTTTCTAACCCCAGAAAAAAGTTTCTTTGGCAAATTACATTCGTAAAACATCCATTGAATCCGTACCTGTTTCAGAATGTTACACTTCCCGAAATCTCCATTGACCAGACAGAACATGGGGATATCAATTACAGTGTTAAAACAGGAGGTAGAGTACAAGTAGGTAATCTTACTTGTCAGAAACTGGAATCTACTTCAGGTTCAGATGTATGGATGTGGAATTGGCTTATGTCCGTCCAGGATTTGTTAGTAGGTGGAGGTCTTACACCAGATCAGTATAAGGAATCAGTTAAGATTGATGAATTAGCTGAAGACGGTAGTTCAGTACTTAACTCTTGGATTTGTACTGGAGTTTGGCCTTGCCGAGTAAATGGTCAGAATCTGGACCGTATGAGTTCGGATAATACATTGGAAGATTTGGAATTCTCAGTTGATCAAATCGAGAAAATTTAAAGTGTAGAAAACTGAACAGAGAACGAGGGGTTGTGAAATCCCTCGTTTTTTCATAGTAACAACATATAAAAAACAGAAAAGATGGAAACATTAGTAAACAGTAATGCTATGAAGGTAAACCTTCCAGATATGAATTCTTATGTTTATATCAGAGAACAGAATGGTGAGGATGATGATATTTTATCGAATCCCATAAAATCAGAAACACTCTCCAATTTTTCAGAGTTTATTTCAAGGATTGTAGTAGATACCAATCTTACTCCAAACAGAAAGCTCACAGAACAACAGGCACATGAATTACCATGTAATATTCGGTATGCTATATTACTGGCCTCTAGAATCTTTTCATTGGGCCAAGTAATGGAATTCGAGTATACCTGGCCAAACGGAGATAAGATTCGGTATGAACAGGATCTTAAAGAACTTCTCTTCGATGATTATCATCAATCACCAACAGAAGAAGAATTAAATGCAAAGCCTTTCGCAGTTCCATATTATCCTTATGGGGACACAAAGAATTTCACAATCACACTCCAAAGCGGAAAAGAAGTTTCATATTCCTTGTTAACTGGTAAAGGTGAATCAATGATGATGAACACTCCAGTTAAAACTAAGAACCTGGAATTAAAAGCCAGGGACCTCAAATTAAAGGTAGAGGATAAATGGGAAACAGTTCAAAGCTTTGCATTATTTTCACCCAGGGATATGGCAGAGATCAGAAAATCAGTTGCTGAGAATGATCCATATTATACTGGGCTTATTGAATTAGAACATCCAACAAAAGGATACAAAGCTGGATTCTCTATTATGGGTACTCCCGATTTTTTTTATATCGCGGGGTATTAGAGGATGAATTAGCTTACATCAACAGAGCTAAAATCCAAATAGATTATCTCACCCTATACAAACTCCCTCTTTCAAAAAGAAAGAGACTTCTCGAAAACGCTGATCAGTATTTTGCTCAGCTTAAAAATTTAATGAAATAATGGTTTCACTTAAACTATAGGAGGACTGCCTTATTTTCACTTCAGGGTCCCCAAATCAGGGACAACTACAAATCGGTATTGCTTTGGTATTGGAGGATAGGTTTTCCAATCAAGCAAGAGAATCCTCCAAAGAAATCCGAAGACTACATCAAGAGGCTAAAAATATAACCAATGCTAACCTCAATGCTGTTAATAGAATGGCAACAGCGGGAATGGCAATTGGTAGTGCAGCTGCCTATGGTATAGGTGAAGCTGTGTTACAGGGAGCAAAATTTATTGATACAATGACCTTTGTAAAAGCAATTGCAAAGGATACAGGTACAGACTTTTCGCTTCTTTCTCAAAGAGCTAAGACTTTAGGTAAAGATACAATGTTTACCTCACAAGATATTGGCTCCGCGATGCAATATATGGCAATGGCAGGACAGGGAACAACAGAGATATTTAATAATATCACTGCTGCAGCTGACTTAGCCAATGCTACAATGTCAGAACTCGGTGGAAAAGGAGGAGCTGCAGATATCATGACCAACATCATGAAGATGTTTATGATTGATTCTACAGAAGCCAATTCTACTCGAGTTTCTGACGTTTTAACAAGAGCAGTAACCAGATCAAATACAAATTTGTATGATTTGGGTGAAGCAATTAAGTATGCTGGTACTACTACCACAAACTTAGGGGCTACCCTGGAACAAACTGCTGCTGCAATTGGAGTACTTGGTGATGCTGGTATCCAGGGTTCAATGGCTGGTACTGCATTAGCTAATGCTTATCGATATTTATCAAAATCCATCGGAGACCCAAATTTCAAAGGTGGGAAAGCTTTAGCTAAATTAGGGTTATCAAAATCCGATTTCATAGATGCTAATGGCCAGCTAATCGATTTGGGCTTAGCATTACAAAAGATTGCTAATGCAAGTAGAGGACTTGGAGAACTGGATCAGTATAACTTATTGGTTAATATCTTGGGTGTTCGAGGTGAACGAGCTGGTTCTACAATGATTAGAGCATTCCAGAATTATACCAATCTTCTAGATGAATTAAATAACAATTCCCAGGGAGCTGCTGTTTCTGTTCGTGAACAAAGAATGGCTTCATTGGCTGGAGCTATAGAAACCGTACAATCAACTTGGGAGAACTTAACCACTTCTTTTGCTGAATCTCTGGGACCCACTTTAACACCATGGTTAAGAGGTATAGGTAAAATCTTAGAAGGTGTCCAAGCCATATTCGATTCTCCAATAGGCCCATTTGTTTCAGCATTAGTAACTGGTACTGTAGTATTAGGTACAATCAATGCTTCAGTAATTGCATTAAAGTCCTCAATGAGATTGCTTTTCAATGATTCTACGGTTTCACTAAGGAATATGTTCCTTGTAATGAAACAGGGTTGGAAAGCTTCTACAATTTCTGCAGCTGAGTATGCTGCTATGCAAAGGTCAATCATTGCTCAGGGTAAGGCTGGCTTAGCAGGTAGAGGTGTAGGTAATGCAATGCTCTACCATGAGTGGATGAGATCACATCAAGGCCAATATCTTGGTAAGGTAATGGGCAAAGAGGATAAAACTGGTAGGATGAGATATTATGCTCAAACTGCTTCAGGAGGAACCAGAAGAATCTCAGAAGCTGTTGCTACCAGGTATGCTCAAAGATATAATCCATTATCCTTGATTGGAGGAGCTGCTGGTGCTGCCGCAGGAGGGGCTGCCTTAAGATTCGGAGCTTCATCAGTAATGAGGGGAGCTTTAGCTTTCTTCGGAGGACCCTGGGGATTAGCCCTTTCCGCAGTGATCACATTCTTACCCATGATTATCTCTGCTTTAACAAAGAGTAATGAGCAATCATCAGAAACAAATTCTCTTCTTAAAGCTTTGACTCCAGAAGAAGAAAGGCAAAAAAGAATCGATGAAGCTAATCTCACAACAGCAGAAAGAGAGGTACTCAATACAGATGCTTTGGTAAAGTTCTACACCTCATTGGATAAATTCAATGCCAATATGGAAAGGAACTTTGCTAATGCTCAACCAGGTACCAAATCAATTAACATCTACTTGGATGGCAATCTTATTGGTAGCAAAGCTATCAATGAACACAGTCAAAATGAAGTAATTGAGGTAGGAGGAAAGTAACATGGCAAGTGCAATAAATAAAATACATGGAGTGCTACAAGGGGCACTCCTTAAACCCTTTGATAATTCTACAGTTGGTCAAGCTGCTGTGGGTCCTGCTACTTATCTTTGGAGAGCTAGAATCCTGGCAAACAGATTAACTTCTCTCAAAGCTCAGAGAATTGTATTACCTACAGAGATTGACCCAGCTAAGAAAAATATTAACACTGGAGTAAGTGCCTTACAAGCTACAAAACGAAGAGCATTATTAAAGGTACCTAAGCCTAAACTTAAAGCTACTCCAACAGTTAACACAGTAAAGAATCAGATTATCATTATCAATCCCAATACAAATGCTGATGGTAATGGTACATATGAATCCATTGTTATCCAGGGTAAACCTTCTGAAGTAAACATCGAATCAGAAAACAGTTGGGTAGCAGTGAGGACAAATGGAAGAAACAATCCTTTCTATATGTACACAGGTTCAGAAGATACAATATCTTTCGATATCTCTTGGTATTCTACACAATCAGATAGAAAGGATGTAATCAAAAAATGTAGGTTATTAGAATCCTGGTCTAAGGCTGATGCTTATGCTGCTTCTCCTCCCGAACTTTGGATATCCTGGGGTTCAGCAGAGTTATTTAAGGATTACTCATTTATCTTGGTATCTGCACCTTATGTATTGAGTAATTTTCAGAATGCCTGTAGGGCTAACAGAACCTCACCAATTACAGATTTGGGATTATTGCCTAATGCTGCTACACAAAAGCTAACATTCAAAAGGGTTACTAAACATAACCTAACTACTGCAGATATACAAAGGGTTCATGGTAATGTTCCTCAACCTATGCCAGAAGAACCAATAGCTACTCAAAGTAAACCTAAATATCCAGATAAAGTGGAGGTGTAAGATATGAAAGAGTCTACAAGAAATCCCTATACTAATTCAGTAAGGATTAAATATCCAGATGGTACCAGTACATTAGAAAGGATTCCCAGTACTTTCAGTCTTACAGGGAAAGAAAAAGTTCATACATTATTGGAAGGTGAAACTTTACAAAGTGTAGCATTCAGATATTATGGTGATTCTGGGTTATGGGCTGACATTGCTGATGCAAATAATATCATTGACCCTTTTACAGAAGTGTATAGGGGTAAACAATTAATCATACCGAACCCATGAGTAACGAAAAGTCAATGTTACCCAAGGGGTTCGGTATGCCTTTTGTTAAGGTAACAGACTCACAGAATAAACCAATCATAGATCCTTTATCAGGATTACCAATAGGTACTTTTGTTACTGGGTTTGAATATACATACCGAGAAGAAAAAGATGATGAATGTTTTATCACTATCACTACAGAAAATCCTAACCTAATAGATATACCCCAATTCAGAGAACAGCAATATCTGGGAGTACAATGGGGAATCGTTTACCCAGATAAATCCTATGCTCCAAGTGCTCCAAGAAAAGTAATGGTAAGGGATACCAACATAAGATTCTCCGCTCAAGGTATTATCATTACTTTAAAATGTACAGATGGATTTTCAATCCTTAAATCCCAGCAACTTAAAAAGAATGCTGATGATAATTTTCTCAAATGGATTGAAGATGAGCTAAAGGGAAAGGTTCAATTTAAATCCTATATCTATGATGTTAAGGAATCTAAGGAACTTGCTCCTGGATATGTTTATACTGGTTACTCTTCTATAACTGGGTTAACCATTCCAACAACAGATCATGGATGGTTCTATGGGATGAAGGAAGTTGGGAATGATAAACTTATAAAACGAAGAACATTCGTTCAAGTAGGTAGGACTCCATATACTGCATTAAAGGATGCGGCAAAGTATATCCCAAATGGTCCATATCATGTAGATGGAAGAGATGATACAGTATCAATCCATCCTACTAATTTCAATCAAGCTCCAGTAGCTTCATTTACATGGCATGAAGAAACAGGAGAAATTGTATCATTTAATGTAACCACTCGAAAAAAGCTTAAGGCTTTAGATGTTGCCAAGAAATCTCAAATTGATGGTGAAACAAAATCCTTAGATTCTGGAGTAACCCAAACAGATGGCTCTTTGCCAGATAATTCAGTAGATGGTATTACTGGAGAAACCATTCCTTCCAATGCTCCTAACACTTACGATTCTCGAGTAGATGGTATCACGGGAGCTGCAACTAGACCCAGCACAGATAAATATAAAGATGAAGAAGCAACTAAGAAACTCTTAGAGAAAGACCCCAATTACCTTAGGAAATATGCTCCTGAGTATCTTGAGAAAGTTGTAAACGAATACAAAGCTGCAGGGAATGATCCTATGAAATTAGCTGCTATCTCTCTGGATAATTATACAGTAAAGGTAAAAGCTAAGGTAAAGGAAACAGTAAACCCAGAAGATTTCAACCCAAAGAGCTCCAGCCCAGTAAAAGTTCAGGGTAGGATTTCTGGATGGCAATCATTAGAGAGAGATAAAACAATTCAGATAGTCCCAAAAAGTGATGGGTCAAAATATGAATATTGGGATAACCCAGAAGTAGTTAGAGAAAAGGAAATCGAATTAAATCTCTCTGCTAAGGACCTTTTAGGATATGCAGGGGACGCTGATTCTTCCAAGATACTCGCATTCAATCAAGTAAATGATGCTTTACAAAAACAGGTTGAAGCTACAATGGTTACAATTGGGCAGCCAACTCTAATGAGCTCTCAAATGCTCTCTATTCAGAATGTTTCTCAAAAGTATTCTGGAGATTGGTACATTAAAGAAGCTTCTCATCGAATAGATGCCTCTACTGGGTACCTTACCACATTCGAATTAATCAAGAAAACCATTTCAAATGGTACAGTGGTTCAATCGGATGTAAAGGTAAATACCCAATCTTTAGCAATGAAGGTTCAGAAAATTGCTAATGATCTTACTCCTGCTGAGATTGCTAAAGCTGAACAAGTAAAGGCATTCCAGGAAAAGATTCTAAAGGAAACCGAAGATATGGGAGAAGTTACAGTAATCACAGGTACTGATGAACAGGGAAGAGAGTATACCGAGATACAAGCAAGTCAAGATGCAGTATCTTTAAATAAAGCTACTCAAACTGCCAATATTAACAAGAATGATCAAATCCTAAAAGATAAAACAAAATGAGCCTGGTATATTTAAGGGAAAATGGTTTAGAGGGAATTGGTCGATTCTATTCTACTTACCGTGGAATAGTAATTAATAACGAGGATCCTTTAAAACTTAATCGATTACAAATCGAAGTCCCAGATATAACTCAAACATTGGTTTGGGCTTATCCCAAAGGACAGCCTGGACCCTTGCAATCAGGAGCTAAGTATTTAACTCCAGAAATCAATGATGTAGTTTTCGTGGAATTCCAATCTGGAGACCCGAATTACCCTCTCTGGTCATACTGTGGATGGGCAAAAACTCAAGTACCACCGGAATTAGAAAAGAAGGAAGTAATCGGAATAGTTACTCCAAATGGTAACAAAATATTTCTAGATGATGAAACAAACACTACGAAAATTTTGTTGAAGGTATCCGAGGATAAATTTCATGAGATTACATTGAGCCCAGATGGTGTAATTATAAAAACTCCTACACCTATTACTCAAGAAACACAATCCGCTTGGGACCAGACTGCAAAAGAGGATCATAATATCCGAGGAAAACTTGTGATATTCAATGATGGGGAAGTTGGTACAACGATGACAGATAAACTCCTTCAGAGATTAAACAAGATTGAGGATGATATTAATAACCTTAAACTTGGATTAACCCAAGCAGCTGCAGTAGCTACCCCAATGGATGGTGGTAAAGCCGCATTCCTCTCTTTAGCTGGGTATGCTAATACGCCATTAGTTAAAACAGTAATGGCTGATATTGAACATCAAACAGTAAAACAATGAGCGAAAATATATTTGAAAAGTCAATTGGTTCAGGGCCAACTTTTCCCATCCAACTAACCAGTGGTTCATGGAAACCTAAAAAAGGTTCATTGGAATTAATCGAAGATAACATTATCTCTATCTTGGTTTATCAAATCGGATTTAGATTAAGGCAAGAGATATTTGGTACTCGAAATTATGAATGCTTGGAAGAACCAAACATAAATGCAACTCGGTTATTAGTATATCGATTTACTAAAGAAGCTATCGAAGCTTGGGAACCAAGGGTGAGACTTTTGGAAACCCAAATACAATTCACTCCTTCAGAAATACAGATTAGGTTAAGATACCAAGTTTTAACTAATCAGATGGTTGGAGAACTTGATTTTTCATATCAAAAATCGGCATAGTTATGGCAATATTAAAGAATCCCTGGTTAGATGTTTTCTCAAGATCTTACCAATCAATCAAGAGCCAATTGGTTCAAAACATGAGAACTAAGTTGCCCGAAGTTACTGATTATTCTGAGGGCAACATTTTTATTATCTTACTTTCCATGTGGTCTTCAGTAGCAGAAGTAATTCATTACTACTTGGATAACATGGCAAGGGAAACTTTCTTTATCTCAGCAAGAAGGTACTCATCCTTAGTTAAACATTCGAAGTTGGTGGATTATCACATTAAAGCAGCAATCCCAGCTTCTACTGATGTATTAATCCAAATCAATAATGGAGACATGGCTAAGGAAGATTATATCATTCCTATTGGTACAACCTTTAATGGTACAAATGGATTAACATATATCTCCACAAAACAGAAAACTTTCTACAAAGATACCTATGGAGTTTATGTCCCAGTAGAACAAAAAACATTGGTACCAGAAAAAGATCTTGGAGTAATCTCAGATCCCAATGCTATCATTTATATTGATGAAACAGATGGGTTCTATGTTGAGGGTTCTGCAGTATTAAAACTTGGTGGAATTCTTTGGACTTTAGTAGAAACATTAGGATATTCTGGGCCTAATGATAAGCATTATATGGTAGAATTAACTGAGGATCAAAAACCCTACATTGTATTTGGTGATGGGATGTATGGTGAAAAACCTGCAGTGAATTCCCCAATATTACTCAGCTACTTCATCACAAAAGGTGAAGCTGGCAATGATGCAGAGAATACCATTACCTCAGTAGATGGAGATCTTGGTATCAAGGACATGACTATCACAAATCCGAATAGAATTACTGGTGGTTCAAATTATGAAAACTTTGATATGCTAAAGGAACATGTTCCTTTAAACATCAGAACACTTGGAGTAGCAATCACCAAACAAGATTACATAGATGTAACTAAACTTGCTCCTGGTGTAGATAAAGCATACATCGATTTTAGGTGTGGTAAATTTGTGGATATCTATATTATCCCAGATGGAGGAGGGGTTGCCTCGGAATCTTTAAGGGATGCAACTTATCGATATGTTTCAAGCAAGAAAATCATCACTACAAATATCCGAGTATTACCTGCTGGTAGTTCCTATGTAGTTTTGAACTTAACAGTAACTGGTATGCCATCATTAAGAAGTAATATTATTTCTGATGATATACTGAGAGCTTTGGTTCAGAATTATGATTACAGTAATTCGGATATTAACAAGGTAATCCGATTATCCGATTTATATGCCCTCATCGATAATTTGAGTACAGTGGATTATCTTACCATCGATAGTATTTATACAATCCCTTACCCAAACAAATCCGAGGACACAGAAACAGATTTAAATCTGAGTAACTTTAAAGTTAATTCCATAGAAGATGAAGTAAATTATACGATATCTTATTTGGAGAAAGATACCTTTACCATTGCTTCAGAATTTGGAGAAGTTTATTCTACTTTCCTTGGTTCTCCAATCACAATCATCTCAGAAAGTGCGGGAGTAAACTTTACATTCACAATTGGTAATCCTTTATCTGGAGCTTACAAAATCGGAGATACTTGGGAAATGAAAGTGATACCAAATGGTAAAGACCAGATTATCAATGATTACTCAGTACCAAGAATCATTGCAAGCAATGTACATATTAATGTAATCGAAACATCATGATAAACTTTCATGCTTTAATGGATTTACTCCCCCCTTATTTTAAAGCCTTCGATACTTACAAGGATCAAAATGATAAGGGAGTATTAGAAAGGTTCTTAGAATTAATCGGAGAATCTGTTGTTGATGATACTGATAGGAATTCATCGATGTTGCCCAATATAGATAATATCCTTGACATCATCGATGTAGAAACTACCAGAGCGGGATTACTCGATTATATCTATGATTTTTTAGGGGCTCCACCACAAGAATATACTACTCCAGTAACCGAAGGAGAATTTTTACATAATCCTCCATTCTATGTATGGTACTTGGAATACAATGTTCAGTTGGAATATTCTACTAAACTGGGATATAAACCAGAGAATGCTCAAAGGGTAGTAAAATACTACTCAGCTATTGACCGAAGGTTGATAATGTATGCAGTATCCCTATATAAAATCCGAGGAACAGAAAAGTTCTACAGGGTATTACTTACTGCATACTTTAAACTCAAAGGTTACACATTAGAAGAGGAAAACTTATTAACCACTATCGTTGGTAAAGCAAGATATGATACATCATTAACATATGATAGCAATTATCAATACGATGGTGATTCCACAGATTGTAAAGCTTGCTCAAGTTACATCATTGATTTAACCTCAGTAGCCTCAACCCTTAAACCAGAAGAACAAGCTCGATTGGAAAGGGTGCTTGCTAAGTATGCTCCAATTAATGTTCAATTAATGGTTGCTTATGCTTTCTGTAATATTATCGTAAGCACACAGGGTCCATCCATCGAAGAGGGCATGGTGGTTGTTACTGGTAATACAGATAAAGCAGTAAGGGGGTATGACCATACGGTTAGTATTTATTACGAATCCAATATCATATTCTTGGGCTGGTATGATAACCAAGGAACACTACTCTCTACAAGTTTTTCTTATACATTTAAAGTAACAGAATCTACTCAAATCATTGCAAAATATGAAAGAGATGACTTATGATATTATTACAACAAATTCAGGATATTGATAAACTAACCAAGGTATCTTTAGAACTTGCCGAAGCAGCATCTAATTATGGAGCATTAAAAATTATCTTTGGTGTCTTCATGGTGATGATGTTATTAATCGTATTGGTATTCGTATCCCAGTTAGTATTTTTAATCAAAAGGGTTCAAGGGATTTCCGATGTATCCGATAAAATTGATAATTATTTCGAAGGATTATCAGAATCCGATATTGGTAAGGAAGAAGCTAATTCGATGATTAGGGAAGTTCTAAATCACAATTCAGTACTTATTAAGTATTATATAATCCGAGTAAGATCCGAGAACCATATTTCTGATAAAGAAAACACAGAATTAAAAATTCAAAGGATCCTTAAAAATATCCATTCAGAAACTTCCACATTTTTAAATAAATTTCGATATAAGTCCAAACCTCTGGGAGTACACTTAGATGTAGAAACTGATACTGAAAATTTATTTAATCTGATGTTGGAACAAATCTACATACCAAAAGAACATTTTCAATTGTCTCAAATGGACCAATCCATCGAATTATTCATGCAAGGTTTGAAACTGAATTGTGTAACTAAAATAGAAAACTCATGAACACTAAATCATTATGTATTATCTTAGACCCCGCACATGGAAATGATGTAAAGGGTAAATGCTCTCCAGATGGTACTCACAAAGAATATCTTTGGAGTAGAGAAATTTGTAAAAAGCTAGCAAGTAAGCTAGACACCCTCGGATATGAGGTACATTTTACTACCCAGGGTTTAAAGGAGCCTGGACTATCCAAACGAAAGTTGGAAGCTAACAGTATCCCAACTTCAAATGTAAAATTGCTTATCTCATTACATAATAATGCAGCTGGAGATGGTAGTAATTGGTACACTGCCTCTGGAGTAGAGATTTATACCTCTCCGGGAAAAACTCAATCCGATATCTTTTCATCCATGATGTATGGACAATTAAAAAAGGATTTCCCTAAACTTAAATTCCGATATGGGTCTCCCGATATGCAGGATTGTGATAAGGATGCCAACTTCACCGTATTAATGGGAAATTATTATGCCATGCTTATCGAATGGTTATTCCAAGATAACAGAGAAGAGGTAAGTATGCTAAAGGATGAAAAGATAAATAATGCCTTCTGTGAATCCCTGATAAAAGGAATCGAAGATATAAACCAATATGTATATGAACACTTAAAAAAGTAAACCTATGGGACAGATTCGGTATCATGATTACTTATCCGAGATCAGGTCTAAGAAAGCTAGTGAAGCTGTTGCTATTCCAATTGGAATTGGACCATTATTTGGATATAATGTAATCTTTTATGATGGAACTACTCTGTTGATTTCAGCAGACGATACAAAGAATTTCCGTCATAACTTAACAAACGAAAGAAATGTGTTGGTTAATCCCAAATCTGCATGTATCACACCAGATGGGATTTTAACCTTAGAATCCTCAGAATTGGAGGTACCTCTAAGCTTAGGTAAATTTACTGGAGTAAAAGAGGTAGCTTTAATCGCAACTCATCTCTTCTCCAAACAAGAAGGTGGTACAATTACATCTTACAGAGTTTATGTAAACCCAGATCAGCAAGATGCTTGGACACCTAAATTAAAACAATCAAGCTCCACAATGGAAACTTGGCTATCCTTATTAAGCGGTACTCTTAGAAGGAACCAAGAAGTAGTACTTGCAATGTTCTCTGTAGAAGTTGTTGGAGAAGATTACCTTATCAAGGATATTATGAATCCTTATAATTATATGTGGGGAGAAACAGATTATGTACCTTTATCAAGGTATGAAGCTGATATGGCTAACCTAAATCTGTTAATCCCCAAATATGATTCAAGGTCAATAGGACTCTCAAACTTCACTCAAAAAGTAAGTAAGAGAAAATATACTAATGGAACACTTACTCAATTTAGTAAGTCCAATATTGTTACTATCGAAGACCCAGGCCTTACACTAAATACTCTGGGTGATGCAGTAAACTTAGTGGGAGGTATCCATTTGGATTTCTCTTCTCTTCAAATGAGTTTAGAAGATCAATTAGTTGCCGAGCTCTCTGCAACCATGGATTATATAATGCCTACTCCACTCAATGTTAAATTCCAAACTCCAGTAGCTTTTAACTGGTTAAGGAACAACTCACAAAATGAAGACACTGGAGAAAAAATTCAACAAACCAATTACAGTGTATATGGGCTGTTGAATATGTATGAAAGTAATTTCCAATTAGTGCTTCAGTTCTACCCAGTTGGAGATCAAGATACCAATCCAAATCTTATTGCTTCGGATGTACATTGTAAGGCAGATTTTACAATGGATATCTCAAGAATGATATCTTTGGTTGATATGTATGATCTGAACATTGAAGTTGTTTCTGCGGCAGGTACTACTGGTTCAGGTGAAGTAACTGGAGCAGGTAGATATAAGCGGGGATCTCTTGTAACCATAGTTGCCTCTCCCGCCAGTGGTTCTGGATTTGTGGGATGGTATGAGGGTGATGCTTTGATCTCCAATGAACAAGTTTATCGAATAGAAGTAAAGAAGAATACAAATTTAAAGGCAATCTTTAATGGTTCTTCTACAAAGGTAAAAGTTAGTGTTACAGTTAATCCCGCTGGTAAGGCTACGATTAGTGGAGAAGGGATGTATTCTATTAATACTCAAGCTACACTTCAGTGTGTACCAGTAACTGGGTATGGATTCGATTATTGGGAAATCGATGGAGTAAGATACACAATTAATCCTTTAACATTTGGGGTAACTAAAACTACGAATGTTATTTGTAAATTGGTACCGCCAAAACGGGATCTAACATTATTAGGTTCTCCAAGTGGTATCTTCCAACTATCAGGTGCAGGAGCTTATTCTGTAAATGACCCAGTAACAGTGAAGGCAAACCTTCTTTCTCAGGATTACGAATTTGCTGGATGGTACAGAGATTCTGTTATACCCTCTAATTTGGTATCCACCAATGCTACATACTCATTCAATATGCCAGATCAGGATTTGGTTTTATATGCTTCAGCTAACGAAAAGATCATAGAAAATTATTTCGAAATCAGAGTAAGCTCGGGTGCTGGTGGTACAACATCTCCTGCTGGTGTAAATTCATATAAGGAGGGTACTACAATTAGAATCACAGCTCAGCCCGCTAGTGGATATTCATTCTTAGAATGGAGAGCTGGAGGGCCTAGTGGTATTAAGTTGGATTATCCTGCAAGCTTCCAGCATACGGTTACTGGTGATTATTATTTCTATGCTCTGTTCATGAAAGATGAAGAACCAGAACCAGAACGGGTATTGATTAAAACCAATTCTGATAGAGGTGGTTTAACTGAACCAATGTCTCAATATTATGCTAAGGGTTCAAGGGTAACCATTATCGCTACTCCGTGGTCTGGTTATAATTTCGTTGAATGGAGACTTGGGGGTAGGGATGGACAAGTAGTATCTAGATCTGCTAGTTATACATTCACTGCTAATTCCAATGCTACATATTGGGCTGTATTCGAAGAGAAACCAGAAGAGACATATCCAGTACATATTAAAGTAAGTACCGATGGAAAATGTCAATATGTTCTTTCACATAGCACTGCTTCTGGTGGAAGTCAAGTTCCAGATACTGGAGTAACATCTGTTACTACAACTAAGGATTGGAATTTACCCAAGGGTGCCGTAATCCAGGTAGTAGCTCAGGATGGTAGCTCTAAATTCAATAGATGGGAATATACGGTTAATGGTGAGTACACTGCTACTACGGATCATCAAGTTCAATTTGTGGTTCCTGGGGCATTGGATATCGATATTAAAGCCGTTAGTAAAGAGGACCCTCAGCCTCCACAACAGACCGTGAAAGTTTCACTGAGTCTCACAAAAAATAATACTCCATCAATTGGTGATATTAATATTTATCGAAATGGTAGTATTATGGGAACTCATAAACTTTCAAGTTTACCATTATCATTCCCAGCTCAAACTTTTGTTGTGGGTGATAAGCTTCATATTGGTTTGCCCGGTGTAGTGGTAACCCAGATTAGAACCGCACATCAAGTAAGCGGTGATTATCGAGATTATACAGATTCTGGTAATACTTCTAGGGATATAACCATAGAAGCGGGTTCAACCATTATAAGTTGGGCAATAGAAGGTAAAGGTTAATTCTTCTGTTCTTAGGTTTTTTATATGTTGGTGGGAGAGGGTACCTTGTGAAAGGCCTTCTCCTTACTATTTTTTAATGTAAATCCTATGTTAAACTAAAATTTCATAACAAAATGTTACTCAAGAAGTTAATTATTATGTTGAACATGCTTTTAATGTTCGTAGTGGGAATTGCTGCTCAAACTGCAATTGGTTTAAGTGAAGAAGTTGTTGAACCTGGGCTTGTAACGGACTTTGCATCTTTTACAGGGATCATGGCTTTAATCTCATTGGTAGTAACCCAGCTATCAAAATTAATTCCCTCCATCAAAGAAAAGAAATGGGCTAAACCATTAGTTTCAATTGCAGTGGGGATCTTATCATGCTTATTCGGATGGATATTACAAATTTCTCCAGTATTAGAAGGATTAATCTGGTATATGGTAATTCTATATGGAGTATTTGCTGGGCTTTCTGCTTGCGGATTGTATAGTATACTTAAACCATTAATCGAATTAATCTTTCCTCCCAAACGGGAATAGGTATAACATTATAATAAGATAACACATTTAACCCAGACTCTATCAATTAGGGCCTGGGTTTTTTGTTGTAGATTATCCCCATGTTTCTTTCATATCTTCGATAGCTTCATGAATTTCCTTGTTAAGCGTAGAGATATATTTAATGTAAAGCTTAGTCTTAGGCAATTCGAAGAAATCTAATAAAGAGCTAGTTGTAAGCCTGGGTTTAGATTCTTCACTGTAAAAGAAAGGAGGAGGACTCATCTGTAATTGAAATAACAGATAAGCATCGGCAGAAAGGTTAGCTCTCATAAATTCATGAATTTCGGATATTCTTTCTTGTTTAACCCTTTCATCTTCTGATAAGTCTGATAAATCCTCTTTTGCTCCTTCAAAGCAATCTTCGAAAGAAGCAATAGCAACATTAAAATCCAAAGATTGTTTGGAATAAGCATTGATTAATAATCGAGTCTTATATAATTGAAGAGAGCTAATGATGGTAGCCTTAAATTTTTCTGGGTTCTCAGTACTCAGATTATAATACTTCCGAAATACATAAAGTAACTTGTCATAAAAATATGAGATTATTATATCCCTTGAAACATTGAATCTTCTTGGGTCAATGTTTTTAGCTAACTTCCGAATTAAAGGTGTCATGCTCTTATAATAGAAATTGAAGAGTTCAACATCGTAATCTTCGGGTAATTCTTTCAGCCTATTGATTTCACCTTCTGCAATCATAATTCCGTTGTTTTAAATAAATGTTTATGCAAATATATAAATAATATTCTTTTATTATGAGCTCAGGGTAATAAAATTTAACCCTAATCAGGGAAGTAACTGATATATAAGGAGTTATAATTAGGATAACCTAAGGAACAATTTACTACTATCAATTTTCAAAACAAACATATAGATAACATGGCAAAGAAAGATAAGAACAAATTTGCTTTCGGAACAGACTTTCAGCAAGAGGTATTACATTATATCATAAAAGATAAAAATGGTATCCTTGCATTAAACCAGGTCAAAGATTCCTATTTTACTCTCATCAATCATCAAGTTATTGCAAAAGCATTAGCTAAGCTTTCCAAAAAGAATAAACGAATCCCTAAAAATGCTTCAGTACTTAATCAGGAGATACAGGATTTACTTTCTGTGAAAGGGATTGCAGATTTAGTTACTAAGGATGATTTGGTTGAGATTAAACATACAGTAGAAAAACTTTATTCAGAACCCTTATTAGATGGAGAAGATATCCGAGAAAAGGTTTTGAAATTTTCTGTGTTTGTTCAAATGAAGGATTTGAATGATAATTTCGATTTATCGGATTTTAATCAATATGATGAATATTCTAAGCGTATTGCTAAACTTCTTTCAAGGACAAAGGAAAGAAAAGATCAACCATTATACTTGGTTAAAGATGTGGTAGAACGTCAATTTGTGAGACAATCTGATCCTATGGTATTACCTACCCCATTTAGGCAATTGAATCACTTAGCAAATGGAGGAGGATTCCCAAAAGGTTCAATCATTGTTGCATTGGATAAATCGAAAGCAACCAAAACTTTCACATTGGTTAATGTTGCGAGAAGTTATTTAAAAATGCAAAAGGTTGTTCTTTATATAGATATGGAAAATGGAGCCAGTGAAATTATGACTCGTATGGAACAATCAACATTGAACAGAAGTAAAAATGATTTGTTGTCTGGTGATGTGGATAAACTGGAACAAAAACATTTAAGAAAATATCGAAGACTGGGTTCAGAATTCATCGTAAAAAAATTACCCGCAAATGTTGGGACAGTTTCTGATATTGCTTCAACAATCGATGAAATATACAATGATACTGGGATGAAGGTTAATGTATTGGTAATCGACTTCATGGGGAAGATGGGATCATTAGGAAAACATGAAGATGATTTTAATCGTATATCCAATGTATACATAGAGGTTGGTAACCTTGTAATGGAAAAAGATATTGATATCGTATGGACTGCTCAACATGTTACTCGTCAAGGAGAAGTAAGAAGAGAAACAAGGTATGAAGAATCCGATATAGCAAAATGTATGGACATCTCTCGTACTGCTTCATTTGTTTTTGGGTTAAACTCTACTCAAGAAGAAAGAGAACATGGAGTTCAAAGATGGGAAACAGTAGTTGCAAGGGATGCTCCTTCTTGGGGAAGATGTTTATTTAACATTGACCTGGAAAAACAGAGATTCCAGGAATTCACAGTTGCTCAGAGAAAAGCATACGATGAAAAGGTTGCTCCCAATTTAGACAAGCAACTAAAATCTTCAAACTCATTCAAGAAAAGGGGTAAGCCAGTAGCTGACCCAGAAAAAATGAAAAAAGCAAAAGATATATAATATATAATATGTATATTTGCATAAACATTTATTTAAAACTTAAAATTTAAAACTATGGTAACAACATGTTCAATTTGTGGTACTACAGAAGCAGTAGATCCTGGAAAATACATCAAACTACGGTATCGGGATATTATGGAAGAGAGAAAATGCTGCTACTATTGTGCTTTTTGGATCAATCATTTGGATTTATATAAAGATGACCCAAAATGGTTGGTTATTGATGGAGCTTCTTGGATAGTATGTCCTTACGTACCCGCTTCTGAGAGAGGACGTAGTTTCATGGGATGTGGAGGAAGAGAAATGAAAGCTATCACAGAAGATGGTAGAGAATTTTTCTCCAACAATTGGTGGCATCAGGGAGACATCCCAGAGGGGTTTTTAAAACTCATCGATAAATCTCACTTTGCTAAATGGGTTAGGTAATCATGTATAATAAAAATTTCAGGTCATTATTGGGTGCTTACTTCTTAGCTCATGGATTTGAAGATTATAGAAGGGGTTGGTTAAAGGGTCCGTACTTTAGCTGCCCCTTCTGTGGTAGAGAGGGTAAGCTTGGAGTAAATCCTTCAACAGATTTTTATCATTGTTTTCGATGTAACTCCAAGGGAAATCTCCTCGATTTAGTTTTAATTCTAGAGCGATTAGAAACCTTTAATGAAGGATTAAAAGTATTAGAACAGTATAAGGATTCTGGATATCGAATAAAGGAAGAAAGGGTAGAGCTAAAGCAATTAGCCCCTATGATTCTCCCAGAAGGTTTCAGATTACTTAATCAAGGAACCTCCCAAATAGCTAAGTCAGCAAGAGCTTATATAAAGGGTAGAGGATTTGATCCCAACCAATTATCCAAATTAGGTTGGGGATACTCCACAGATGAAAAACATTTCGGATATCTGATTATCCCATATTATAAGGATCACAAGATTATATATTATAATGCAAGGAATTTTCTTTCAACTAGACCAAGATATTTAAATCCAGATATCGAAGAATCCTCTTTAGGTAAATCACAAATCCTATATAATGAAGAAGCTCTTTATATGTATAAATCGGTTTATCTTTGTGAGGGAGTTTTTAATGCTATCACGCTTTCTCAAAATAGGGGAATCTGTACTGCTGGTAAATTTGTTTCATCCTACCAAGAAAATAAGATTATCAAATCTCCAGTAGAAAGGATAATCCTATGTTTAGATGGAGATGCAATAGAACAAGCAATTCAATTAGCACTTAAATTATGCTTATACAAACAAGTCAAGCTAGTTATTTTCCCAAAAGATAAGGATGCTAATGATCTTGGATTAAGGAAATCTTTGCATCTAATATATAATACAAAATATATGAATTACCAAGAATTAATTCAACTAAAGCATGAACTCACATAAAATGAATAAAGGTATGGAAATATTACAGAATCTTTGGAGATGTTTAAAGTCTGAACCTGATACATTATCAGATGAAGATTATTTTATTTATTATGCTCCTGTTGCATGTTTAGGTATGATTGGATTTATATCGTTTACCATAATATTGCTTATGTTCTAATGAGAGATCCAAGTATACACATAAAAGAATCTGACTTAATCGAGCTTCTCAAGGATTATATCCCTAAAGGTAAAGTCCTTGAGATTACAAAAAAAGCTAAGAAGTATGCTTGCATCAAAAGGTCAATGGTTGCTACGAATCAAAAACAAAGAAAGGTAGTAAACACATTATTATCTTCGGATAAAGAGGATGCAAGCTTAGTTGCTCAGATTATTCAAATGTTACGAATAAAACAGGGTCATACTGGAGTACGAAAGATTAAAGAAAACGGAAGAGAATGGCCTCAGATAAAAGAATTAACGAATGCTTGTAATAGCTTCTGTGAAGTAAATAGCCTTGATAAAAGAGAGGGTTATGTAAAATACTTAGAGATTGCGTTCAAACATATCAAATCCTTTTATGGGTATCTCTCGAAACTTATTAATCTCTATGATAAGGTAATCGAAGAGTATAGGGTTACTCAAGAATTATCGAATATAGATACCAATGATGCTATTGAGATGCACTCTGCATATGTTTCAATGATTGCTAGTAAAACGGGATTACAAGAAACATATTTGGATGATCCAGTTAAACTTAATTACTTTGCAAAAGCTGCAATAGAAGCGAAAAATTTAGGTTGTGATTATGATACTTGGATAGAAGCTCAATTTGATGCTCTATCATTTTGTAATGGAATTCCCTTACCAGAACAACTGTTTGGGATGAAAGCTAAGGAAAGGTTAATGAAATACCTATATAAATATAACATATCATTGGATAATAATCCCAATTCTCAGCCTAAGGATTCAGATTGGGATCAAATATTAAACTCATGAACACAGTTAAAATTACATTGACAGGAAATAAGGGGACTCTATCTGGGCCCCCTGTTTTGTTGAAAAAGGTCTATGATAGGCTTCGGATCAAACATCCTAATGCTTGGTATTTAATGCAAAGAACCCGGGGTAAATGGGATGGGTATGTAAAATACCTCTCAGATTATGGGGACTTCCAAATAGGATTATTAAATCACATTTGTAAGCAATTAAAGGAATTAGACCCATCAGTAGGAATTATAATTCAGGATAACAGATTAGGGTTACCAATTAAACCAAGGATGGTAACTAAGTTAGGCAATTACCAATTAAGAGATATACAGAAAGATGTAATCAAAAGTTTTATCAATAACTCCATTGAGGGCCATCCTTTTTATATAGGTGTAATCAATGCAGCAACCAATAGCGGAAAAACACTTATCATGTCTGCTATACATGAGTGTTTTCAAAGGAAATTGAAAACTTTAGTGATTATTAATAATTCCCAAATCTTTGCTCAAGCTAAAAAAGAATACAGAGAATATTTGCCTGGTGAAGATATTCAATTTATTCAAGGTAAAAATCTGAAATTCGGGAATTTCAATGTTGGGATGGTTCAAACAATGTCTCAGAAGATTAAAGAGATTCGAAATGAATTATCCAAGATTGATATTGTTTTAGTTGATGAAGCTGATGTTGCTGATAACAAACAATTCAAAACTGTGTTAAGTTATCTCTATAATGTTCGAATAAGATTGGGATTATCCGGGAGTATTTATATGTCCAAATTAAAAAAGGACCTTATTCATAATATGAACCTTCGAAGTTTCTTTGGTGATGAGATTCATATTATTACCAAACAAGATATGGTAAAGAAAGGATATTCTACACCCGTGATAATTAAGATCACAGAAGGAAACTCACATAATCCTCATTTAGTAGCTGATGGATGGCTCGATACATTTAAAAAGGCAGTTATAGAAGATCCAGTAGCAAAAAAGAAATCCGCTGAAAGAGTTTTATATAATATTAAATATAATCGACTACCAGCAATTGTTGTTACTCGATTTATTGAACATGCGGAAAGTTTATATAAATATTATACTAATCACCCAGAACTCAAGGATTATAATATAAGGGTAATCGATCACACATCGAAAAACCGAGAATCCATAATCAACCAATTTGCTCAGGGAAAAATCGATGTATTAATCACAACATATATTATAAAGAGGGGTATAAATTTACCTTTAGCGGTTTATTTACAGAATGCAGCTGGCTCGGATTCCGAGGAAGATATTTCCCAAATCTGTGGTCGTATGGAAAGAACATTTAAAGGTAAAAAGAAATCCTACTTAGATGATATGTATTATTATGGGCAATATTTAGAACGGCATAGTAAACATCGTATCAATTATTATATAAGGACTGGTATGAAAGTTATTAATCTTAAAAAGAAACGAAATGGAAAGCTATGATTGGGATTGGGAGGATGATGGGGATATCCCAGATTATGAAGAGGATGATTCTTTTGAAATACCTTAATTTTTCTGAGAAAACTAACTAAGCAAAAAAGCTAAGCTTTAAATAAGTTTAGGTTTTTAGGTTAGTTTTGGGGGGGAAGGAAAAGAAGATATAGATAAAGAATATCAGAATAGAAAGATAGAAATTCTCAATATAAAGAATAAATAGGGTATCAAATATCAAGGATTAAGGATATAAGGATATCCTATTATCATTTATATAAAGGAAATTACATAATGTAATAAAGCATTAAATAAATATGATACAAACATTAACACTTTCAAGTAGGAATACTGGAGATTATTTTTTATCTTCAGATGGTCTCCAATTATATCATCGAGAAAGGGACCTAATTAATTTAAACCAATTATATCATCGAGAAAGGGACCTAATTAATTTAAATATGTATGATGATTGCTTTGGGTGTGTATTTTATATTCCTTCAAATAGGCAATCATGTTTTAAATGTGAAAAACTCCCTGATGTAGAATGTTTAGCTCAATCTAATTTTCAAATGGTTGATGTATATTATTCGTTTATGATTTTATATGAAAACTTAGAATCAGCTGGGTTGAAGATGTATACCAGTTTGAATGAGATACAAAATATGCTTTCAGAGGATATTCAAAGTCTATTTATATCTGCGTACAATACATTGCTCACTAAAGATATACTTGAAATTCTTAAAAAGCCTTTAAATAAGGGATATGAATTAGAGTTATCAGTAAGAAATGATGAATTAATGATTAAATATACATGGAAACAGAATTAGAGAAACTTGAAAAACAGAGAAAAGATCTCTTCAATGAACTGGATTTGTTAAGGGAATTTGAAACAGAATCAATGATTGATTATAATGAGCCTATTGATTGTAAAGCTGATCAGGAGCTTAGTTTGGTTCCTCGAGGTGCTTGCAAATATTGCACCTTACATTGTGATCAATGCTCTTTGAGATGTAACAGATTCCTTCAATATTATGATAGGAATAAGCTTATCTTTTCTAATAATCTGTTCAAGGTTAATTCCAAGTATGAACAGAAGATTAAGGAACAGGTTATTTCTATAGATAAGAAAATCAAAATAATCGAATATAACAATGGCAAAGAAGAATAAATTACCGGATATTAAAGGAGCTCAGGTTTTAGTTCCCACCAATGTATCAGAGATTATTGGTACAAGAGATGATTGCTTTGGCAAAGAATATGACCTCTCTACATCAGAATGTAAAAGATGTGGAGACTCTGAGTTATGTGCAGTATGCTTTGCTCAGTTTATGAATAAGACTCGCAAACAAGTAGAAGAAGAAAATACTTTCAAGGATATGGAAAGTATGGTTGATCCTAAACTTGTTGCTAAGTATATGCGGGGATTAAAAAGAAAAGGATCAGAGAAAAAAGAAGTAATCCATGCTGCAATGGAAAAGTTTAATCTAGATAAGAAGACTACAAGAACCATTTATAAATCATTAAAGAAGTAACTATGGATAGTAGAAACATTAAAGAACCTACTCCTCAAATAGAGGATGGAAAACATTTGGAGAAAATCTATGATCTCCAAAAAGAATTATTGGATTCTTACATTAAGATTGAAGGATTGCCTTCATATCCTATAGATGTAAATTCCAAAAAGAGTCAGATCATCCTAAAGGATTTTACTGGCAGGGTAATCGAAGAACTTGGAGAGGGATATGAATCTATGCTCAAGGTTTTCAATAAGAGATTGGATTACATAAAGGATATGGATAACAAAGAAACATTCCTTTATATTAAAGCTGAAGCACAAAATCTGAATGAAGAATTAGCTGATGCTTTACACTTCTTCATGGAATTGCTTATCTACACAAACATACACCCAGAAGATATTTACCAATACTGTAAAACCACAGCCAAGAATTTAGGGATTCCCCTATATGATTGCTGTTGCTTAAGACAGGTACTCAACTTTTCCAGAAACATGGTAATGGGATCAGAGATTGACCTACCCAATAAATCCCTTATCAAAATTGCCCATGAAGAAGATGAATGTATCCCAGTGGGATGGGAAACTAGCGGGGATTTTGTTAGAAGATGTGCAATCCAATTATGGGATGTGACATATTCTTTATCTATTGCAAGGAATTGCCTTAAAAACAAACCCTGGAAACAATCGGGAGAATTAACCGATGAAAATCTGTATCAGAATTTACTTTGTGAATCATTCGTAAAATTATGCGGATTTTACGCATTAATGGGTTATACAGATAAAACCCTATTTGCAGTATACTTCAAGAAAAACATGGTTAATAAATTTCGTATAGCAAGTCGTTATTGATATGGATACAATCAATAAGCAATTAAAAGTAAGGCAAGTATTTTATCCTACCTCACAAGCAGCTTGGGAGGGTATCAATGAAATATTTATTAAGGGAGATCCAATTCTTTTTACCGAAGGTGAAGGAGGAAGGATCTCCTCCTCTGCGATTTATGCCTATAATGTTGTTGTTAATATTAGGAAAGCTTGGATGGACCCAGAATTTGATTTTGGTAAGCTTTTCAATTATCAGAAAACCAAATGGAATCTTCTTTTGAATAATTATGTAAACTTTAATCAGTTGGATTTAATGAGATCTCAAGTTAGGTCTACTGAATTAAAGAGAAGCCATTACAATTATTCATTCGACTTTGATAATACACATTCTAATGGGAAAGGTTGTTTAATAGCAGCCTCTTTTTGTAGAAGAGATGATTTGGATATTCCAATTATAATTGCAAACTTAAGATCTTCGGAGATTACAAAGAGATTGGCATTTGACCTTTTATTATTACAGAGATTGGGAGAATACGTATATGGAGGGGACCAAACATTTATGATTCAATTAAACTGTAATCAGATGTATGCTGCCTTAGAAACCTTAGTAATGTATGATACTCATAAATCGATAAAGAAGGTCACCAAAGGACTAGATTCTGTTTGGATTCAAAAGGTCCTTAAGATGTTGAAGTTCTTTAAAACTTGTGATGAGAAGGATGTAAAATATAAAGTATATCGAAGAACATTAGCTTGCATACAACCAGGAAAAGTTCCCGGAAAGAAAGAGATAACCCTTTGTGCTAAGGATTTGCTATTAGGATATGATGATATTCCATACCCGGAATCCTGTATTTCATATACAGCTCGTCAGGCATTTAAAAAGAAATATTTAAAACAAAAGGAGGACAAAAAATGAGAATCTACACTTCAAGTTATGAGTTGATGTCCGAAACAATGAGAAATGTTATAGAGATGGGTGCTATAGTTAGACCCAAATCTTATCAGAACAAAAACATTGAAGGACAAGAAGATTACATTACAAAAGAAGTAATCTGTCATCAGTATTGTTTAACTTCTTTGGGAGACCCAAAATGGTTATTCTTAGCTGATAAAAGGAGTAAACAATGGGTAGAAGAAGAATTTAAGGAAAGAATCCATGATCCTTTAGAGAGCCCAGATAAATTCTCTCACATTAACCCGGGATCAGCATTCCTTATCAGAGAAGATGTTTGGAGACCATTCTTAGTAAATGGGAAATTCGATTATACCTACAATGAAAGATTAAGATTTGGATGGACTTATTCTAAAGGAATTAATCACCAAGATCGAATCTGGGATGCTCTAAAAGCAGTAAGGGATGAGTTAATCAGAAACCCTGATACTCGCCAGGCAGTAATCCCAATCTTTCATCCGACAGATGTAAAATATATTGGGGGAGAAAGAAGAGTACCTTGCTCAATGTATTATGATTTCCTAATCAGAGAAATAAAAGGTAAAAAGAGATTACACATCTGTTATCATCAAAGGTCATCGGATTTGGTAACTCATTTTGGTAATGATGTATACCTTGCATGGAAACTTATGGAGTACATGGCTGAGCAAACAGGGAATGAACCAGGATATTTATATCACACTATCGATTCTCTACATTCATATAAAAAGGATTGGGTATTACTCAAACAATGTTTGGATGATATCACAGAATGAATGAATAATTGGGAAAAAGAATGGATTAAAACTTTAGCCTCTATCATGATTTGGTAGAGGCTTCTTAATTTATATAAGAATATATAAGAATATGGGCAAACCAAAAACAAAATATCACATCTTAGAGAATGAGCAACAATTGGATATGTTAATTGATGCTTGTAAGAAAACTGGATATGCTTCGGTAGACTTTGAGACTACGGGTAATCGAATATATAATAATGATTTTTATCCTACGATTTTAGGTGTATGCTTTGAACCAGGTAGGGCAGGAGTAATTCCTTTAGGTCATTTTGATTCGAAATTTAAAAAATCCTGGAAAACAAAGCTTCAGAAATTTGGAGAAGAAGTTATTGCTAACGAAAACATTGTTAAGGTTGCATGGAATGCTAAATTTGATATGCAAGTATTTCACAAATATGGTATCTTTCATAAAGGTAGGTTATTTGATGGGATGCTTGCTAAATATGTTTTGGATGAAGTAAGGCCCCATGATTTAAAGAATCAGGTAAGGAGGTTCCTTCCTAAATTTGGAGATTACGAAGAAGATTACGAAGGATGTAATTTACCTTGGGATCAAAAACCTTTATTGGGATTATCCCAGTACTGTGCTATAGATACTGATATGTGTTTAAGATTATTCCTATTCTTCGAAAAGAAAATGATGGACAAGGCATTTTACCCTTTGTTTAGAAATCTTATTATGCCTGCTTCTAATCTACTAACAAAGGTAGAGACAAGAGGGCAAAGACTTGATAAAGAATGGCATGGAGAATTAATGGAAAAATATCCCAGATTAATTCTAGAAGCAGAAACCAAGGTAAGAGCCCTTAAAAAGGTAAAGAGATTCGAGAAATCCCTCATCCAACAGAGATTAGATAAAGCAATATCGAAGATAGAGGAAGAGATTAGAGAATCTAAGAAAGTAATAAAAACATCAGATGATTCTCGAAAAATTGCTTCTGCTGAAAGATCAATTAAAAATAGAGAAGAAAAGATTGCCAGATTAATGGCTGGAGAATTTAATACTAAATCCGAAAAAGCCATAATAGAACCCATAAATTTTGGGTCAGCTTCACAAATGACACAACTTCTATTTTTAGACCCAAAAGGATTTAGATTCCCAGTAGTAAAATATACACAAAAAGATAAAAAGGATACGGATAACCCCTCTTCATCAGAAGCAGTATTATTGGAATTACAAAAAACAGATAAAACTGGATTTATTGATACGCTTTTAGAATTAAGAGGGCTTAAGCAGATTAATAATATGTTTGTAAAGGGGTTTGCAAACTTAGTTCAAGATGATGGTAGATTACATCCAAAATTTCATATCCAAGGTACTGTAAGTGGGCGATTAAGTAGCTGTATTAGTCCTGACTCTTTACTTGATACGGATAGGGGATTAATCTTTATTGGGGATTTAGTACCCTCCTCAGAGGGGTATAATACCATCGATGGGTTATCTGTAAGAACCCATACTGGAAAGTATCAACCCATACTTAAGGGAATAAATAAAGGGGTTGAGCCCATGTATAAAGTAACTTTGGAAGATGGTAAATCCATTAACTGTACCCTTAAACATAAATTTATAACGGACCAGGGGGAAAAAACCCTAGAAGAAATCCTCAACAATTACCATAATAAAGATTCCAATACTTTTTCTATTAAACTTTTAACATCTTACAGCTATGAGTAGAAAAAGGGTATTAACAAAATCCCCCAAACATAAGTTAAAACTTATAAAGGAAGATGGGAAATCATATATTAGAAAAAAGGATTTGGATCATTACTTTTTTGAACAGGGGATGACCAGGGAAGATTTCAAATTTCATTTTGGTATCGGCCATAGGATTATGACACAGTCTCTGTATAAGTATTATACAAAAGACCAGATTAAAAGATCCCAGGGAGAGAAGATTGCTAGGATACAGAGGGAAAATAATTCGAACAGGGTAAATTGGTATAAGCCCGCTAATCTGGTGGAGGTTGACAAAATTAAAGAAGCAATATCCACTTCTCTCACTCATGAGGAAGCTATGGAAAAACTGGGGATGTCTAAATATGTATTTTCACATCACCTCCAATATTATAATTTAGCTTATAATGAAACTAAAGAGAAGAGTAAAAAATTCCTATCCATTACTACAGAGGAGGTGGAACTTTTAAAGAGCCTTATGTTTTATAATAAGCAAATAGGGTTATTATTTTCTCAGAATTCTTCAGATATCATTAAGGGCATCGATTGTATAAATGACTTTAAGTACACTCTGTTTAATCTGGTTAGAAAGTTAAAAAGGATAAATCGTAAACATATAAAACGATTTAATATTAGATATTCTGCTAATAATATCGAATACCAATTTTATAAGTATTTTAAACATCTAAAGTTAGATGTAGAAGCTCAATTTCCTTTAGGTCCTTATAAGTATGATTTTTTCTTTCCTAAGTTTAATCTATTATTGGAGCTCGATGGAAGTTTACATGAAATCAATCTGGATCTGATTAAAGATGAGTTAGCGGCTAATCAAGGATATAAAGTAATCCGAATTAAACTTTCTAAAAGTCTTTTGAATAAAGCTTATGATGAACAAACAATTTTTAAAAAGATCAAATCATGTATAAACCAGTATCAATTATTTCAATAGAGCCGATTGGGTTAAAAACAGTATGTGATATAGAAGTTCAAGAGGATCACACATATGTGGCTAATGGCATATTAAATCATAACAGTGACCCCAATGCACAACAGTTTCCTAGATTAGCAACAAACCCCGATATTAGGAAGTGTTTAGTTGCATCCACTGGTAGACTCTACTTGATGATGGATTATTCACAAGCAGAATTAAGATTGATGGCCCATTTATCAAAATGTAAAGGTTTGTTGGAAGCATTTGCAAAAGGTTGGGATCCTCACTTATCAGTAGCATGTAAAAAATATGGGGCTAAATATGATGAGATAGAGCCTATCTATAAGGATGAGCAACACCCGGAATATAAAACTTGGAAAGTACGAAGAAAGCAAGCTAAACACATTGTTTTTGGGTGTATATATTGTATCGGTGCAGCTAAACTTGCAGAAGAGCTTTCAGACCCAAAAACAGGGTTGGTGGTAAGCCCAAATGAAGCCAAGTCATTTTTAGAAGATTTTTTCACGGACTTCCCAGAGGTGAAAAAATTCATGGATAAACAAATGAAGTTCATGCATAAACATGGCTATGTAAAAACACTTTTTGGTAGAAAAAGGAGATGCCCCGAAATCTTTGGAGATAATCAGATGCAGATTGTAGAAGCAGAACATGCTTCAGTAAACATCCCATGTCAAGGTGCTGCATCGGATATGGCATTATTTACTTCAGTATTAATTGATGAGAAAGTAAATAAGGGGGAATTACCAGATTTGCAGGAAGTAGGTACTGTCCATGACTCCATATATTTTGATACATTACCTAAAGACATCAATCCAAAGACCATATATCAACTTTGGGACATGGCAAGAAATCCCAGTACAAAAGAATGGTTTGGATTCCAAATCGATGACATAGATATGTCAATGGATTTCGAAGTAGGAAGGTCCCAGGGAGAAGAATTACCCTTTGCAGTGGGATACGATTATAATCGATTATTAAATTTCAAAGGGGAATGGAAAGGGTCCAAGGAAGAAGAATATTATTTTTCACTGGTAAACAAATGTAAATCAGTAGATATCAAGGACTATCCAAAGGTTTACCCAGAGTATTTCAAGTGAACTAATTAAATTAAATTTTAAACATACATATATTATGAAAGATGAAAAAAGAGGGATAATCATATCCCTAATAATCTGGGTTTTACTTATGTTTATGACCCTTACTCGATGGATGGGTGATGGGACCCTAAAAGAGATCGGGGATTACATTGCTATCACATTTGGAGTAATAATTACTCTGTTGGTGGGAATAGGAACTTGGAGTATGAGATCATTTATTAAACAATATGGAGGAACAGAAGATGAGGATAGTACAAAGAGGAATTAATCTTAGGGTAACTAAACCCAAGCCCATAATTTGCCCCAAATGCGGATGTGCTTTTGAAGTACAGAGTCCCAGGGATGTAATCCATTCAGCTCATCCAGTTAATACAAATTTCGTTGAACGGATGATTGTTATATGCCCAAATTCTTCCTGTAGATTTGAACATAGACTTTCTTTTGAAAAGATCAAATCTATAAAACAGAGCTTTCCAGATTATCCATGGGATAATGGGTCCAATACATCGATAGATACCATAACCACTTAAGATTTATGAGGGATTCCAGTATAAAAGAACTTAAGAGGGAGTCCTCTATAAATCACCTAACAGTAAGGGTAAGAGGTAAAAAACTCGATATAGACCTATCAAAGGAATTGGCAATTAATGAAACTTCCATTAATAAGCTGATCTCAGAAAACCCTTCAAGTTACTCTTTAATCTCAATTTTAAAATCCAAGGCAGTAGCCGAGAGGGATCAATTAGAAAGGGAAAAGGATAGGATCTTTTCTCAAGTTTATGTTTCTGTGGTAGACAGTAATCCTAAAGCTACAAAAGAATACGCAACACATAAAGCAAATGCTAACACAAAATATCAAGTTGCAAACGATAAATTTTTGGAAGCTAAGGAATACGCGGATAAATTAATTTCTATCTGTAAAGCTTTTGAAATGAAAGCTCAACTACTACAAACATTCTCATCCAATATCAGAAAAGAGTGAACACTATTTATTAATCGCATAAAATTATTATCTTATTATGAATGTTATTCAGAACTTACTTACTAAAGAAGCTGCACTAAGAGTATCTCAGAATATTCCAGGTACTCCAACTGAAGATCGGATCCTTTTAGCAGTACCCAAAGATGATGCAAGGACTGCCAGTGGTTTAATCATCCCTGGTAAACCCGAGGATTATCCCAGAAAAGGGGTAATCGTAAAAATGGGATTAATGGAGCAGGACAGAAAGATCAATAAACATTTAGAAATTGGTCAAATCGTTACTTATGGGAATTACGCTGGAAAGGATATTTCTTTCGATAATGGATATTCTTTAGAATCTGTTAAATTTGTGGTACTCTCAATTGAAGAGGTTATCTATATAGAACAAAACAATAATTAATATTTTGATATATCATGAAGAAAGTAAAAACAGAAAAGAAAGGTCTTTCCATGAGGGAAAAACTTTTGGCTAGAAAAAAAGAGCTGGAGAAGAAAGGATCTGGTGGTGGAATGATTTATCCTAAAGAAGGAACCATTCGCTTCAGAATCAAGGATCCAGGAGAAGATTGCGAATTAGCTATCGAAATTATTCAGTTCTATCTGGGTCCAAAATTAGGTGGAGTAATCTCTCCAGCTACCTTCAACGAAGATTGCCCATTCATGGAGAAATATCTGGAACTGAAGGAGAGCAAGGATGAAGATGATAAACTTCTTGCAAAGAAACTTGTTCCTAAGAGAAAATATGTAATCGCAGTAGTTGCATATAAAGATGAAAAGGGAAAAGAGGTTGATGAACAGAACATTGATAAACCAATGTTAATCCCTAAACAAGCTTATCAGGATATCATTGATCTTTATTTGGATGAAGATGAATGGGGAGATATGACTTCTATTAAAAATGGGTATGATTTGAAATTAACCCGTTCTGGTAAAGGTCAAATGGATACCACTTATACCATTTCACCATGTCAGAAAAAACCTCTGGATAAGAAATATGCTAAGCCAGTGAATCTTGAGGAAATGGTAAGAAAACATATCCTTCCTTACGATGAACTAGAGGATAAATTAAACGAATTTCTTTGTGGTGGGGTTGATGATGACGATGATGAAGATGATACTCCAAAAAAGAAAAAGAAATCCTTAAAGGACAAGGATAAGAAGAAAAAGAAAAAAGCTAAAGGCTCTGATATTTAAATATTTAAAAAATCCATATCACTCATAATAAAGTTAAAGGGAGTATACCTTCAATTGGGTTGCTCCCTTTTTTAATCTAAAACAAATCATCATACACTATGGCAAAGAAAAAGATAGGTATAAAGATACCAACATTAAAAGAATTAAATAAGTCATTCCCCACATCATTTGTTGCTTCAGAAAGAGATGATTCCAATTTCCCTAAAATTCCTACCAGATTCCTTGCATATAATTATCAATTGGGAGGAGGTATTACATTTGGTAGGCTAATGGAGATATTTGGGGAAGAGAGTAGCGGCAAAAGTTTAGCGGCTTATGATTTTGCATATTGTACCCAACAATTGGGTGGGGTAGTTTTATTAGCCGATGCAGAACAGGCTTTTACAAATAAATGGGCAGAACAAAATGGATTGGACTTGGATAGAGTTTTAATCCTAAGGGAAACTTCTGTAGAAGTAATCTCTGACTGGATTGCTCAATATTCCTTATATTGGAGATCAATATTGACTCATAATGAACCTATTTTGGTAATCATAGATTCACTAGCTTCATTGGACACATCAGAAAACATAAACTCCCAGATGATGGATTCTAAAGCGGATATGGGAAATAGAGCTAAAGCCATCTATAAAATGTTTAGAATCCGATCAGAGCTTCTATCAAAATTGGGAGTAACAATGATATGTATAAATCAATTAAGAAAGAACCTGAAAGCTGGAATGTTTCAGAATCCCGATACTACTCCGGGTGGCCAAGCAATGAAATTCTATGCTTCAATCAGAAGTGGATTCTATGGAAGTAAGACAATTACTGAAAAACACAAAGGTAAGGAAGTAAAAGTTGGTAGGTATACTTCTATTCGTATGGAGAAAAATAAAATTGCTCCTTCAAGGGCTACCATATCTAAAGCACCCATGTATTATAATCCCAAATATCATGATGTTGGATTCGATAGGTATTTTGGATTGGGGGACATATTAGTTGAAGAGGAAGTCTTGGAAAAAACTTCGGGAGGGATTTATAAGTATAAAGGGAAAACCATTGCTAGAGGAGATGAAAAGTTACAGTTGGTAATCGAAGAAGATGAAAAGCTGAGAAAGAGATTTATTAAAGCTTGTGGAATAAACACTATCACAACCACTCAAAAACATTTGGAGGATTTGAAATCCAAAGGTATAAACCTCTTCCCAGTGGATGGAAATTTGGATTATGAATCCCAATCCGATGACTCAGAAGATGAAGAAGAGGAAGAAGAATTCGAAGATTAAAGTAGTGGTAGCCATTGTCCCAAAAGGGATGATGGTACCTTGCTTTCAAGTAGTATCTGCAGGCTCATTAAATAATCCCAGAGTTATATTTTTATATCAAGAATTACAATGAAAGAAGAAAGGATATTATTGGTAGATGGAAACAACTGCTTGTTGAGAACTCATTTCAAATTCAAGAATAAAGGGTTCTCAAATGGTAAGATTCCAACAGGTGCAGTATATGGATTCTTTAAAATCCTATACTCAAACATTGTAAGGTTTAAAATTACTTCAGTAGTAGTATGTTTCGACTGTCATAGGTCTAAACTAAGGACTGATATGTACCCAGAGTATAAAGCTCATAGAAAAAGGATCTCAGAAGATTGGGATCAAATTTTCAAGGTACAGTTTCCCATTATTAAACGTATCTTAAGGAACTTAGGAATTGTTTATGTATGGGATAACAAAAGGATCAATGAAATGGAAAGTGATGATTATCTTGCATTGCTTTATCAAAAGAATTGCTTATCTCAAGTATACCTATTATCATCAGATGAAGATTTTGTTCAACTTCTAGCATTTCCAAATATCAAATTGATAAATCCTTCTAAAGATATGCTAGTAACATCTAAAAATTGTAAAGATGTATATGGGTATACACCAGAACAAGCAGTAGATATGAAAATCCTTTGTGGAGACACATCTGATAACATCTCAGGAATAAAAGGGGTAGGTCCTAAAACTGCTTTAAAATTCTTAGAAGAATATGGAAGTATAAGGGAGTTCTTAAAATCTGATCATGGAGATAAGAAATTCCCTAAATCAGAATTAGAACCAATATTCAAACGAAACCAACTGTTGATAGACCTGTTCTATTATCTAACAAAGGTTAATCCAGAAGTAATCCCATATCATGATAAAAAACATGCAATGGATAAGATTACCTTAAATGAGATATTTGAGAAATACCAACTCAAATCTTTCATGTCACCAGAATTTATGAAACCATTCAAACAATTAAAAACTTACAAATATGAAGAATAAGAGGATAGTAATCTGTGGTCCGGCGGGGCTTGGCAAATCAACCATAGCCAGAGCTATTTCAGAGGAGTTTGGAATAAAGTATGTTTCTGGGAGTTTATATGATTTAATGCCTAATCTCCCAAAAAATCATTACGATTTGAATACTAAGTATGATACCAATGAAAAACACAAAAGGAATTTCCAAATCCTAAACCTAAGGTATCATCAGTATATGGAATTAGAAGGTAGCTTTGTTACAGATCGTAGTCTGTATGATACAGCGGGTTATGAAATCCAAGAAAATTCCATGGGACTTCCAACTTGTGAAACACATGATTTTATCGAAAAGATAAATGCTATCAATTATGATCTCATGTTAAAGGAAAAAGAGATAACCCATATTATCTTCATTCCTTACAGAAGAGATCAATTTGAAAGATGGGAGATAGAAAACGATGGCAAACGCATTACCAACAGATACTTCCAATACATGGTAAGTGCTTGTCAAACTTTGGTATTCAATGTTATTGGGGTAGATCAATCTTTTGGCCAGCTTATCAGAAACACATTCAGTAAAAACAAGGTTGGTACTTTATTTGTACATGATACTGACTGGGAAGCAGAGGGGGGATATGATCCAATCGATGGAATTAAACTCTTAGAATTAAATGAGATGGATCACAGTAAACGAATGAAAGCAATCAGAAAGTTTTTAAAATGAAAAAGGAAGTTATAGCATTAGCTTTCTCGGATATTCATCTAAACAATTGGACCAAGTTCAATCAAAATGGGAGTCGAACAGATTCCCATTTTTTGATTTTAGACAAAATTTTCAGAGAAGCAATAAAACAAAAGATCCCAGTTTTCTTTTGTGGGGATTTAGTACATACTCCAGAAACAATCAATATGGAGTTATATATTAAGATGTCTAAATATTTCGATAAATATTCCAATGAGCCAAAGCTTCAAGTATTTGGGATCTCTGGTAATCATGAAATACCAAATCTGAACACATATGATCAAAGGTCAGATTCTTTCTTAACAGCTCTTGATCTTCAGTATCATTGGTTCCATTGTATGGATTGGAAAACTATCGAATGGCCAACATTCGCATTGCATGGTATACCGTACCTGGATCATAATGTTGGTTTAAAGCAAGCATTAAAAGAAACAAAAGTAATTAAGGGTAAAAAGAATATCCTATTACTACATACGGATTATGCGGGAGCCAGAGATACGGATGGTAGAGAAGTAGGTTCTGTAGAAAACTTCGATAGAACATTACTCAGAAAGTTTGATTTGGTATTATGTGGACACATACACAAATTTCAGAAATTAGAGAAATATGTATACATGGTTGGAGCACCTTTACAACAAAGGTTCACAGATGAAGGAAACAAAATGGGTTATCTTAAGATATATTCTGATATGTCCATTGAGTTTGTTCATATTAAAGGATTGCCTAAGTTTAAGACAGTGGGCAGTGTGGAGGAAATTAAAGAGGACGGAAATTATTATAGAGTTCTCAAACCTAAGGCCTCTAATGATGAGTTCAGCTCAGAAAGCAAGGTTATACAGAAAAACTATTCGAAAGTTAAAGCAGGTAGACGATATCTTCGAATACAAGGTATCAAAGATCCTGAAAAGAAGAGACTTCTTATTGAAATACTTAAAAAGGCAGAGGAGGAAGAAGTATGATTAAATTCATGAACATGGAGATAAAAGGATTCTGTTCTATTCAGGATCTTAGTATAACATTGGGTACAGAAGGAATCCATCTGGTTAAAGGAAATAATGGTAGTGGGAAGAGCTCTTTTCTGAATGCTATCAGTTGGTGTTTATATGGTAAAACATTAAAAAACATAAAAGATGTAAATACCTTAGAATCCTGGAGACCCAATGATTATAAGGGTACAATGGTAAAAATCTTTTTTGAGAAAGATGGCTCAATACATCAGATAATACGATGTCAAGAATATAAAGGTAAAGTAGAAGAGGCTAAAGGAGGAAACAGATTACTCTATCTAATCGATGGAGCCCAAGTAAAAGAAAAATCCAAACCAAAGATTCAAGAACTTATCGAAAAAGATTTGGGTAGTAGCTTTAGGCTTTTCAAAAACACAATCACATTCGGTCAAAGACTCCAGCGTATAGCTGAATCATCTGGTCCTGATAAAAAGGCTTTGTTCGAAGAAGCTTTCGAAATAGGTTATATTACTGTAGCAAAGAACATTGCTATGGTAATGAAAAAAGAAACACAACAGAAATATGATGAAGCATACTATCGAGTTAAATCCATAACTGAAAGATATGAAGATGCAAGGAAAAGTTATGAAAAATTCCGAGATAGTGAAAGGAATTATAAAAAGATCTTCAGAGAACAGGTTGATCAGATCGAAAATAAAATTACATTGAGACATGAAAAACTTGTTAGATTGGAGAAAAAGTTCGATGAAAACCTGCTAACTAAGAGCTTAAAAAATTTGGAGCATCTTAAGAGAGAGTTAACCAAACTTAAAAAAGAAGAACTTAATACCAATCAACAACTAACCAAAATCACAAGTAAAAAAGGGGTCCTGGAATTTATTGAATCCATCATGGGTTTATTACAGAAAGGGAAATACAAGGTTGCATATAATGACCTTAAAACCTTATCCTCACATTTCAAATCATCGGAAGAGATTAAGGATAAAAAATTTAAGACCCAGTCAAAAATCTACGATGTAGAATCTTTTTGTAGAGAACAAGAAGATATTAAAGATGATATTACTACTTTAAAGGGTGAAATTACTAACCTGATAAAAGAAAAGGGAAACTTAAGATTAGAGAGAATAAACATAATCTCACCTCAGTATCGAAAACAGAGAAAGGAATTAAAAGCTAAGTTAGAAAAACATCGTAAAAATTGTGAAACTCAGAAAAAGTCATTAGAAAACCTAAATTGGGTAATCAATGACCCATTAAGTAATTCTGGGATGAAAACTTTTATTTTCGATGCTTCATTAAAATCCTTGAACGATTGTTTGGATGATTACAGTAGTATAATCGGATTTAATATAAAGTTCACAGTAAACACAGAATCATCAAAAAGGGATTTTGTAACCTTAATCGATAAAGATGGCCAATTGCTTCAATACGAAGAATTATCCGGAGGTGAACAACAATTGGTAAATGCGGCTATGGCATTTGCATTACACTCTATCACAAGCGTATCATTGGGAATAAATTTACTTTTCTTGGATGAACTTTTCGAAAACTTAGATAAGGCAAATATCGAAATCGTAATGGACTTAGTGAAATATATAGGTAATGGGAAAAGCATTTATATAATCACTCACCAAGAGAATTTTTCAATCTCAGGTTCTAATACGATTAAGGTAAAAAAAGACAATGGTATTACCACTATAATCCCATAATACTTAAAATTCAATACCAAATGTCAGTGAACAGTAAAAATAAAGGATCCAAAGCTGAAAGGGAACTTGCTAAGGTATGGGAAAGATGGACTGGCTATAAATTTTCTCGAACTCCCATGTCAGGAGGTTGGGCTAAATCTATCGAATCTTTTGGAGATTTAACCTGTACTGATCCGAAACATAGCCACAAATTCCCTTTCAGTGTTGAATGTAAATCCTATAAGGGTATAACATTCAATGATATTCTAAAAGGTACAAAATCCGATGTACTTAGGTTTTGGGAACAAGCATCATATGATGCTAACCGATGTAATAAAATCCCATTATTATTTATGAGAGAGAATGGGATGGCAAAGCAAACCTATTTTTTAGTATGTGATGTAAAAGTGGGAAAGCTAATCGTAGATTTATCCAAGAAAAGCTTAGACATGATTGCTTTGAGCTGTTCATTAGGGAATCTACTGGTGTTCAATTCAAACGACTTAACGGCGATTCCCTATAATGAATTCTATAAAGCAGTAAGGAAATTATGAAAAAAAGAGAATATGTATGGTGTATATGCCATATAGATAATAAACTTTATGGTTCAATCGAAGCTGAGCTTAAAAAAGCAAAATATGATGATATTAAAGTATACATTCCAACACTTTCGATATTAAAAAAACGAAGTAAAGGAAAAGATATCTATGAGGATGTACCCATGCTATTCTCTTATGGCTTTATCAGAATGAGAAAAGAAAAAGCATTCTCAAGGGTATTCCTACATCGATTAAAAAAGGCGATCCCGGGAATCCATTCTTGGGTAAAGTCTCCAGAGACAATGCACCAAAGGAAAATAAAGGCCAGGATTCAAAATGCCGAAGATTGGGATGACTTCTCTATTGTAGCAACAGTATCCAGAAAAGAAATCAGAAGATTAAAAAGACTCTCCAAAGAAAACAAGGTTTATTCTAAATATGATATTGCCCAATTAACAGTGGGAAGTTATATCGTATTAAGAGGGTATCCTTTTGATGGTGTTCAAGCAACAGTATTAGAGATAAACCTTAACACACAAAATGTAAAGGTAAAATTATTCCCAAATGGGGGTGAAATCGAAATATGGTTACCTTTTGAGAATGTTCTTTACAGTACATACTTGGATTATGATCCAGATAAATTAGCTTATGATCATGCCGAGGATAATATTAGCAATTCTTATAAATTAACTACAACACAAGAAGAGGACTCATTATGGATGGATTAGTAGATAACAAAGCATGGAATTGTCTTACTAAAGAAGAACAACAATCCTTATCTCTTTCAATTTCCTATGGTAAATCCTCCTGGGAAGTTGGAGAGATAATGGGAATCGTACATTACAAGTATTTGGAATTAAAAGAAAGATCAGAAAGGCTTTTCAGATTGTTTCATGATTTTTTCGAACTTCATGATAACATCTTTAAGCCTGTTCGTTGTGTTGATCAAAGATTTGTAGATTATATAGAAGCTTGTATAGAACGAAGAGTTACAAGAAAACAAGCTTCTGACCCTTTTGGAGATGCTGCAATGTATGTGGCTCCAATTAAAACTCAATTCCTAATAAAACAGATGGCTCTATTAAAAGAGTCTACCGATCCATGGGATATCGACACATACAAGCTTATCATGGAATTCGATAGATGGAATAATTGGAGAATCCTTCCAAGGAAAATTCAACAGCCATCTGCATATAAAAGAAGGAATAATCGAAGAGATATCTTTTATATCAAATACATCTGTAGCTTGGATTCTGAGCAAGTTCAAAATCTCATAGATCAATATTGGTATTCAAGGAAGAAACAATGTTATTACTTTGTTGTATTCGATTATGATAGGTTCGATGATGGGTATCAGATAGTACCTGTAAAAAAACGAGACAGTACTTTAGAGAAGCTATCTAAACTTTATATCTATGTATTTGATGATAAAGACATGGCTGATGTATATGGCTACTTGGTAGTAGAATTCCAATATGGGAATAAGACTGCAAAGAAAGGTCAAGCGTTCTGGCCAAATTATCGTCAAACAATCGAAAAAGCAGTAAACTACAACAGTGTAAACAATCTAGATTTTTATGCTGAGAAATTAGATTATGCTTATCAGAATAATGATAAACAGAAGTTACTGAATTTCGAAAAGAGAGAAAAGAAAAAACGTAAAGGATTACAAAGAGCTAACGAAAACTCATTTTACATATGAAAACATTAGAAGAAAAGTACAAAGATTACAGAGATTTGTATTACAAATACTTTGTATGGATGGGAGATGCTACAAAACCGGGAACTTACATTCCTTTATCCAGAGTAGACTTAGTAAACGGTTTAGGTGAAATTGGGGATGGTACAATTAATTTTGCTGAGCTCCTGACATTAGAACACCTCCTTAATAGAAAAGGTACAATGTATGCTACTGCCTTTACAAGGTTAGTATATGCTGCCAAGAATTATTTCAAGGGTTCCTTTATTACTAACAAAACCTATGATGGCTTTTTTGTGAGGGATGATATTAATCCATTAATGGCCGAAAAATTTAACCTTGAGTATATTGATTCGATGGCTTATAATTCATTGAAACTAACATCTTCAGAAGATCCTTGTTATTCACCTTTTGTTTCTCAAGATCAAGTATGGAACTTAATGTTGCCTATGTTCTTTACAGATTTTGGTTTACAGAACAGATTAAAATCAATCTTAGATTATATCATTGTAAACAAGCATAAGGTATATAATCCCTACCTCTCTGAAATCTTACATTATTATACATTTTTACCTTCAATGAATGAAAAGAGGGTTAAACCCTGGGATAGGATTTATAACAGGATGAAACATTTCAAACCCAACATCAAGGTAAAAAGGGGAGCTAATAATTGGTATTTCTCTTATGGGTTTAGGGCAGTATACAATAAACTTGGTGGAGCTCAAGTTAAAACATTCTGGCATAAACTTTGGTACATTCCATTCATTTGGTTAGCCGATAGAGTATATCATCCATATATCTGTAAATGGTTTAACATCAGAGTAAAGAGAACTTCTTATTATTCGATGGGATTATTTGCTTGGTATAATAAAGGTTTCGAAAAGAGGTACATAAAGCAATTTAACAAAGCCTTAGAAAAGGGAGAATTCTTTGAACCTCAAATATTACCTTATATCTCAAAAGAACATCGAAAAAACATAAACTTCGAAAAGTTCAAAGAAGTAATGGAATCCTATCCTGAATTGGATACCTCTAAACCAATCGACTCACCAGTACATTTCCTAATTTTGTATAATATTTTAAATATGGATTATTGCATATAATATATAATATATGTATATTTGCATCATAATTTAAAATTCAATAAAAAATATGGCAACGGATAAAAAACAACAAAAACCAGCTCGGTATTGGCATTCAGAATTAAAATACCGAGACATTAAAAAAATGGCAATCGAAAGAGGGATGCCATTCCCAGAGGTGGTTTCTTCAGATTTTTATTCTCTGGTATCATTCATCGATTCTGAAAGGGCTCAAAAACCTAATCCAGATTTGGTATTACAATTTGATCTCTGGTTAGAAGGAATCTTAAAAGAAAGAGGTGCTGATTACTTAGTAAAACCTTCTCTTAGATTATCTTATGTATCCGATGAAATGAGAGAGGGTTCTAAGGAAAAACCCACTAAGGAGAAAAAGGTAAAAGAAAAGAAACCTCCCAGAGAAAGGGATTCTAATAATCTTCTCAAGGGAACAAAAAAATCCTATACCTTTGAACTTGCAAAGAAAGGGTATTCATTGGATAGAATCAAACGAAGAGTATTAAAGAAATTCCCAGAAGCTTCTGAAAAATCCATCATTATCTGGTATAGACAAGCTTTATGTATCAAACATATCCCTAAACCTAAAGAAGAAAGAAAGCCCAGAGTAAAAAAGGAAAAGACTCCAGAACAAATCAAAGCTTCTAGATTAAGGGCTCGAGAAAGAAAGAAGGAAAGGGCATTATTAAGGAAGCAAGCTAATGAAAGAACAGAAGCTTACAGAGAGTCACTTAATAAAAAGAAACGAAATGGAAAAAGAAAGAAAAAAGCCAAAGCCATTTAAAGTAAACGAGGATAGGATTTATGCAAATAAGTTCTATCCTTATTATTTTACAGAAGATCTAAGAGTAAACGTAGTACCAGTTAAATTCTATACTCGTTACCAAGCAAAGCTTACTTTAAAAGGACAATTCGGAAAAGATTGGCATAAATATCTCAAAATTGCTACTGGAAGGATGATCCTTAGTAGAGGCTGGAAATTTGGAAAAAACTCTGTAAGAGTAGAAGGGAAACACTATCAGATCAAAAAATATTATATCCCTTCAGAATGGAATTATAACAAGAGAAAGAGAAAAATCTTTAGAAGACACATGGATAAAACTCTAAAGATTGGAAAACGTTCTATGATTAATCAATTCTTAAAAACATATTACATGCAAACATTATGAGAAGTAATCCCAAAATATCATCATTCAAAGATCCTTTATTTTTCGAAGGATTATTGAAGTATCATGATGCTTCATATTTAAGGTGGAATCGATTAACGGATAAGCAACAAAGGCAATTCAAGGAATATAATTTATTGCCGGATCAATTGAATCTTGCTTTGAAAGTTTTACATCGATTAAAAACTGAATATCAAACCGAGAGTGTACCATTTGCAATAAACATCGTTTCATTGATCTATGATAAATACAATGAATGGTTAACTACTCAAGATATCGAAAGAAAACATTTATCTGAAGACAGGGCTCATAAAGAACTCCTATTCAGGGGATTTGTTTTACTCGATAAATTTCATGTAAAACCTAAAAGGAGCTATGTGATGACTGCTTTCCCAGTTAAGGGTAAATTTTACATCCATCCTTTCGAAATGGGGAGTAACTATAGGATGGCAAACGGGAAGAGGGAACTTCCTCATCTCTGGGATAACTTTATTAAAATCGGATTATCCGGGTATACCAGAGTTATCTACCCCGAAATGGAACATTTTCCCAATCTCTCATCGAAACAATCGAACCAATTAAAAATTGATTGGGATATTGCATAATAAATTTAATGTATATATATTTGCATTGTCAAAATAAAAATAAAAAGATATGGAAACAAAAATAACATTACAAAAAAACATATTAACCCAGAATGCTATCAAGGTAGACGAAGTAACCTATCGCTGCAACTGGGCTAATGAAAAGATTTTAGAAGATGAGAGAGAAGAGAAAACCTTCAATTCTCTTGAGGAACTAAAATCTTATGTTTCAACTTTCACTCCCTTAAATCAAAGATTATACAGGGAAGCTAAGAAAAAGAAACTTCCATATTATTTAATGAAACAACTCGAGAACAAATAACTATCATTTATCAACAATTTAAAACATTACAATCATGGCTAGAAAAAAAGAAGCTAAAGTAGAAGTAGTTAACGAAGTAGCAATCAGCAAAACATTAGTATTAGTAACCTATTCAGATGGCACCTCCGAAATCCGATTCAAATTGACTTCAGATGAGCTTGAGAAACTGGTAGCTGCAGTTTCTCCGGCGGATGATGACGAAGAAGATGAAGAAGATGAAGATGATGATGACGAAGAAGATGAAGAAGATGAAGATGATGATGATGAAGAAGATGAAGATGATGATGACGAAGAAGAAGATGACGAAGAAGAAGATGACGAAGAAGATGAAGATGATGAAGATGATGATGACGAAGAAGAAGAAGAAGCCGCTGCTCCTTCTCCTGAAGAATTAGCTGGTATGGACTTCGAAGAACTGGAAGATGTTTGCGATGATCACTCCCTGGATGTAGATCCAGATGATTACGAGGAAGAAGACATCGAAAAGTTCCGCAAGGCAATCGCCAAGGAATTGGGCATCACTTTACCGAAAGCCAAGAAAGAAACTAAGGCAAAAGGTAAAAAGGGAAAGAAATAACCCAACTATAGGATAAAACAAGGTCTGGGATAAAAATGAACACATTATTCATCATCTCTAATTATCTCGTCTAACAAAAAGTAATCCCAGACCTTGTAAAAAACGAACACATTTAAATTAACACACATATCAACATCAAAAATTAAATTATCATGGCAAAAGCTAAAGAAACTAAGAAGGCTATGTCTGCAGAAGAAAAGGCAGCAAAGAAAAAAGCTCGTTTGGAAGCTATCAAAAATCGTCCTGCTGGTCAAAGATGCAACAGTAAACAGATCGATGTAATCGAAACAGAGAACGGCACAGTAGAAACTTGGGGTTATCCAGTGGTTGCTGCTCGTAAACACATCGGAGTTCTTACTACCACAATTGTAAAGGGTAAAGATGGTAACGTTATCTCTACTGCTTCAACTTGGGTTCCGGGAGATATTACCGTAAAATCAAAGAAAGGACATGGTATCATCACTGGAGTAAAATCTAAGAAGGAAAAAGAAGAAGAAGAAGATACTGATACTGAGAAAGATGAAGCTAAAGAAGCTTCCAAGGCAAAGAAATCTAAGAAAAACGATTAAGTAAAAATAACCTATATTCGAATTTTTGGGAAAAGGGGATCCTTAACTGGGTTCCCTTTTTTCATATAAACATCTTATCATGGAAGATAAAGAAAAATCAATCATATTCATGGCACTAAGCAATCAAATATTGATTTATCAAAGTAAACTAGAAAACCATGAATATGAAGATGAAATAGAAAAAGAGATTTATAAATCTATCATAGAAGAAAGTATGAGCCTTTTAGATAGGTTTATGCCCAAGCCCAAAGAGCCTTCATCACATCCAATACCCAGACCCACCTTTTAAAGATAAGGAATTATATTGCAGTATGAAAAATAATATTTATATTTGCATAAAGAAAAAATAATAAAAAAATATGGTAACTAAACTACAAAGGATCATCGATAACATCGAATTAGTAAGACTCAGAAGAGAAGAATATTACAAAGCTTCCCCAAAAGGGAAGGCCCTTATTCAAAAAGAGATTAATATCCTTCTCCGAAGAATCCGAGATATGGTACAAGATATTTCAAATGTTGGGAAAGGAAACATTTCGAAAGTTACTTATGTCATCAAAAATTCTGAAGGAATTAAAACTTTCGAAGAAGAATTCATAGGATTAGATGAAGAGGAGATTAAGAAACTTTTCGAAGTTAGAAAATTCTTTACTGCTTCATCAAACTATGAAATTCTAAGAATCGAAAAATATCATACCCAGATCGGGGAAATATCTACTAATTAAAAACATATCATTAACACATTAAAATTCATAAGAACATGAAGGAAAAAGCAAGCAAAACAAAGAAATCAAAGATCCCAGTTCCAGAAAACCAGGAAGCTTTGGCAAAGGTAAAGGAAGTAAAGAAGGAAATGGAAGCCTACTACAAGAAAAACAAATTGGATCCCACTAAGGATTACACCAAGGATAAAAAACATGGTGCCATTATCTCCAAATGGATTCAGATCTTGGAAGTAAATCGTAAAAAGGTAAAGGATTCCACTCCTCAAGAAATCCATCACAAAAAGTCTGAGGATAAAAACAGAAAGCCTAAAGCTGAAAAGGCAGTAAAGGTTGCTAAGGATGGTAGAAAGGTAGCTAAATACGATTATCCTTTAGTGGATGGTAGAGAAATGACTTCAGAGGAAAAGAAAAAGTATCGCATCAAAATGCGAAAAGAAGCTAAGGGAGGTGCTTCTAAACCGAAGAAGGAAACTACCAAAGAAACCAAGAAGGTAGAATCTAAAAAGGTTACCAAGGAAAAAAAGGATAAAAAGGTAAAGGGTAAGGATAAAAAGAAAAAAGCTAACGATTAAGTTGGTTGCCATTTTTATATAAACCCAAAAGGGGAAGTATCCATATCTCAATTTGGGTCTTCCCCTTTTTTCATTTTAAAAAACTATCAATCATGGAAGAAAATAAAATCATCATAAAACCCAAGATGAGGATTACCTTATTGGATTCAGAACTTCGATGTATATCGGATAGATTAGTAGATCAGGCTACTGAATTCATGCAAGGAGCTAAAGTAAAGCATACTGATCCAATTAAGCTGGAAGTAGTATTAACTTCTAAAAATGATGTTGAATCACTTAAAACTTATTTAGATCAACTAGTAGGTAATCTACCTATAAAGGTTATTGGAACCCGAGGAAGACCTTCTTCTACTCCTTCGAAAGAATTGGAATCTCCGAGAGAGGATATTTATCTCAAGGTTGAAGAGATGACTAAAACTGAAAGCCAGGATGAGATAATTAAATACCTTCGTTCATTAGGCTTTGTATTCCTATTAACCGAGGATTTTTTACATTATTTTCCAGACTTTAAATTCAGAGCCAAGGATATTGGGGAAGCTAACAGAAATGGCCAATACATTAATTCCTATCAATGGCTTGTAAGAAGGATTAAGATGGCCAAAGATCCCAAATCTGATAAATATGATCCTCAGATTATCTTTGGATTCTATCTCAATGAAAGAAATCCCAGATTTGTAGGTTATCTCTATAAAGACTTCAAATCTCGAATGAAGGCTTATATTCCGGATAAAACTAAGATTATCTTTGCTTCATTCGAAATGGCGAAGATGCCCCCATATATGGAAGAAACGGAAAGATTAAAATGGTCTACAGAAATGAGGCAATTAATGCTAGACCCAGAAAAGAAACCTTCAAAATTCTTTATCAGATGGGCTCCAGATATTCTTTTACCCGAATCACATAAAGAAAAACTAAAACATCTCGATATCACATTCAAGGGGTAGCTTCTGCTACCCTTTTTCGTACCATATAAAGTATAAAAAAGGTATTTATAATAAGAATAAATTTTATATATTTGCATTGGTATAATTTATTATTAATTTTAAACATATAAAAATGGAACAGAACAAAGAAAAAACATTACCAAAAGGACATTATGCTTCCTTTGTTGCTCAATTATCCAAGGATATCCAAAGAGCTCAAGAGGAAATCTCTAAAAAAGAAGGCTTTGAAAAGGTACATCAATCTGTAAACCCAATTTCACAAAATTACGTAGGATGAAATTAAACATTAGTACAGAGGTAGCGGAGTTAATCTCTCATATTGCAGATGTACAGATTAAGGCTCTCTTAAATATTCAACAAGGTAATTACCAAATTGATGAAGAGGATCAGGAATTATTAATGCAATATCAAGCTACAATTCAAACTGTACAAAGGGAAGCAAAGGTTGTAATCTCTCATTTCCAGGATATGAAAAGGGAACCATTATTAATAGGTATCACTTCAAATCAATTCCTATCTATAATGCGGCATATCCTATTTCGAATAGAAGAAGAGTATCCAAATAAACAAGCAGTTATTCAATTATGGGATATCTTTTTCTATATAGAAAGGGAAAGAACACCCGAAATCAAATTAATGGTCAAATCGAATAAAAAACAAAACAATGGGAAAAGCATTAGCATCAACAACAATCGAATTAGAAGGAGCAAAGACAATCCAGTTTCAACCAGATAACATGGAAGGAGTAGATTCTTCTAATCTATACAAAATCTGTAAAGGTTATATCCATGATAAAGCAAATCAAAAGGAAATACCTTATGTAGCAGTAAACTTTAAAAAGAATCCTGGCCTTCTTTATATCTATGAGGGTATTCATCCAAAGGTTTATCAAGAATTCAGAGAAGCTCCCTCTAAAGGGCAATTCTTAAATCGAGAAATTATTCCTTCTGCGAAATCAACTTATAAAGCTCATGTACCTGGATTAAGATGAGTAAGAAAACATTCTTTATATCGTTATCAGTAGTTCTTGGGATTTTATTCCTGGGAACTACTCCCCAAAAGGTTAAAGAGCAACCAAAATGGGAAAAGCCAGAATCTGGGAAATGGTGCTTGGGGTATGATTATAAAAATCATCGATACAGATATGATACTTCACCAAAAACCAAATTCCAGCCAACTAAAACAGTAATCAAAAAAGCTCATCATAGTTTCGAATTATATGAGAATGGGAACTTTACTAAGGAACAAGCAAAAGATCTTGAATATTACATTCAATCCCAGAAAAGTACCCATGATTACTACCCAGAAGATATCCAAGAATTAATAGAATATTATTTGGATTGAATAAATAATATATGTATATTTGCAATAAATAAAAAATCAATTATTAATTAATAAAACATTTACAGCTATGACAACGAAATCAACATCTCAGAAAGTAAAAGCAACAAAGGTTGAATCCAAAAAAACAAAGGCTTTAAATCCTAAGGTAGAAGAAGCTAAAGCGAAAACCTCTAAAAAGGTAAAGGCAACCAAGATTGAATTGCCTTCAACCAAATTGGAGAAAAAGAAATCCAAGGTAGCTAAGGAAGTTACTCCAGTTACCAATACTGCTCTCATGGAACAGGTGGTATCGAAAAGGGAGATCAAATACATCTATCCTGATGATTGCATTGATACCCTTGCCAGAAAACAATTCCGTCAAAAGGTAAGGAACAAAATCCATAAAATGGAGAACCAACTTTTCAAAATGTCGGATAAAACATCTAAGGAATATCTGAAAATTTCCAAAGAACTCAAGGCATATTATTCTGCCAATGTCAAAGAAGGTGCTGCCATATAATATAAACCAAATTAGGAGGATACTTACTATATCCTCCTAATATGTACAACGAAATTTAAAAGGTTTATATTATGGCACTTATAATCGGATTACCAGAAAAAGAGATTCAAAAGGTAAACAAAGACCTTTATGAATTACACAAACGGGTTATTCTCAATTATCTCTTATCAAGATCTCTCAAATTAAGGTCCAGAAAAAAATTCTTCATAGTATATGGACATTACATTACAGAGAAAAACATTCACGAATATTTCTATACACCTATACACATATTTGTTCAGCTTTTAATCCGAAACGAATTATGGAGATGTAGAAAATATCACAAAGATACTAACATTAAAAAACGTAAAAGAAAATGAACACAGAAACATTTTTCGTAACAGGGAATAATGCCTATAATATTTTAGAGGTATTATTGGATAATGAATTCCTTTGGGACAAAGCCCAGTATAAATGTTATTATGGGTATTACATTAATGGTAAAACCAATAAAGTGATTGCCTTTGATAACAGAACTGGGCATTGTAATACCGAAGAATTCGAAACTGTAGAACAAGCTAAAGAATGGTTAGGATATGAAGACAATTGATTACATCAAAAAGTATGGATTGGATAAAAACAACAAAAGTTTATCCAAGTTAGAAAAGGATGAATTCTTTAAGGACTTAGAAAAAGAGCTCTTAGAAAGAATTCAAGAGAGGGAGAAAAATTATCCTGGAGATTTGCCCTACAAAATCTTTCAGAATTTGGTTAAACAGGTTAATGATAAATTCTGGGCAATCTCAAATAAGAAAAAAGGAATTGCTTTTACCTTCGAATTATGGAATGCCTTTTTTGCAATCAAGGTAATTCCTATTCGAAATAAATATTTCCCAGAAATGGAGAAATTTAAACATAAAAAGTAAAATTACAGCAGAGCTCGAGACTAACCTTGAAGGCTCTGCTTTTTTAATCCTTAAATATCACAGATATGAAACTTTCAGGGCAACACATTAATGGGGCTTGGCTATACATTGTTACCAAGATGGTTCTTCTCACTAAAATAGGTGAAAATAAAGAAGTAAACATGGATGTTCAGATTACTGGTAACAGTTTAATAATTAAAATATTGGACTACAGAGAAATCATTGAACCTAATTATTTCGAAAATCTTAAGGAAGAACTTCAAAGATTCAAATCAGAGTATGAAAACCTTCTAATCAGAGAAACTTTGATAGGAAACGAATATAGGTATCTCATAACATTAATCCCATAAAATTATGCAAATAAATGATATATTTACAGACCTTCATGGTAACCAATATGAAATAATGGATTTCCATGTTTTGGGCCCAGATTATCCACTATTCCAGGATAACAGGGATGCCATACTCACATCATCTACTCAAGATGAACATATTAACCTTATCATAAGAGGGAATGATCAACTTATCATATATAATGAACATCATAAAGTATATTGGATGTATGACATCAAGTTTATTCAACATTTTGATAAATTTGACATAAGAAAGGGTTTTTACAATGAAAAGAATACCAAGGGTAACAGGTCTAACCGCAATGATGGTAGAATATCATCAAACAGTAAGTCCAGAAATAAAAGATGTTAAGAAGAAGAACATCATTACTCATGTAGTAAATCAATGGGCACTTAATAATGGATTACTTTGTGGAGTAATCCATAATCCTTCATCATTAGCTTCATATCTGGGATGTGATATTGAAGATATCAATATGGTCCTAAGAGAAAGGTTATTAAATAATCGAATCTGGGATAAACAAAATCAAGAAGAGATATTAAATGCCATTACAGGTATGTCTATCAGTATGGCAATGGAAGATCGAATGGAAGCTGCTTCTCAAGTAGAAATATTAAAAAGATCCCAGGGAGATCACTATGTACCTTTCATATCTGCAGAACTTAGACAAGCTTTAGATTTGAAGATGAAAGCTGGAGCACAATTATCTTCAATGATTAAGAATATCATGGGTGGTACAACTAATGTCTTCAATATTAACAATCAAAGTTCTGCTGGAGTAATGGAACAAAACAACTTTGTTACTAAAGAAGATGCCCTAAAAATCTTAGAGGAAGAACATACTAAACAGAAAGAATCTTTTAATGAAAAGGATGCTAAATTCTTAGAAGAACATTATGAGTTAGATGCTTTGCCAGATGTATCTGCTAAGACTCAACAAGGATTAGATGTAACTAAAGAAGGTCTGGATGCAGTAAAGACAGAGCTTATTCAGATTACAGATAATTATAAGATACATAGGGAAGAACCTGAAGATGTGGATTTTCATGAGATCCGAAGAGAATTAGAAATGAACATAGATTCAGAAGACGATCCAGAAATGGACAACTATAATTAAATGTTTTACATACATCATTAACAAAAACAAATTTCGTTGTTTTAGCATTTTAGTAATTATGTTATGCGTTCAAGAACAGTAATGTTAACCTAAATCTTGATGCTCGTTTTATACGTTAATAATCTTATTATTCGACACTGGAACTGGGTAGTTGGGAAACTACCCTTTTTCGTAGATATCCAGCTACTCTTACCATCCTATTTAAATTTTGCGTATTAAATACAAATAAAGTATATTTGCAAATAAAATATTAATCATTAAAAAACAAAAACGATGACTTCATCACAGATTACATTACTCAAGCAACTGATGGATTCTACAGATTATAGAGTCTATGTAAAACTCAATGGAAAAAGAGAATTAGCTACTCAACTAAGAATTGGATCAAAGAAATCCCAAGCAATCCTTCAATGTTACAGCTTTTCATGCAATCCATATCAATTAACTACATCAATGGTTGATATCTACAGAGTAAGTAGACCTTTAAAATTCTTTTCATCTAATGGGAACAACACATTAAACTTTCAAGGATTAACCTGGCTTTGTATTAAACAAAGAGAAGTAAGGCCCGGAGATATCTTACTAGATGCAAAGAACTTAAAAGATACCTATTTAGCTACTACAATGGTATCAGAAGTAGATAACACAATCTTTGCTTTTTGCCCTATTCAAAAAGAAATCATCTCCTTGATATACATTGAAGATGTAGTGGCTATTAGGGCTGTTTTTTAAGCCCAAATTAATAATGTAAATATATTTGTATTTAAAATATAATGTATATATTTGCATTGTCGAATAAAAATAAAATTTATTAATCATTTAAATGCAATTACAAATATGGTATCTGAGTATCAATTCAACAGTCAAGAAGTCTGCATTTTCCCTAAAGGAGGTGGAATTTACATTATCTCAGTAATTCGCTATTACTACACAAGGGAAAATCATTCCGAACCTAAACTTACAAGCGAATCAAATTGGAGATGGGAAACCAATTGCAAGGAACTTGTGCTCAAACTTCAATCTAATAACATTAGAACGAAGGCTTTTACTCAACAGCTGATTGTATTAGCTAAACAATTTGGAACATTAACTCATAAAAATTACACAAATCATGCTAAGGATTATATCAAACAGGGATTCTAATTCAGTTAGAGTACAAGCTTTGGATAAAAATGCTCAAGAGATCCTATTAAGAGCATTCCCAAATGAATCAAGAACTGATTGTACTGGACACGCATGGCATTTCAAGGATGCCTATGTATACTACGAGAATCAAATAGTAACCATAGTTTCTTCAAAAGATTCTAGGGATAAATATCAAAAGAAGCTATTCGTTACTTCATTAGTTAACACAATAATCGAATTCAGATGAAAGTAAAACAATTCATAGGATTAATGATACTAGCTCTCTCCCCAATGGGAGCTGGTATCCTTTATGCTCTTTATCAAACAGAGTTTAAGCCAAATGCAAATCATGCTCACTACACTTGGCCTAATGGAGAAGTAAAAACAGAAAGAGAAGTAACTCTAACGGATGAAGAAAAGAGGCTCATAGTTCAAGATGGCATTTTAAAAGCATATGAATTACATACTGAAAGTATCATTACAAGATTAAAGGATGAGATTCAGATAATTAAGGATTCAGGAGAAAATTCTAGCGATATTAAATCTGGAAGACTAGAATATTTGCAACATAATCTAATCTATGCCACTAGAATTAAAAAACTTATCGAAAAGATGAGAGATACTGGATTAGATTATACAAAAGAGGTAGAAATCCAGATAGAACTTCAAGAGAGAAACCAATATAATTATGAACAAGGTAAATATAAACAATCGAACGTATGCCGAAAAGAAATAAAATGGTGAAATTCCTCCAAGAGGTAAAACCAATCATAGAAGACATCAAAATCATGGGTTATAAGAACTCAACAAAGAACCTAATAGGCAAAATGGAGATTTCTATTAAGGTTGAAAACAAGAATGATCTTTTAGATCTCCAGGTTGAACATCTTCCCAATGTAGATAAAGAACATTTCGAATACAAGGGCAATGATTTAGTCCTTATCACAATGTACTTCAATAATTATGATGAAAGGAATACTTGGTCACAGCATTGGAAAGAATATCCTTCAATCGAATCCTTCTTAACAGGGCAAGCCTAACAAGCTTGCCTTTTTAATTTAATAAAAGAGTATGTAGTATTAAAAATAATATTTATATTTGCATTGTAATATTAATCATATAAAAAATGCAATAACATGGAACCAAAAGAACTTATTTACAACGTTTACAAGGATATCACATCTATCAAAACAAAATTTGATGATGAGAACCTTTGGTGTAACCCCTATAAAACAATCCAAGGATTAACTCCTATGACTCCTGGATATGTTATCTCAATGGAATATGCTCCTCACATTGACATAGAAGAATACTTTTCAGAAGAATTCATAGAGAAGCTCAAGCTTCTCTTCAAGAAATATCAAAAAGATGCAATCATTTGGATGGTAAATCATTCAAGTATATCTCAAGTAATGGTATACGTATATCCTTTACCAAATTATCTTAAGCAATCAACAGTTCTATTATCAAATCAATAAAAACATTCATCATTATGGCAACAACAGCAACTCAAATCATTAATATTGTTACTCTTAACAAGAGTACATTACATTGGATGGTCTCAAGGATCGTTCAGGATAGTATTAACTTTTACTACTTCTGGGATGAGTATTATATCAATGCTTATGGTATAACTGAGGAAAAAGCAAATGAACAACTCGAAATGTACCTTTCATTCAATATATATAAAAATCTCTACCAGGACCTAAGGGTAAAAATAGATCAATCCCCAATTGTATTCTTTGAATACCTTCAAGAGATCGCTACACATATAGTAAGAGATATCGCATTTTGGGAAACAGTAACTCAAATCTGCGGAGCAACAAAGATTATTATTAACGAAAAAGCATAACAGCTATGGAAACAAAAGAAATCAAAAACTGGGAATGGATCAAATCAGTAGAGGTCCAATATATGGGATTCTTAACCCAATATTTAGGAACTGCAACCGATAGTAAGGGATTTGTTGAACTAATGAAACAACTTAGATTAGATGAAGCAATAGCTTACCTAGAAGATGATCTTGGAAAAGATGCTTCAGAACCAAATTATCACAAATTCCAATTCTATACCAAAACAATGCAGTTCACAAAAAAAGAAGAGTTCTGGGAAGCTATTAGTAAGGGTTCAATGCCTGAAATCGAACAACTGGAAGGAAAGGAATTACTGGATACCTTAGAAGCTCTAAGAACCATTCTCCACCCAACAGTAAGAGCATTACTAGAATCATATACAATAGATATGGTAATGCCCATACCGGGAATTATTTCCTTCTTATTGATAGGGAAATCCAAACAAGAAATTGAGCCAGGCACAATAATGTTTCGTATCAAATATCTGATGGAAGGATGTATAGACCATGAGCCAACATCACTACTCAAGGAATATCATATCCACCTAAACATTCCACCAAAAGACAACCAAGAAAATCCCTTCGTAACACAAATCATATTAATATCAAAGAAATTAACTACCATCACAATCAAATAATAATCATTATCCTTAACTATGAAAAGGTTTACATTTCCCACCAACAAACACAATTTAAATCAGAGCTCATCATACTTCAAGGATAATAAAAGAATCCCTTACACTCATCCCAAAAAACACAAACAAAAAAGAAATCGAATAAATAAATCCCAGTTCTATGATATAAATAATCATCCATATCACAAGGATTATATACCCATAACCCCAAACAACACATAAAAAAGGAAAAAAAGATAATCATAAGCCAATGATAATAATTATCACATAAAGCCAATGATCACATACAACACATAAAAATAAAAATCATCATATGATAATATCAAGGATATTATCATAGATCCCCAAAACAACAAACATAAAATAAAAAATAACATAGAATCAATGATAAAAGGAATCCTATATATAACCTACAAACATATAAAAAAAGAAATAATAATATCAAATAAAGGTATATATAATAGGAATATATAAAATATGAAATACATATCAAATATACTATCAAATAGAAGCTATATAACATGGGTATAACACGGGGGCGAAATTTACTCGATAGCACGAACACTATATACGTATATCTAAAACCATAGAGTTTTCAAGTTTTAAGGCCCAAAAATTTGCATACGTGTTGTGTACATTTTTTCGAAAAATTAGGTCTGGGATTTGAGGATTTAGGGCCTTTTTTACCCTAAAATGTCAACTTAGCTCACTTTTAGCACTTTTGACTTTTTTGATCCATTTTTTACAAACCTATCCAAAACATATCCAAAACTGTACTTTTTTTCGAGCACAAGTTAAAAATAGCCGGCTTTAGAAAAAAATATCAAACTCTCAACTTCAAGTTTTAGGATAAATTTTAAGGGTAACAGGGTATAAATTAAAATTGCATTCGAAGCTAAAAACAATGTCTTTTATTTATTAATCTAGAACATAATAGAGGGTAATCTTTCTAGTTACTTAGAATTAAAGTAAAATTTACTAGAGGTATGTTAAATTAAATATTTAATCGAAAGTCTAGGATTATGATAAAATTCGATGATTATTATAAAATGATTGCCTTGAATTCGATGATTTTAATAAATTTGGTTCAAGGATTCGATGATTTTATTTAATCCCAGACTGGGATTAAATAAAAATTCGATCTCTGGTTCGACGATTATCATTGTTTATTATTATATATAATATATAGGATTATGTTCTGTGTTCTGGGATTATTATAATCCTTGAATTCGATGATATGTTATCATATTATATAAGCTTTGTGTTTTCTTTTGTAGGATCTGTTTTCATAACTCTTATTATATAATAATATAATATAAGGGATATGATTATAATCCTTGATCTGTGATCTGATGATGTTTTTATTATATTATTATATATAGGTATATTATTTTTGATAGAAGCTTGTTTTTTGGGGCTATATTAGAGCTTTGTGTAATTTTATGAGCATTATTATATAATATATTATATATAGGGATCATCTGTGTTCAAGGATTTAAGGATTATCATTGTTATATCCTTTTATTATATTATATATAGGTATATTATAGGATCTATGTAGTGATTTGTTTTTATTTATGTTGTGTTTTTTTGGGCTAACCAAGAGGGTATGGGATTTGGCTCAAGGCTTTAAGTATAATATAATAAGGCCTTAGATCATTGTGTCCATTTAATTCGATGTAAGGATTCAAGGCCTTATTATATACCATTGATGGCCCTAAGTTTAAATAATCCTTCGAAGTGAGCCTTAAATCAGAGCCCAAATTTTATATGCGTATTATATTATATATAATATATAATGATTATATTTGCATTGTAATTATTAATCATATAAAAAATTATTGCTCTATGAACACAACAGATCAGTTATTTAATAACACAATCCTATTCCAGGATACAGAGAACATCGAAGGAAAAGTAAAAGATGTTTATCTGAGACAATTCTTTTATGAATCCTTAGGAATGGATGATCCTAGAGGTTATAATCTTTGGTCAAAGATTTTTAATCGCTTTTCCAGGGTTGATTCTAGTATGGTTCGAATTTTACCCAATGATCCTGAGAAATTGGTTTGGTTCCTAGAATTATCGATTACAGATAACAGAGACCAAATTATATCAGAGAATTATGATAAGGCATTATCCTTCTATAAGGAAACATTAAATGAAATCCAGGATTACCTTGACCTATCTAATGCTTTTCAATATATAGGATTGGGTAATACGAAATTATATATCACATTCATAGCTGAAATTTAATGCTAGCCTGTTCGATACATTGAATACTAATTATCTTATGAAAATAAATCTTAATCATACTCAATAGGAATATTACTCTAATCAAATCTGTATAAGGTAGCTCGCTTGGGATAAGTAGGCTACCTTTTTTATTTGTGTTCTTTTATCTTTACTTTGTAAAACCTGCTAGCTAAGGCCATAATTCTTTGAGCCCATCCTACTTTCAGGATATCCTTATACGATATATTATATAAAACCGGCTAACCAAGCGTAAGGCCCTGTAAGCCCAAAAGGCCATAATAATCTCCATTGATGGGCCCTGAGTCTAAAGATAGCCCTAAATAAAGGCCTTCAAAAACCAGCCAACTAAGGCCTTGATGATTTAAGCGGGTAGGTAGGTAATGATGAAGGCATGGTGATGGTGAGCAATGATATTTTAATAAATAAAATCTATTTGTTTAATAGAAAAATTCAATAAAAATTTTTCTCAAAATATTTTTGTATTTAAAAAATTCATTGTATATTTGCAATACAGAAAAACAAATAAAACGTATCACTTTAAAAATTAAAAGTCATGAATGCAAATGTAAATGAAAATGTGTTAGTAAATGAAGTAAACAACAATGTAGAAAATACTGCAAAAGTTGAAAAAAAGAAAGCACAAAAAACAACTGCAAAAAAGAGCACAAAAAAAGAAAGTGCAAAAGTTGAAAAAAAAGAAATAGAAAAACTTTCTTTTTCCAAACTACTCGAAACATTGGACACAACGGGATTGCATACCAGTTCAGGTCTAAAGAAAGAGAATCTATATAACTCTTCCATTTATGCGGATTGTTTAACAGATAAAGATAAAAAATCAGTTAGACGCAAAATTCGTAATCTTTTGGACAATTTTATAGGGAGCATTATTCGTTCAGAAAAGAATAAAACAATTTGCGAAAACCACTGCAAACAATTCAAATTATTCTATGAACAAGTTTATAGAATAAATGATTTCTCCGTAGAAAGTTTAGTTTCTAATAATACAGATGAATTAAAAAAAGAGAATTTAAAGAAAATGCTTGAAATTGTAAAAAAGAATTTGAAATGAAAAAACAAAAAATAAAAGAGTGTATAATATTTGCACTCTTATTCCTTATATATATTTGGTGTTGCTGCAATTCATAAATAATAAAAAAAGAGTATATTTTTTGTCCCCTATAAAATATACTCTTTTTTTGCTTTAATGGGCAACCCTGTCCGTTTCGAATTGCCACAACTTTTTTCTGAAAACCCAATAAGGGAAATCCTAACTGATCCCTTACAGAAATGTAATCCCTATCCCTCTTTTATTCAGATAACGTTAATAAGGGATATCCTTGAGAATCTTCGAATAATCTTCATATAACTTTTTTCTGAAAGGCTTATAAGGGATTTTTATTATCTCTACTTTTTCATAAGGGGATTCCTTTTTATCCTTTTCATAAGATAAGGGCTTTTATTATTACTCTAATGTTATATTTTTCATTGATTATCCTTTATTGGTATTCAAGATTTTTTTATCCCTTATGCTTTATCACATTAGGATTTCCTTTTTTCATTTTTGTTTGTTGTTTTGGGGGACTCTTACAATAAAGGCCCAAGATATTTTTTATCCCAGGCCTTTATTATAGGATTTTTTAATCTACTGGGCTCTTTCCAACTTTTAATAGGTACCCAGTAAATGAAAAATTATATCTACCAGTATTAACTGTAGTGATATTTACACTTTCAAGAAATAATGTGTTTTCTACCCATGGGTATCCATTTTTTATATCGGTTGAACTACCGTATCCAAAAAAGTATGAAAATAAATCTTCTGATAAATTATAAATGCATAATCCATAATTGCCATCTATGGGCATAGCATATGTTACGATTACTACCAGATCGCCTTTATAGAAGCTTCCATTGATTTCATCCAATGCTGATTGGATACTATCCAAAGTGCAATTGACTTTTATGGAGAATGTGGATTTATCTGGAGCCATAACCATCTTTCTAGAGGTTTTATTAGTATCCAAGTTGGTACTAAAGATAGAACCTTTTCCTATTAATTCTTTGTATTTATCTCCAGATGAGATTCCTTCGATTCCCAATCTTATGGCTTCAAAGGATGGCTGAGATCCTGGGTCTACTCCTTTATTTCTCAGAGCATCCCTTAAACTTGTTTTTGCATTACTGATTTGTAAAATTAGAGCTTCAATTCTTGATTTGAGTGACATATTTGTGATGTATTTAATTAATATTATAAGATAGTATTTTATAATATTAATCACTAAGGCAATAATACAATGAGTTTAACATCAAGAATTCAGGATCAAAAAGATCACATTACACAAGTAAAAAAAGATTTATGTTCGAAGGTTGGGATTTCCAGTGAACCCTTACCAAGTTTTTCAGAGATCATAGGCTCTGTTCCCTCTCCAACATTATCGGATATTATAAGATGGGATATCCCAGAAACTTACCAGGAGGGTAGTGTTACATATTATTTCCAATCTTTTCAAAGGCCATGGATAAAGATTTGTGGACCAAATCAATTAATTACTGAGATAAATTATACCTCAAGTAGAAATTATTCCACATTAGAGGCAATCTACAACCTAATAACTGGGAAAACAAAAACCAGAATCTCTCAACCTTCTCCCGGTATCGGAGGAGTAGCTGATCCAAAACCCTTCAGGTCATACCATAGTAAATATTATATGGAGATCTATGACCCCGATTCATTCGAAGTTCAGCTACATGTTTTGGATCATACCAAAGAAGTACCAGAAGTAGTACATAGAACGACTTACAGTAAGAACCGAGCTTTTTTAGGGTATGCAGATGGAGTATTGGATGCTGAAGGAAACTTTTGGTTCTGGGATTGTAAGTTAGTTAGTGGTAACATGGACCTTTATTATTGGAGTGGAAAACTTAGTGAAAGTGGAGTTCCCACTTTCACAAACAATGGTACTCGATGGGAAAAGGTTTCTATAGCTACTTCTACTGGAGCATGGGATCCACACCTTTATATAGATTTCGATGAGAATAAGGAGTTTCTTTATGTATTATCGGATCGATTTAATTATAAATGGGATTACAAAACTAACCAATTAATCTTGGATGATTTTAGTACGGATTGGGTAGGTAAATCGGTTAATAAGTATTGGATTGGGATATTAAGAAAAACAGATGAAACCAATAACAAAGATTATCACTACATGTTTTTTCAAGATCTTACTAGCTATAAAGTATACTTATTAGTATGGGATGAAAATAGCCAAAGGTATAGATGCTATGGCCCATTATACATAAATTATGTTGCTTCTAGTTCGGATATAATCCAGTTCGGATTTTTCAATTATAATGGTAATATTTACATTATGTATCAAGTTAAAGCAGAGCTTGGTACAGCAGATTATAGGGCCTCGTTTATATTGAATAACATTGGCCAGATTGATGAAGTATTCCCAAAAGAGAAATACGCTGTAATATAATAAAAAAATCCCTATCTACTTTCTCAAGCAAATAGGGATAAAAAACCTGACCCATAAATAAGAGTCCGCGATTACGTTTTTTTTTGATTACGCTGAAAAATCAATTCTCAATTTTAAAAACATTTACCAAAACCTATTCGTTTATAGTTTCCTTCTGTAGACTTTCCAATAACTCATTCAATTTCATAGAGTAGCCATCTAATTCTTCTGTAGAATATGAATTATTAGGAATTCCCTTTTTAAAGTTTTCTAGTGCACCCCGCAATTTAGAAGCAGTATTTCCTAAGCAATATTCTTTCCAAATTCTTTTAGATTCACTTCCATGAACCAATATTGTAAACTGGGTTCCTTTTAAATTCAAAGGGGTCAAGGATTTAATCTTTCGATCATATTTGGGATTTACTGATATCCCATTTGAAAGTAAGGCAGAATTTTTATTTACATCGATTACCTTACAGAGTTCACAATGTGAAGGACCTTTGATTAAAACTTCTTGATCTTTGGATAACAATTTGATGTTTTTATCCTCTTTTTTAACAGATTTCTTTTTCATGTGATTAATTTTTAATTGTGATATTGTATAGTAAACACATAATTCTACAGGGTATGAGCAATACTAATAGCATTTTTCATATACAAAACATATCAAATATGAAGCAATATAAAGTTTTGGGAGTATGCAATGGTCAAGGCATAGGATTATTCCCATTTAAAGGTGACAAAAGGTTCAAAATCTTAGGTAATTTAGAGGTTAGAGGAGTGTATTTTACTCCAAAAAATGAACAATGGATAGATAATTTCCCGGGTATACCCCTTTTCAGGGATTTAAATCGATGTAAAAATTACCTTGAAGGTAAAAAAGTACACATAATTGTCTCAAATCCAGCCTGCGGTGGACAATCTATCCTCAGAATCAGTAGAAAAAAGGATTTTAAATCCATTGAAGAGCAAAAGGCAGACCATACAATGGTAAATTTTATCGAAAGTGTTCATCATTTTAAGCCTCATGTATTTTTATTGGAAAACCTACCTAAATTACTAGAAGTAATCCCAGAAAATCAATGGGAAAATGAAATATTCCCGGATTATAACCTGGTTTTTCACAACCATTCAGTCTCGGAATGGGGTAATTCCCAAATATCAAGGAACAGATTAGTAATAATAGGAGTAAAAAAGAGCTCTCTTTTATTCAAATTGGAGCAATTCCTTTTTGTTAAACAAATGAAAGCTCTTAGGACAACGCAAGATTTATTATTTAACCTCCCAAAGGATGGTAATATAATCGAAGATTTGGATAAAATCGTTTCAATGTTTCACCCAGATGATAAAAATAAAACCAAATTATCCCTGAAACAAGTACAAAGATTATGGACAAATGAGTTCAAAGACGAGTGGAAATGGCCTTGGGTTAATTCCAAAGGGTCTAGAGGAACATTACCTGGTGTATATAGAAATAAACCGAATGGTTATCCAATGACCGCTAGGAAAGCGGATAGACAGTTTAAATGGAATGGTTTACCAATGTCTCCAAGAGAACTTGCAAGGATAATGGGAATCCCTGATAAATTTAAAATTCACATCGAAGAAGATAGGAAAAATTATTGGATAAACAAGGGAAGGTTAATCGTTACTCAGACCTTCCCTTATGAAATAGGATTATGGTTTAAAGAATGCCTATTAAACCGTTAACAACATTCTACCTCATGTTTCCAGAGTAAAAGAAGTTTCCAATAGTGGTCCAAATCAATATTTGGATTCCCTTTTGAAACCAAAGGTTCAATGTAATCGATAGCTTCGTTTAATTTGGAAGATAATATATTCTGAGATTTAATTACCTTGTCCATTAAAACTTTTTCTTCATCTTCACCTCTAGCAAGATTTAAATTTGCTAACTGAAGAAACATAAAAGATTTCGAAAGTTCATATACTTTTCTTCGAATGATAATGGATTCTTTTAATAATTTTTCCTCTTTCAATGATGATTTATCTTTTTTCATGATGTTGAAATTTTATGTTTGATGTGACATAGTAGTACTTAAATTTTCAAGGCAATATATTTTGGAACCTTCTATATGGATTATATTATATATTCTGGCCAATAGCCAATTGCTAATTGATAATTGGCCAATTGATAAATCCTAAATCCTAAATGGTTAATGGTTTAATGGTAAAAACCTAAAAGGTAATAAACAATAAACAAAAACTAAAATTGGAAACTCGGTTTACGAGAAATTTCTTTGTAACTTGTTGAATTCCAATTAATTAGATGCCCTAAAACTGGGAATTTGTATTTAACAATTCCGGGATTTTTTCCTACACAACTCGCTGATAATGAACGACTCCTGAGGTAAAAAATCAAAATCCTGGAGAATCCCAGAATTGTTAAATCCTGTTAAAATTAAAAATCACATAAAATTATCACAATCCTATGAAACACAGAGATGAAATTTTTTCATGGGTCATGGCAATCCTAATTTTATTTTCAATGATTGGGGTTTCCTGGGTGACCTATAAAATCACAAAACGAAAATTTAAAAAGGAGTCATCGAATAATTTCGAAAACCAAAAAACAGACACAGTTTATATCCCAGAGATTTTTACAATCCCTGAACCTTTCGAAATTATTATGAATCCTTCAAATGTTGAAATTTATCGAAAGGATACAACTTCAAAGTATAATGAATTTTCCCTGCGGGAAAAAGATTTGGTGTTGTTCACACCAAATCGATTAGACAGCTTGATTATTGATTTGAATTATTTGAAGAATCTTCCAATGAATCCAAAACTATTATCACTTGATTTGAATCAAAACCAGTTGAGCTTAGGATTATTGGATATAAATGGGATCACGTCTAGAATATCTTATCCATTAAACCTTCAGAATTATTCCTATAGATGGAATGGAAATTCTTTAACAAGCAAAAAACAGCCAAATTTTAAATTTTATCCAACACTTGGATATCAATATCGAATTTTAAATAATTTTCATGACATTGATCTCAAGTTAAATTTCAAGACTAAGGGATTTAATTACGAACTTGGGCTAAACGGATTTTATTATCCCAAATTCAAGAGTGATCCGGGATGGGATATCACAATAGGTTTAACCTATGATTTTTAAAAGAAGAAAAGAAAATGGCGAAAAAGGAAATAGATACCTCTCATCTGAATGCTCAACAATTTAGAGAATTGGTTCAAGTACAAAAGGATGTCTTTTACTTCTCAACATTTGCTTATGTGGTTCACCCAGTAAGAGGTAAAACAAGGTTCCTTTTATATCCATACCAAAAATCAGTACTGTATTGCTTCCTAAAACATCGATTTAATATCATCCTAAAATTCAGGCAAGCGGGGATCACAGAATTGATTTCTCTTTATTGCTTATGGCTAACGATGTATCACCCAAACAAAAAGGTGAATATCATCTCCATCAAGGATTCTGTAGCAAAGAAGGTTTTAAAGAAAATCAAATACATGTACAAGAATCTCCCAGAGCACTTAAAAGTTCCCATCGTAAATGGTAGAATGGGTGAGCTGGGCACCGCGTCTATGATAGAGTTTATCAATGGCTCTTTTATAGAATCCATCCCAACCTCGGAAGAAGCAGGACGTTCAGAATCTCTTTCTTTATTGGTAATCGATGAAGCTGCAATTGTAAGATGGGCTTCTACGATTTGGGCAGCAGCAGCTCCTGCAATTTCCACTGGTGGGAGTGCTATCCTAAATTCAACACCCTATGGAATTTCTGGCTTCTATCATTCAAAATGGGTTGAAGCGATTACAGATTCTGATTCTCCTTTTCACCCTATTCGATTATATTGGAAAATGCACCCCGAGCGAGATCAGAAATGGTACGATACAATGTCCAAAGCTTTGGGCCCAAGAAGAACTGCCCAAGAAATTGATGGTGACTTCCTTTCTTCCGGTAGTACTGTATTTGATCTTACAGATATTAAGGCAATAGAAGATACCCTATCGGAATACCCAGTAATCGAAACAAGGTTTAATGGCCAGTTAAGAATCATGGATAAACCAAAACAAGGTGTAAGATACTTTATTGGTGCTGACGTTGCTACGGGACGTTCTAATGACTACTCAGCTTTTACTTTGGGTGATTCTAATGGAGAAGAAGCTGCAGTATTTAAAGGGAGAATCCCAGTAGAGAAGTATGCTAAAATCTTGGGCAATCTGGGAAAAGAATTCAATTGGGCAACAATTGCCCCTGAAACTAATGATATTGGTTTGGCAGTAACAACTTTACTTCAAACCGAAGGATATCCTCAATTGTATTATCATAAAAAGCTTCTCAAAAAGAAAGGAAAGTCAAGGCCAGAAGTAGAACAATATCCCGGATGGATAACCACATCTAAGAACCGATCTCTAATCATTGATGGATTGGAAGAAGATATCAGAAAAGATAACATTACAATTAAGGACCCATTTTTTGTTCAAGAGGCTTATACCTTTATCTATGATTCAATAGGCAGGCCAGTAGCAATGGGTAAACACAACAGAAACAATCAAACCTCAGACATTGACATGGATGAGGAAACCTATTCGGATGATAGTATTTTTGGTAAAGCAATATACAATCATGTGAGGAAGAATTACAAACCTTCATTGATAATTCAACCTAAATAACAAAATATATGGTATTACAATCAATTGGGAATTGGTGGTTAAACTTAATTGGTGTTCGGAGGGATGATTCGAATGCCTATAAGGATAAACCAAAGTCTGACCCCAATCCAAGAACCACAGCCCCTATCCCACCGGGTAGGGTTTCTGTGTCTAATGATACTACTGATATGTTATCTGTATTAAAGGGAGAAGCTGACTTTGTTACTCCTTCTTTTCGTACAGAAATCATCCCACTTATCAGAAGTCTTTATAAAGTTAACCCAGATGTAGGTATAGCTGTTCAGGATATGTTTAAGTTGGGAAATACGAAACATTTTATTGAATTCCCACATAATACTCCGGAAGAAGCTTTAAAAATGAGGAAGCATCTCAGGGATGTTTCTAAAACCTGGTCTAATTATACAGCAGGTATCTTTGGCTTAGTAAACAAGATGTTTGTTCAAATGCTTGTTTCTGGTGCCATGAGTATGGAAGCAGTACCAAAAAAAGACCTATCCGGGATTGAAAGCATTATCTTCATTAAACCAGAGGACATTGTATTCCAAAGAGATCAAAATGGTAAATATCGACCCTACCAATTGAACAAAACTTGGAATCATGGTAAATCAGAAAGGTTAATTGAACTTAACCTAAATACCTACATCTACCTTTCAATGTTCAATGATACTGATGAACCTTATGGGATTCCAACTTTCATGGCTGCATTGGATTCATTAAAGACCCAATCAGATATGAAAATTAATACCAAGCATATTATGGAATTGGTTGGTATGATGGGATTCTTAGAAGCCAAAATGGCAAAGCCAGATATATTACCAAATGAAAATCCTAAAGCCTATGAAGCCCGATTAAATCGAATGCTTCGGGAGTTAAAGGTTAACACAAGGGAAGGATTAAAAGATGGTACTGTAGCTGGCTTTATTGATGATCATGAATTCAAGTTAAACTCCACTACCAAGGATATGAGTAACTTGGATAAACCCTGGAACATGAATCAGCAATCAGTGGCTAATGGTTTGGGTATCTCTGGTTCTATTATTGGGGTATCCAATGATAACAAAACAGAGGGGGGAACAAGTATCATGTTCTCCAAAATGATCTCTCAGCTTGCGAATTTACAGGAATTTGCAGTTTATGCTCTTGAATTTATCTATTCACTAGAATTGAGATTAGCTGGACTTCCAAATAAAGGATGTAAGGTTAGATTCTTTACTTCTACGATTAATGATGAAGTCAAAATTCAACAGGGTAAAGAGTATAAGATTCGTAATCTTAATTCTCTATATGCAGCTGGTATCATTAGCCAAGATCAATATGCCTTCGAAATGGGTTATGAAAAGCCCAATGAAAAGGAACCCAGAGTTCCATTAAACAAATTAGAAGATGGTGATGATGGGGCTAAAAAACAGAAAAGGGAAGCTGACAAGGATAAATCCGATAGATCACAAAGGGATAAGTCCAAAACAGTTCCTAAACGAAAAGATGGTGACACTAAAGAAAGGTAAATATTATGGGACAATTTAAAAAGGGGAAACAGGATACCATAGTAATTGGAGAAGGCCATTCTCTAATGCTTGGGCATATGCCAAACTCGATTCCTTCAGATGCCTATTCAGAATTAAACTTTGGCTTAAACAAGTCAGGGATAGAGAGTTATGGTTTTTGGAGTAATTCCATTAATTATAACACATTTTATCCAGGAGTAACCCAAGAGGAATTTATGCCTAAGGATACTGATTTCATTGAACCCGTTTATCGATTGCTTTCCGAGGTAATCGTAAACAAAGAATGGAACCCAGTAGACTTCAGTCGTAATGGAGCATTAAAAGCTTCATTAAAAATGTTGGTAGGGCAAACAGTTAACTGTGATCATTCAACCGATGTAGCAAATGCAATTGGTAGTGTAAAACAAACCTTCTGGCAAGAATCCTTTAAACAAGAGGGCATCGTAATCCCAGCGGGAATTAATGGGGTATTAAAAATCGATGCTAAGGCAAATCCCAGACTTGCTAGAGGAATATTAATGGATCCTCCCAGTATTCATTCTAATTCGGTATCAGTAAGATTTATTTGGGATAAATCACATCCAAACTTGGATGAAGATGAATTTTGGAGTAAACTGGGTACATACGATGAAAAGGGTAATCTGATTTGTAGGGTAGTAAAGGAAATCGTATCTTATTACGAAACTTCTTTGGTATCTCATGGTGCTGACCCATTTGCTCAGAAAATCGATGAAAATGGGAATATCAATGATCCGAAATTTGCTTCGAAACAAAGTTACTCGGCAAACAGAGGTAATGATATCGAATATTATTTCATGGATTATAAAAAACTCATAGATACCGAGAGTATTAACAATACTACGGTATTTAATATGAAATCTGATAATTCATCTGATCATTCAAACAACAAAAATTCTATCAATATGAAAGAAAAGGAATTGCTTGCCCTCTTAGTAGGTACAGGTATGTTAACACTTGCCGAGGGCAAGGAAGTTAACCTTGACAACATTAAAGAGGCAGTTACTTCATTGGTAGCTTTGAAAAATTCTTTAGAAACTCAGGTAGAGGAATTGAATAATTCCAAAACTGATTTGGAATCCAAGGTTACTGAGTTAACTGCTAAGGTAACAGAATTGGAAAACTCCTCTCGGGTCAACAAAGTAATGGCAGAACTGGGAGCTAATTATTTGAAGAGCTTGCAGGAAAGCACAGTAGAAACTTACAAAAAGATCTATGGTGAAAAGGCTGATGAAGCAATTGTAACCTTGATCACAGGAACTTCTGATATTGCCCAGTTAACCGCATTAAAGAAAACTTATGATGCAGAACTGGAAAAGCAGTTCCCTTTAACTTGTTCTGCATGTGGCTCTCACGATGTAACTAGAGCTTCTTCTCAGGCTGAGGATGAAGAAGGTACTACCTCTACAGACAAACCCAAATCTCTTCAGGATATCGCTCGCAACATAGCAAGCAACAAAAACAAAGGGTCAATCATTTTTAAATAATCTCTAAAAGTCAATCAATATGGCAGACTTCACTAAATTCGGAGGAACTACTCCTCGGGTGGTGATTTACAAAAGTGAATCCCACAAATTACATCAGGCATTTCCTGTGAAAGATTCTGTAAAGATTTATGCGGGTAATCCTGTAGCAATCACCACTGATGGTAAAATCGAATTGCTGACAAAAGATAATGAAGCTAACTACTTGGGAATTGCAGTTACTGATAACACTAACCCAGCTTACAAAGAATCAGCAAATGCGGGTCCAGTGGAAGTAACAGTTGCAGTTCAGGGTTTTATGATTATCAATGCAATCTCAGAAGCCGCTTTAAATGCGGGTCCAGTAGAAATTGGTACTGGCATGGATACTACTAACCATTTCACTAAGTTCAAAACTTTCACTCAGGCTGATGCTGATGCTGCAACTCGTCCTGTGAATTTTATCTCCCTGACAAAAGCTTCAGCAAAAGATGAGCTGATTCAGGTATTATGTAAATAACAAAAAGAACAGAAAGATATGTCTGAAACAAAGAAGAATTTAACAAAAGAAAACTTGCTCAAGGAATTGCCCGAAATGGGAAAAAACCTTGATGCAATCAGAAAAGGTACGAATACCGAATTATCTGCCGATATTTCAATGGCAGAAGTAGTAAACGAACGATACGGGATTTCAATGGATCAGTATCTCTCCACTTTGGGTATCGATACAAGAAAAGATACATTGCAGAACCTTTTCACAATGCCCGATCAGTCAGTTCGCTGGGTAGTTCCTGAAATTATCCGTGCTGCTATCACATTGGGTCTTCGTCAAGCTCCATTTTATCCGAACATCATCGCTGGTGATCAACCGGTAAATGGTTTGCAGGTAACTATGCCGTACATCAACATGTCTGATGCTGCTCCGGCAAGAGTAAACGAAGCTGAAACAATTCCGTTGGGAACAATCTCTTACGGACAGAAACAAGTTTCTATCTTCAAAATCGGTAAGGGTATCAAAATTACTGATGAAGTTAAAAACTACGTTTCTCTGGATGTGATGGGAATTTTCCTTCGTGACTTTGGTATTCAGTTGGGGTATGCAATGGATAACCTTGCAATCGACACGGGTATCAATGGTGACAAAATCGATGGCTCAGAATCCGCTCCAGTTATTGGCGTAGGTACAACTTCAGAAGGTATCCAATATCGTGATTTGCTCCGTATTTGGATTCGAGGTTCTCGTATGGGCCGTAACTTCACATCAATGATTGGTGGAGAAGATGAAGCATTGGATATCCTTGATTTGCCCGAATTCAAGGTAAGATCAAATGGTACTACAGAAGCTACTCTGAATCTCCATACTCCGGTACCTAACCGTGCAGACTTCTGGATTCATGGAGGTATTCCTGCAAATCAGTTGATGCTCATCGATAAAGCGGCTGGTATGATTAAGCTTACCGCTCAGCCTCTGATGTTGGAATCTGAAAGAATCGTTTCTAATCAGACTGAAGCTATGTATGCTTCTCTTACTACTGGCTTCTCAAAGATGTACAGAGATGCAATCGTTATGTTGGATTCCAGCAAGGCATTCGCTTCCAATGGGTTCCCGGATTATATGAACCTGGATCCTCTGATGTCAGTAAATCTGGAGTAGTTTCCTTTTTCTCCGGTCTTTTTTCTATCTCATCCCAGCTCATAAATTCCCATGGGCTGGGATTTATTACATAGATTTATTACATAACAACATATAAAAATAATTTAAGATATGAAGTATTTGAAATTAGGTGATAACGCAACCTCATTCTATGATATGGGGACGGGCCTTAAAATTTCCGGTAAAGATGTAGTTGCTGTAAACGAAGCCTACATTAATCAAGGTAAAAGAACAAGAAGAGCTCTTCAGGGAGGTCATTTGATCTATGCAACCAAAGAAGAGTATGAAGAAGCTAACAGTGTAAAGGCAGAATCCGAAAACAACACCGTAGAAAGCCTTTCAAAGAAATTCTATAATCTCTACCAGTCTGGGAAATCAACAAAGGAATTAGCTGATGCTTTCAATAAAGCCCAGTTGGTGAAGATTGCTGAAGCTGCGGAATTGGAAGTAGAAGAAGCAGATACAAAATCCAGTTTGGTAGAAGCCATCATCGAACAGATCGAATCCACCGATGAGGAAACTGATGAAGAGTAAACCCCTCTCAACATACTCAATATAAATTCATAATGGGGCGAATGCCCTAAAAGTCCTAAAAATATGGTAACAAATTTTTCATTCCAAAAAAACGGGTTATCAGTATCTTTTAGAGACCTTTCAACCGGAGTCCCAGATGGTAGTACATATCACTGGGACTTTGGCGATTTTAAAGGGTCCGAAGAGAGAAATATTACCCATGAATATGAAAGCTCTGGGTTTTACATAGTGACCCTTAAAATCACCGCTCCTGCAGTTGGAGAAGAAGAACCTCAAGTAGGTGAAAAACAATTAAGGTTAGGAATTAGTGATATGTCCAAAACACAACTCTCGGATTCAATATATAACCTTATCAATTCATATATCCCAGAAAGTTTACTTCCTTACCTTTCAGATATCGACAAACAAGCCTACATCGAAAAATGGCAATTATATATCCAGCCTCTTGTTTGTCGACCCTGTGGAAAAGAAATCCCATTAGAAGAATATAATAATGAACTTGCTTATGAAGCTCTAGAAAACCAATTGATAATGGAGTTATCCGCTTATGATTTCCTTACAGTGGGGATCATCAATATGATGAGATCAGCTACGGATATAATCCAAAACGAAACAAACAGCTCAACACAAAAACCTGGAGAAGGTGAAGGTGGAGAAGCTAATACCAACCAAAGAGTAAAGGCAATTACAACGGGTCCAACAGAAGTTCAATTCTACGAAGGACTATCCGGGGACTCGGCTTCATCCTTGGCTAAAACAATTACAGGAGCATTACAACCGGGTGGAGTAATCGATACATTAAAAGCTAACCTATGTATGCTTGCGGGAAGGCTATGTATTTATCTCCCAATCTGTAATCAACCCAGAACAACTAAAGTTCCTAAGGTTGTTAATCGAAGAAAACCCGGACCAATTGGGGGTCCCAATCCTATCAGTATATTAAATCCTTCAAACATTTAAAGCTATGAGTGTATTTATTGGATATCCCAGTTTCATGGCATATCAAATGATGAAAGGTAAAAAGGATAATAATGATGGCTTTCCATCTATTCCTGGCATGATTGCAAGATATTCAGCTTCCGGTCTTACTAATGAGCAGATGGCTACCAATCCTGTATGGGTAGATAAGACGGGTAATGGCCATGATTTGCAAATGAAGAATTTCGCTTGGGGTGGGATGAGTGGAGTTGGTGGTTATGGCGATGAAAATCACCTAACATTCTATAAATTCACATTTGATGATTATGTCTTTATAGCTATAAAAGCTGGTGTTAAGCACATGAATTTTACGTTTAGGGTAACGGGGTTACAGCCTGGAAATAAATTAACATTAGCTTTTTTTGGAACAACGAATACTGTCTACGGTACATGGGACAAAGATGGCATATATACTGTTAATTCAGCAGTAGTTGAAGTTGGTAAACCTGTATATTTTTATAACGGATATGGATCAACCAGAGGAGAGTTTACGATTGAAATCCTACCCCTCTACCCCGGCTTTATCCTCGGTGACGGAGTAGACGACTTTGCAGTTACAGAGAAGGAACTTAACTTCGAAGATACCTATACGGTGTATACGGCGTTTATTCCGTTTCAAGTGGACCCGGTAAGAGCGATGGAAATGTGTGGGAAAGATTTCAAAAAGGATTTCTATCTTTACTATTCAAATAATCATATAGTATATTACACAAGTGGTCTTAATAATTATATTCCGGTACGCATTAATCAATTCCATATCATTGTTTGTAAGCGTAATAAAACAAACGCTGTGATAAAAAATTTAATCACAGGAGAATCTAAAACATTTTCTGTAAGTGAATTAATTGATAATCCGGGAGTGTATTACTTATGGAGATATCAAAGATCAGGAACATCTACGGCCAAATCCGCTATCGCTGGACAAACAATCTGTAACGGGTATTTCTCTACCGATGAAGACGATGAAAAGGTTCTTGATTGGTATAAGAAGCAATATCCCTGGCTCTTCCCCGACCAGGCATGGACTGTCACCGGCAAAACCAACGAGGACGAAGATCGTGCTACTATTGCCAACATTACGGGCAATGGTAATGATCTTGTACTGTCTAATTTTGGGTTTGCAGAAGGGAGCGGGTATGGGTTGTATGCTGAGAATTATGCTGGTGGTAGATGGGTTCAATCTACTGATAGAGCGGATTTAACTTGGACGAGTTATTCTGTAAATATAACTTCAGTTAAAGTTGCGTCTACACAGTTATATTATCAATCCTATCCTGAACAACCTTCTTTTACAGTTTCTTCTTATAAGATAAAAGTTTATGGACTGAAAGATGGTCAAACTCTATCCTATAAACAAGTAACTTCTGAAGGACAACAGATATACAAAATATCAGAAGATGGAATTTATACATTACCGTCTTTTTTATTTAAAGCAAATGGAGATTGGTATGGATTTACATTAGATAAAATACAAGAAACCTGTGATATCACCATAGAGCAAATCCCCGAATACGAAGGATACCTGGTTACTGATGGGGTGGATGATAAGATAACTTCGTCAGCTTTTAAAATGGGTAAGGATTGGACTGTTGTGGGGGATTGGAAGTTTATAAATGATGAAAGTAAGAATGCTGGTATAATTAAACCTTCCAGTTTGTATGTTTATAATGCGTTAAATGGCGTCTCCATCTTTATAAATTCAGGGTCAATTGGGAATAATATTAAAGAAAATAAAGGCTTTAATGCTATTTGTTCTAATGGTAGAGCTTATGATAGAAATTGGACGGAGTATTCTGAATTAAAGGTTGAAGAAGTTACTAAATCTAATTCTGAATTAAAGATAGGTGCATCTTCTAATGATACCACTTATACTCGAATGGCATTTAAAAATTTTGCAATATATCCAAAAGTCCTTTCCAAAGACGACTGTATCAAAGCCTACAACTACCTCCAAACCCTAAAAGCAAAGTAACATTAAAAATTAATTGGATATGAAATACGCAATTGTA